CTTGTGACTGAACTGACTTACACGGAAGATGACATCAAGGGATATGAATGTAAACATGTGGTTTACACCCGTTCCAACAATCGTGATTCTCGTGATGACGCTCTGATCATCAAGAAGGTGATACACCTCAAGAACGGGGATCAGATCCCTACTCTGGATGTGGAGGTCAACTACAAACGTGACTTCTATATCGAACGCAACAAAGACTACGAAGAGAAGAAGACTCAGCAGAAGCTCAGTCGTCTCCAGAAGTTCTCCTGTACGCAAACTAACCTGATGCCTGCCTTGGGTCGTGCTTTAGGTCGTGGTAAGCTACAGGGTGGTTTACGGACTGTTGCACGTAACCCGTACATCTATGGTGCGGACATTACGACACCGACTCTGCGTAAACAAGAGTTCCGTAGTCAGTACCCTGATTGCATCTCTGCCAACCGCGTAGCCGTATTCGACATTGAAACTGACGTCGTGAATGGCACGATGAAACCGATCTGTATGTCCCTCACTTTCAAGGACAAGGTTTACCTCGTCGCTGTAAAGAGTTGGGTTGGCGACATTACCGACTACGTGCAGAAGTGTCACGAGGCAGCAGCGAAGTACATCGGCGAACACATGGAAGCCCGTAACATCACTCTCGAAGTAGAAGTGGTGGATACTCCGGGTCAAGCTGTGGTAGCAACCTTCAAGCGTGCTCACATGTGGCAGCCTGACTTCGTTACCATCTGGAACATCAACTTCGACTTGCCAAAATGTTTGGAAGTGTTGAAGGAAGAAGGTATCGATCCAGCGTACGTGTTCTCGGACCCTCGTGTACCGGACGAGTTCAAGTTCTTCCGTTATAAAGAAGGTAGTGCGACTAAGACCACAGCAACTGGTCGGATTGACTCGATTCACCCTGCCGAACGTTGGCACACCGCTGAGTGTCCTGCAAGCTTCTTCTTGATCGACTCTATGTGCGTCTACAAGCGCATTCGGATGGCGAAACAGAACGAGCCTTCGTATGGCCTTGATGCGGTCATGAAGAAGAACCTGAAGACTCTGGGGAAACTCAAGTTCACAGAAGCCGATGCTTACTCCGGTTTGCAATGGCACATCTTCATGCAAGCCAACTACAAAGTCGAATACAGCATTTATAACGTCTTCGACTGTATCGGTGTGGAACTGCTGGACGAGAAGATCAAAGACCTGCAACTGGTTATCACCACGCAATCCAAAGCGTCGGAGTACACCATCTATAACTCGCAGCCTCGGCGCTTGGTAGATGACTACTACTTCTTCTGTTTGGAACGTGGCTTCGTGGTAGCTTCGTGTTCTGACGAGATGGTTCATGAACTGGACCAGTACGTAACAGACATGAAAGGTTGGATCGTTACTCTGCCGTCTCACCAGACTGTGGACAATGGTCTTAACATCATTGAAGAGATGCCAGACGTCCGTACGTATATCCGGTCGCACGTAGCTGACTTGGACATCGTATCGACTTACCCGAACGTACAAGTGATCCTGAACATCTCGCGTGAGACTACTCGTCGTGAGCTGTACAAGATTGCTGGCGTACCAGAGCGGGTACAGCGGATGCAGGGGATCAACATCACGGGTGGTCACGTCAACGCGGTTGAGGTGGTTTGTTCAATCATGAAGGCTCCTAACTTCGACATGTTGTTGGCTGACTTTGAAGCCGAGCAAAAAGAAGCGGCATAAAAGCCAAAAAAAAAGAAGGGGTGTGAGCCCCTTCTTTATGCCGTCACTCAGCGAACTGAATATCGACGTCCTTGAGCATCAGGCAGATGTCTTGGATGATCGGTAGTAGTGGACGCTGTTCGTACTGGAGCGCTGGGAAGAACTTAGCCGTTGTACCACCCGGCCGCAGAGAACCCACGCAGTGTATAGCTTCCCACGAAGCCACAGGTCTGTTACCAGAGATACGAGTAGCCAAGCCACGACCGAACCACATCGACAGACCTTTGAAGGTAGGTGCCACGTCTTTCAGCTCACGCATCCAGACTCGGATCAAACCGTTCTCGTCAGCCTTAGGACGCATGTCCCATTCGATAGCATCTACGTTCAGCTCTATATAGAAGAGGCCGTTGAGCTTACGCTCACGTTGCCAGAACTTCTGGTAGCGTTCACGCATCTCCACACCGGCCCAACGATGTAGCTGGTAGATGGAAGCCATGTCTTTAGCAAAGCCTTTGTCCCGTTCCAATTGCTCAGGGGTAGGCTTAGGCTCTTTGACGTACAGACGCCAGTTCAACTCAGCCAGTTCGCCTAGGAAGCGCAAACCAGCATCGAGAGTTTTAGGCAGCTTAGCTTGGCACAGTTCAGTACCGTTATCGAACCACACCACGCAAGGATACTCACGAGGAGTTTCAGGATGGTTGTAACCCATCCCGAAGTGCTCCATCTGTACTCGGCCCCACACGTGTTCATTACGAACTACGTAGCCACCCCAAGGGAGTTTCTGGTATTTCAGGTGACTGCTCATTTCGATACCGCCTTAACAGCTTTGTGGTGATAGACAGCCCACTCGTCGTGGATGCCTTCAAATTGAGTGTGGTACTCGTTCAACCGATCGGACAGCTCTTGATCGTAAGTAAAGTGATCGTCAATCAGGTAGAACATCTGGTCGGAACCAGTACAACCACCTTGGGACTCACCTTGCAAGATCAGAGTCTGACCACCGCGCATCTGCTGTACTACTTTACGACCGAACGGAGAACCCAGTGGAGGCCAGCCCATTACCACGACGTTGTAGTCTTGGTTAATGTGGTCCAGAGCGTCACCTACGATCGAGCCGTAGTTAGGGGAGTCCGGGTGCCAGTAGTTGATGTACAGATCCACCGCAGTGTAATCAGCCACACCGCGTTCACGCAGATGAGCCGCCAGATAACCAGTGCCCGAAGCTACCTCAAGAACCTTCTTGTCCTTGAGATAGTCGGCGAGGATCATCGCGGTTTCTTCGGTGGTAATGAACCAACCATTTTTCTTGGTGTACTCACTACGACGAGACCAGTTGAAATCCCGAGTGAGGAATCGCCATTGTTCATGACTCATCAACGGCTCAGGAGTATCAAACTGATCTGGGACACCGAGCGGCTTAACCGAGATCGGCTTGTAGACTTCTTGCTTCACCGGCTTCTCAGGCTCTATTACGCTAGGGCCTTTAGTAGCAGGTTGACCAGAGTTCTTCGCCGCCAGTTTCTGACGACGTTTCTTTTGCACCCAGAATGGTTCATGCGGGTAATAAGACATGTGCAGTTCTCCTCAGAACTAAAAATTATCGAACTTACCAACCATCTCCTGGAGGCGTGTTCTGTACTTCTCAACGTTGAACCAGTAGAAATACGGACAGTCAGCAGAACCCACTTGTCCGTGGAAGTTGATCACACACGGGTACTTGACGTCACCATCACCCGGAGGACGGGCGTTAGTAGGAGTACCGTAGTGACGATGGGCTGCTTCACGCAACCCGATCACATTACGAACAATGTAGACACCGTAAGTTACTAGGCGGTGGTGTTCTTGACGCGGTTGTTCTACTGCACTCATTCCTCTTGTACCTCACGGAACTGAGCCAAGAGTTTGTCCTTGTAAGCTTCCAGACACATCCAACGCACACCCATGTCACCCCAACGATCGAAGTAGGTCCATACCACACACGGGTATTTCTTCGGGTAGTTGGTCGGGTAATCCAGAGGCTCGCCTTCCTCTTTGTGTCCGCGCTTCACGAGGTCACGGTAAGCAGCTTGCGTACGGCACAGATGACCGCCACACATCAAGCGTTTGTAATTCGGTTTTGGATCTGTTGCTAACTTCAATGCTGTTGTCATAATTCCCTTTACCCACAATGATTGGGATTAGAAAAAAGAAAGGGCCGGAGCCCTTTCGAATTATTGTTTATGCGGCTCGAGGAATTCGTGGATACGCCCACGAGTCCTACGAACCCATCTTCCGCACGGTACTTGAGTGCCAGACTTAAAGCCTTGCTGTACTCGGCGTGCCGTTGAATCGAATATCAGAGGCAAAGGATAATACAACCATTGCCCTCCCACCGTACGACGCACTAACGTGTAGTTGTACTCACGACTTTCTTCATCGTGGAAAATGCCACGTACACAAGCCTGGATCTCATGATCTCTAAGCACATCGTAGATAATGCGGTGCTTACCTGTCTTCTCGCAAGTGAAGGCCTTCTTTCGGAAGAGAGTACCTTCAATCACGTGTTCGTAGGTTTTACCGTTTTGTTCTACGATGATGCGGTCGGTGGTTTCGCTCATGGGACTTGAATCCCGTTCCGGTTAACCCACTCAACAACTTCGGCCTGAATCTTCTCCAGCTTCTCAGGTGGATACTTCTTCGGGTCAAAGAGCACGTGGTCGCCGTCTTGCAACTCGAAGTCAAAGAACGACTTACCAGTTGCGTAGTTGTAGCAGTCACCCTGATTGCAGTGGGCAGGCTGCATGTCCTTTACCCAATCAGGATCTTTGTTTGTTGTAGCTTGAGCACCAACGTTCGCCTGAGCAGTTGCACAGGTTACCAGTAGCATTACAGCGAAAAGGCTTTTCATGTGTCTTCCTTAAGACTATTTTTTATAAAGGCTTATTGCTTTGGTGCAGCGTCTTCAACGATAACAATCCGTTGATTGTCGAAACAAGCAGGCAGTTGGTGTGCCGCCTTGAGTGCTTCGTAGTCTTCCACAGGGATCTCAGTATCGAGAGCTGTGTAAGTGATGTAGCGAAACCCGCCTTCGACCTCAACGATCTTGTTCGGGTGCGGTGACGGGTCAGCCCCTTTGTGGAGCTTATCGGCAATCCAGTTCAGGATGTGTTGCGCTTCCTCGACAGTCTTGAAGAGTTTTTCGGAAGTGTGTTCGCAGAGTACTCGAGCCATCAACCTTTCTCCTTCACGTCAGCCGCAGCGATGTTGTTCTTGATCATGCGGTACACAACCCAGACCGACACCACTACGAGAACCAGCAACCACGCTCGCATCAAAGCGAAGATGATTGCGATTACCCCCATACCTACTGGGGAGAAGTTACGTACACCCCACAGTGCGATCTTAGACCACACGTTTTCTTCACCTGTCTCCAGGTAAACTTGATGGCACTTCCACACGAGGAACAAGCAGAAGTACACGATAAACAGGATTACAAAATTCATTCTCTTCTCCTTAGAAGATGTAGGTTACAGTTTTGTGTGGAACGATTGACTCCACGTACTCGTACTTCACAGGGCGTACTTCCTGAGGAGAGTTCGAGTAGTCTTGCGGAACTTGTGCTTCTGGTGCATCGGTGCGAGGACCGACGTACGGCAGGGCAACCGCAGTGAACACGAGGAACACTACGAAGCCCAACACCAACCAGCGCAGGAAAGCGTTCTGCTTTGCCAGTTCACGTTGATCCACGTTTTCCAGATTGTGGATCAGCTTTTGATTTTGCTCAGAACCCTTATCCATTATTGACCCACCCATACTTTGGCTTCAGTTTGTTCCAGGGTGCCGTCGGACAGCACGACGGTTTGCTTCACCAGGCACCAGCCCGCTTCACACTTGCTCGGCTCAGTCTTCAGATCTTTGGTCAGGTACGCAGCGTAACCAACGGAAGCGAAGGAGGCCAGGCAGACAACAACGATAGCAGCTTTAACAAACTTATTCACAACAGTATTCCTACTTAGGAGATTAGATTAGATTGGAAAGTGGGGACCGAAGTCCCCGGTACTATCAGCGGCGAGCTTTCGCCAAGATAGCATTTACCAACGAAGGTTGACGGCTTTCACCATCCCGGTTGGCAATCCCACGAGTCACCCAGTCCAACGCCGTAGCGTGGTGGAGTGCTATGAGATCAGCAGCCTGGTTGTGAGTCACCTGACCCTCGTCCCGACGCTTCAGCATTTCCTCCCGGAAAGCCAGCGCCACATTCTCGTACTTCCGGTCACCATAGACACGGTCGTAAAGAATGTTGCCCATCGTGTTACCGACGGCGATCATACCGGCGTCAGTCATTGGCAGCTCATTGGTTTGAGCCACGTGACGGATAGCCAGTGCAATCAGCACCCCACGACGAGAGGGTTGCTTGAACAGCGAGTCTGCGAAGGCAGCTCCTTTGTCCAAGTCCACAATCTTCATACCCAGACGGCGAGCCCATACGGACAGGTTCTGGTGAGTAGCGGTTTTGTAAGTAGTCATGAGCATCTTCCTTCTGAGGAAAAGAGATTAAAGACAAGATTTATCTAGTCTATTCACTGTAGTAATATAGATTTGAGATTTTTTTATTTGGAGTTTTACACCTATGTAGTGAATACAGGCAATGTCAACATTGCTCGCAAGGGGGTGATCCAGCCTTAGTGTGTTCTCCGAATCCTTGGAACGCTGCGAAGCATCCTAAAACGGATTCACGGCTGCCTGTGTTCGCCTGCTCCTTCGGGGGCAGGCTTTTATTCCCTAATCAACAGGATACTCACAATGCAAGTAACGACCACCAAGATGACGATCGATTACGATGCGATCATGCAGGGGCTTACAGCAGCAGTAGAAGCACGGAAAGAATCAGCACTCTGGTGCAACGCAGAAGGACCCACTCTGCTGAAAGAATTCCGTACCATCGGTATCGTTGTCCCTCGTCAGTGTGGTCGTACCTACACCGCACTCAAGCGACTGGTAGAGAACGAGCGCGCAATGCTGATTGTTCCGAACAGCGCTGTCCGTGATTCGATGGCTACCAACTACCACCACCACTGCGGTCAGGAATTGGGTGCTTACGCCAAGGCACGCATCTATACCTACCGTAGCGTCCAGGAAGCGATGAAGGCTGTGTTCAAAGACCAGCAAGACATTCTCATTGCCAATGCGAACGAGATCATTGTGGATGACGCACTGTTCTTCTTCGAGGACGTTCGTCGCAACCAGTTCTACAAATGGCTACACACCCGTGGTGGTGATGACCAGTTGATTGTCCTGTTGAGCTAAAAAAAAAGCAGAGGTTAAGGCCTCTGCTTTTATGCCGCCTTACGAGCGAGCTTTCTTCAAAGCTGCTTCTACTAAGGGGTTCTGACGCGCGTTGTCTTCTGACATCAACTTGAGCAGGGATGGGCTAGATTTAACCAACGGGGACATCTCCATCTCAAACCGACCACCTTTACGAATGTGCAATACTCCGAGCTGGTTACCTAATTCGATACTGGCGAACTCAATGAAGTCGCCCTCGTTGCAATAGCTAATAGCCAACTGCAACATCCTTGGCATAGCTGTGTCGAAGTAAGCGTAAGTCCGAACCATGGTGATCTCTTTGGATCTACCGCGATACATGGTGGCAACAACACGACGGCGGTGTGGGCTGTTCAATTCGATGTCAAGTTTAGATTTGGCCATGATTATTTTCCTTCTAAGGACTTAAGCTTAATGTAGTGTTACTTCAGCTTCATCTTGCGCTGAGCAATCACGAGTGTTTGTTCGTAGGTGCGATGGAACCGAACTCTGTCCTTATGCTGGACTTTAACCTTCTCTGTTTCTTTGTCTTGCACCAAGCCAGCCACGCTATACACGTCTGTGCTAGAATGTGGGTCACGGTGAATAGCCATCTGAAAGGCATCGAACCAACCGACGTTGAAAGACATTTTGTAAGTGTGGAAGTAAGAGGACCCAGAACCAATCGAGATCGGTAGGTCTGTCTCTTCAATCTCTTTCAAAGCAAAGAGCTTTTTACGAGGAGAGATCGAGAACCGATAGACTGTGTTGTCTTCCGTTACGATCAGAGCGCTACCGTCTGGGATGTTGAGCTTTTCTAGGTTGATGTAGTCCAACACTTTGACAATGTGTCGAAGGTCAGACTTCTCTGGCCAGATGCCCTTTAGGAAGTTTTGGAGGTTCGCACTCCCAGCACAACCGTACATCATTGCAACCTTACCATCGATGTAACGACGATGATCTTCGACCTTATTACTGAGGACTGTGATCTTCTTGGAATCTTGTTTATTGCCGAACCCAGTGGAACCACATTCGTTACAAGCGAAGTGCATTGGATTGACATTAGTGGAACGCAGATCGGCATACATCACTTTGCCGTTTGTTGCGATAGTAGTCACGCTTGCTTTCCTTCTGAGGAGTAGGGCTCCCGAAAGAGCCCAGATTAAGTTTGGGTATTACTTACCAGCTTCTTCGTTGGACTTCTTGACAAAGGCCGCTTGGATCAGCAGCTTGACTTCATTCAGGGCTTTGATCACAGGACCGGAACGGCCAGCCGAGTATTCCAGAATGGTGTCGCCAGCCAGTTGTTCGTATTCAGCAGAACGGTCTACAGGCTTCACTGGTTGGAAGTGGCGCTTGAAGACGGCATCCAACATCACCACGGTAGCCGGTTCGAGTTGACCTGGACCTTTGTTCACGAGTTGGCTGAGGATCGCGTTGATGACCGCATCAGGATTGGTTGGTTCAGGCTTGGTTGGTTCTGGTTCATTGGACATGCGCTTGATCGGAGGCATCGGGCAAGGAGCCACCAAAGACACGACCCAATCACCCAGACGGAACTGACGAGTCCAGCGCAGGAACTCGTTGTAGTCGTCAGCATGACCAGCCACGCCCAGACTCACAGCGTCACGGCTAGGACCGAAGACGTCAACCCAGTGAATGTCACCGTTCAGACCAGACCAAACCAAGCAGTTACCGAATTCTAGATTCTTCGGACCACTGTTAGGCATCTGACCTTCACGGTATTGACCCGGACGGTTTTCCATCATGATTGCCATACGGGCCGAGTGGATCATGCCATTGCCTTCGACAAAGCAGTCCACACCTTCAAACGCTTCACGAGCGTCACGGACGTCGTGGATACGGTACAACGGCTTTACCGCAGCGAACTCGAGGAGTCGCACGTAGGTAGGGTTGTAGTTGCTGGAGACCAGCGCACTGAAGATCGAGTCGGCAGTCTTGCGATCACCCAGGCAGCCAGTACGGAACTGGTTGTACATCTTTTCGCTTGGAGTTACGAACTGAATCTTGTCGCCACGGGAGAAGCGAGGATCAATGGTGAACTGACCGTTGAACTCAAAGCCCCACTCTTCACCTTCGAGGAAGAGCAGTTGTACAGGCTCGTCATGGATGGTGAACAAACCCACAGCCACTACGTTTCTGATCTCGCCAGGACGACGGGGATCTTCAATCATTACGGTATTGCGTTCGAGGGCCAGGCGGTCAATTACAGGCTGCAACAGGGACATGTGACACTTCCTTCTCAGGGTTCTATAGATAGATTAGGTATGTGAGATTAAACAACAGTTGTCTCTCACCTAAGTAATATACACTTGAGATTTGTTTGAATGCGGGCATAAAGGGGCCGAAGCCCCTGACGCTAATAAAGGATGATACTCACTGGCAACTCAGTCTCAGTCAGGTACTTGTCCACCAAAGGCTTAAAGTTCTTCACGTAGTCCAATTGCCCGTGACCACAACCCAGAGCAGGGATACCCAGTTCAGTAATCCCCAACTCTTTGTAGCGTGCCACTAAATCCTCAAAGCCTTTAATCAGGTATTCTTCTTTGCTAGGGTTAACAAAGTGTTCCTTCGTTGGGAACAGCAGTACCTGTTGGCAAGAACCCGGAATGGGATAAACAACAAGCTTACCCACATCTAGTCTTTTCTCTTTCAACGCACGCTGATAAAACCCGAGCAGTCCTGGCGTCCTGTACTTGAACGCTGCTGCCAAACCGTTACCCAGTGTACCCCAGGTATTAACTGGACAGGCCACCGTTTGTAAGCCACACTCGAACAGTGAGCCATCGCCTTCGAATTTGATCATCCTTTCTTCCCCTGTGCCTGTGCTTGCGCTTGGTTGTTCTTGAGGTCACGGATTTGTTTCTCGGTTGGGAGCAACGCACGGTTGGCGTCTTCCGAACAGATACGCAGGATCAGTCTGTGGTATTCGCGGGGCAAGTCCAAGAACTCAATCACGGACATGTTCCAACGTTTACCCACCTCATTAACATTGTACTGGTAAATAGCCCGATACAGACCACCGTATTCACAGTAGTCTTCTTTGACGTGTCGAGCCACCAGAGCCAGCGGTCGCGAACGATCGTTTATATGGTCAAAGACTCCATAGTCAACGTCGTAGGCATCGCGGAGGATCAGTTGTGCAGTGATGTTGTCGACTTTCTTGGATTGCTCCAAGAGCATCTCTAACTGCCCTTTGACCCCCACGCGGTTCAACCCGAAGCCCGGCATGGCCGCGTGACGCTGTGCGTGAGCCGGATCTTCGGGATTGATTTCTAGAGGGAGGTTTTTGAAAGGACTCTGTTGATGCGTTGGGAGAGAAGGGAAAAAAAAACTCTCCCAACGTCGAGCGGGATCACGTGAGGGTGGAACTTCTCGTCGCCAGAGGCTTGTGGGAAGTTGCAGGCCGGGCAGTTATGTTTCGGCAAACCTACCAGAGACAAGGTAGAGCTGTCGATGAACTTACCGATCTCTTCGATGAACTTGTTGCGCAGGTCGTCGTCAGACGAGAACATGCCCATCAGGCCTTCGATGGTTTCACGGTCAGTACCGATGTCAGCAGACGGAACGTCCACAGCACCAACCCAGTGACCATACTGACGCATGGTGGTCAGACGACCTTGGTTAGTGATGTACTCGTCACGCTCTTGACCTTTCAGCGGAACCTGGAACGCGTCTTCCATCATCTTGACAATACCGTCGACCCAGATGTAGCCAGAGTCTTCGTAGTCTTGCAAGGAAGGTACACGCAGGGTAGCCGATACCACTTCCGACAGAGCGATCACACGAGTGCCGCCACGGACGTGTTCAGCTTCGTAACGCTTCAGGTCTTCGTCGGTCATGCGCGCTTTACGCTGAGTCATGCGACGTTGTTGCCAGTCGGTCAGAGACGAGCGGTCAGTCCAGATCAGCTTACCGAGGTCCAGCAGTTCCTTGATCAGGTTCTTGCAGGAAGCGTCGGTGTTGATGCACGCTTGAACGTACGGGTAACCGTTCGGGTAGATCGCCAGAGCCAGGCCCCAGAGGATCGCCGGAATGTCGGTAACCTTGATGATCGACTTGAGGTAGTCGACGCTCAGTTCTTTGGCGTTGGTATCGAACACGTACTGGAACGCGAAGTTCAGCAGGTAGTTGTTCTGATACACAGCGGTGTTGGAGAAGATCAGACCGTTGGTCAAACGACCCAGTGTGATCTTGTCGTTGGCAATACGACGTTCCAGTTCCAGGATAGCCGACTCAGGCGGAGACTTGAAGCTCAGCCAGATACCGGTGTGCCACAGTGGAACCTGCACGATCGAACCCAGGCCGGTAGCAGCAGCCACGACCAGTTGAGCACGTTCACCGGTGAGGGTAGCACCACCAGCGTCGAACTTAGGACGCGATGCGCCCATCTTGTGGCCTTCAACTTCCAGATACTGACGCCAGTCAGAACCTTCACGCTCCAGTGCAGCAGCCAGCGGGTTACCGCGCAGCAGGGTGTCTTGACCCAGACGCAGCTCTTGAGTCCACTGACGAGTAGCCGGATCACCCGAGGAGTTGATGTTCGGGTAGTTGTCGATCAGGGCACCCAGGTCGAATACGTCGCCGCCGAGCAGGGACAGGTGTTCGTTGTCTGCGGTGAAGTCGTAACGGTGGGCTTGCTTCTCAGGCACCGGTTTGGTGTGAGGCAGTTCCTGAGTCACGTTCGGGTTAGTACGTTTGGTTTCGTACTCCGTGGACTTAGGCGCTTCTGGAGCTGGAGCAGGCGCTTGAGGCTCGTCTGCTGGATTGGTTGGTTCAGTGGACATCTACAACTCCTAGATGCTGATGGCTGGGGTTTGTGGCAGAACTTCAACGGCCAGGGAAGGGTCGAAGTAGCCGGTGACTTGGAACGCCGAAGGAATCACGACCAATTGATATGACGTGATCCAATTGCTATATTCCTCACCGATCGACATGATCGATGCAGTCAGATCAGGAGTCAGTGTCGGAACACCGCCGGTCGACTTGACCAATGCTTCGTGCTTTTGATGGATCTCGGCCAACTTGTTACTGTATTCAGTAACGTCCTTACTCAGGACAGCAGTGGCTTCCAGCAGACCTTTCTGGTCGGTGACTGCACGAGAAACCAATTCTTTGTTGCGGATCAGCAACAGGGCGTGCGATGGACTGGTGCGCAGAGCATTACACTCGGCCAGCAGTTGGTCCAGGCTCTGCCAGATTTCCAGACTGTGTTGTTGACCGGCCATGAAAGCGGCCAGTTGATTGTCAGTCTTTTGGATCAGACCTTTGCGGGCATTGCGAGCATCTTGTAACGAGGCGGAACGAATACTGGACATGCTGGTGAATCCTCTGCATTTGGTTATGTGCCACGTGAAGGATGGAAGAAAGGGCACCTTTTCCTATAATTGGAAGCTTGTGTATTATTTAACAGGACAGTCATAATGACAATTGATGAACTTGAGGTCTACCTCGACCAGCTTGTTTCACCGGAAGCGACGGAGATGATGGTCGACTGTGCTCGTGTCTTGAGTGAGTCCGGCTTAACCAGTCACCTGGACGACCTCGAAGATTTGATCTCTCAAGAAGATCAGATTGGCCGTGACGTGACTGTGATTCAGATCCGCCAATACCTAACCACTACACTGGAGTCTTGCGTCATTCAGTTCGGGGTTGAGATCCAAGAAGACATTGAGATCAACCTGCGACACCTGACGGCAGTACAGCGTGGTATCAACCAGATCACCAACTACGAAGACGTAGAGGCTATCGAAGCTCTGTGTCTGTCGGAGAATGATCCAGAAGAACGTTTCGCCGACATGCTCGAGTTGTTAACCGAGTACACGTGGGCTGACTACTCTTTGCTGATTGACACGGTGAGTCCTTCACTGTTCAAGCGCATTCTGGAGCAGATCACCAAGCCAGATGAACTGGAAGAACACAACACCGAAGAGAACGGTATCTTGGTGCGTACCAAGTCGCTGTTAGTGCAGGTACAAGCTCCGTGGTTGATCGATGAGATCGAAGACGGGTGTACGTTAGGCTTGCCGACAGACGCGATGCTACTGCGCTTTAAGGCCCGTTACGAGGTGGCACTGGCTCAGAGTTTGGAATGGAATCGTAAGCCTGCTTTACTGGCTGAACAGTTCCTTCTATATATACTGGCCTCCAACTGCCCGGACGATCAACTGCTGGCAACCGCTCAGTCTGGAGCTGAAGATGTGATCCATCACGTCCCTACTCTGTCTGCGATGTCCCGCGCCCTTCAACAACTGTTAAGTCAGGTGGAAAGTAAATGAAGACGGCTGACTACTACTTGTCGGCGTTGAACGCAGGGTGCTATAAAAAGAAGGCTTGGGTCCTCTCAGTCTTCAGCATCTTGATTGACGCCAAACCCCGTCGTGAACCGTACGAGTTAGTGCGGACTGACAAAGCAATTTACTTCCGTGATCCAACTGACTTGGACAACCTTGTGTTGCTCGACGACGCTGACATCAAGAAGCCGTTGCTCAGTTTCAAAGACCGCATTGCTGTGACGCCTGATCGTGTACCGAACTTGTCGGCGCCGATTACCACTACCTGCGGGAACCTGTTCTTCAACTTCTACGTCCTGATCTACGCACTGGGCAAGAAGATCCCGTACCTCGAAGGCCGTCAAACGCCTAAAGGTGTGGAAGGGTTGATTCAACCTCGACTGACTTCCAACCCGGTAGAGAACGGAAAGAACTACGATCCGAACGATCTCCATCCGATCTACGTCAGTGAGTACAAGAAGTTCAACCGAGCCATGTTTGGTTTGATGGGCTTCACTCAACTGTGTGTACCGTCCGCTACGCCACGTACGATGTCAACCGACCCACGTATCCCAGAGATGCGTAACAAGCTGCTGGAGAAGTACGCAGGCCGTCTGAATGACCCTGCTGTGATCTCCCTCATCGACGCCGAGTTGATTAAGGTCGACAAAGAGTGGATGAAGAACGACCCGGACGGTGGTGACGGTTTCTACGTGAACCCGAACAAGTCTTACGACGTTGTGCGTAAGAAGGTGTTCTTGATGCACGGTGCTGAGGCTGGCTTTAAGGAAGGTACTGACGTTGACTTCATTCCTAACTCTCTGAACGAAGGTTGGGACATCGAGAAGCTGCCTTCCATGGTGAACTCCCTCCGGGAAGGCTCGTACAACCGTGGTCGAGACACTGCACTCGGTGGTGAGGCTGTGAAGTTCCTCGGTCGGGTATTCCAGAACACTGTGATCGCAGAGAAAGACTGTGGTTCGAATCTGGGCTGGTACAAACGTATCGAAGACGAGAACTACCGCAGCTACGTGGGTTTCTACCGTATCACTCCTCAGGGTCCGTCTCTGATGGACGAAGCTTATCTGAAAGGTCAGATTGGCAAAGAAGTACTGATGAGAACACCCATGTTGTGTAGGACTCCCAAAACCGGCTTCTGCGAATGCTGTATGGGGGCCAATAACGCATTGAACCCGACGTCCCTCGGTTTGCTCGCTGCTGACGTAGGTTCCCAGATCATGGGTATCTTCATGGGCGCGATGCACGGTAAATCTCTGAAGACGGCAAAGTACGACTTCAAGACGTCTATCTTCTGATTCACTCCCTTCAAGGAAACTCGTAATGTCGAAGAATTCAAAAACCACTTCCCAACAACAAGCACCTCAGGAAGAGATCGTTGATGAGAACCTCGAGAACCAAGTGGATGGCGCTAGCGCTGGCGATGAGTCTGGCACTGCCGACGCTACCGGAAGCAGCGAAACCAGCTCGACGGACACGTCCGGTGAATCGGACCTGGCTGCCGGTGCCGATCAAGATGCCGCTCAACTCGAAGCCGCCCTCGCAGCGGCCGCAGCGGCGCCGGGCCCAGTGGAAGTAACTGGTCTGGACACTGCTGAAGAGCAACCGATCAACGATGCTCCTGAAGTCCCAGAAGCCCCGGCTCAACAAGACAACCCAACTGTAGCTGACGCTCCTGCCAGCGAACCAGTGGTCGTCCGTTCGGCCCGTGCTCCTTCGGTTACCCTCGAACAACCCCTGACCAAGGCTGAAGTCAAAGTGCAACAGAACAACATCACTCTGCAACTGATCGCCGACAGCCTGCGCACCTACACCGAGCTGATGGCTCCGAACGTCGTGGCCAACGCTGTTACCGGTAAAGGTCAGCAACTGAACCTGTGGAAAACCATCGACAAGGTTCTGAAGCTCGAAGGCGCAGAGTTCATCAAAGGCTACGGCATGTTGCTGGGCTGGGTTGCCGAGAACCGTAAAGGTGCTCTGTCCGAGCGTTACATGTACCGCTACTTCCCTGAGCTGGCTCTGGGCCAGGCTGACCGTCGCAACTTCGACCGCATGTTGAACCTGCTGACTGCCACCGCTGATCCTGCTACTCGCCGTATGGGTCTGCAACAAGTTGATCTGGCTGCCACCGTAGCCGGTTTCCGCGACAGTGCGATCCAGCAACGTGTGACCGAGTTCTACTCGCTGTAACACGGCCAAAAAAAAAAGCAGCATAACGAGCGGAGGGTTTAGCCCTCCGCTCTATGCCGTCAGTGAATGGTGTAGTTGATATTCACGCGACCAGTGATTGTGTTGACCCGTTCACGCAACAGGCGTACTTGCTCTGCCTTGAACTTCATCGACCAGAAGATCCGACCAATCATCTCCATCGAGACTTCTTCAGGGAAGCACAGCTCTATGTTAGCCGCTAGGGACGCGAGATACGTCTCCTGAAGGTCGTACTGCTGATCCGTGTCCTTGGGTGCGTATTTAGCGCTACGCTCCCACAACGTCACCCTGAGTTGTTGGTAGACTTCTGCCATAAAGAAGAAGCCTAACACCAGCCCGAGGTTGTGAACCGTATTGCCTACCCAAGTAGGGCCCATCAGGTTCATCGCAAAGCCTACACCCGCCATCAATTCTGACCGAACCTTTTCATCCGAGATCAAATCGTTGGTGGTAATGTACGTACCAAACTTTTCAAACAGCGGTTGACGCGGTGACAGCATTACACGAGTGTACGGCTCATTAGCCACATCCATGATAGCCCGGCGTAGATCAAACATCAGGAACTGGCGCTTGAAAGCGTAGTCCAATTCCAAGTTGAAAGCCGCTACTACAGCTTTATGGTCGTGTAGTGGGAGTCCGATACCAGACATACAGTTTACCTTTCAGAAGGTGTTGGCATAAAGTGTGGGGACCGAAGTCCCCACAATCAGATCACGTGATCGGTTGAGAACAACAGGTGAGACACCACTCGACCTCGGAATGTTTCTTTCTTACGGTCGTGGTACTCGATGTGCTTCTCAATGTCTTCACAGACAAGGTAGTAGAACGTTGGTACTGCATCAGGCCAGATCTTGAAGATCGTATCACGCAGACGCCCCATTGCTTGCAGGTTAGCCTGGCTAGAACCCAATCCATCCGTCATGTACACATGGAGTAACTTAGGGATGTCCTGAGCTGTACCAAGTGATTTCAGGGTGGAGACGATGATGTCCGACTCAAGCATCTCATCGAAGTCATCTTCTGCGGTGTAACGCATGACCTTTAAGTCACTGTGACGCGGACGCAGGTAATCTGCCATCAACGTACACATTTCCACTGTGGCGAAGTACATCAGGCATTTCTGCCCATCCTTCATTAACCGGCGATAGTTCTGCTGCACTAAGTCAGCATTCATCTCCAGATAAGCCCTTAACGAGTCTTTGTTCTTAGGTTCCATCAGGGACTGTTCGAACATGATGTGGGAATAAGACTTGCGAGCCTTATTGATCCACTTCAGACGCGTAGGCTGTCTCAACCGATACGTTATAGCTTCCACTGTGGTGTAGATCACCCGCTCGCCGTTGTCGATCCGTTCGTGTTTAGGGAACATCACTTCTTTACGACGATTCAGGAAGTCATCGTCACCCTCCAATGTACCGGACAGTGACAGCGCTTTCTGACAGTGCATGTACAGGTCTTGGCGATAGTTGAGGTGATAGTCCTGGTGGACCTCGTCAATCAACCGGAAACCAATTCCGCAGGTCTGGTAGAAGTTCGGTGGTGTGCAACCGTACCCCAGATCCAGAATCCCGTCTTGGAACTTTTCGTAATCCTTCAGGTAATTGTAGAAGGTGGTGTTGGAGCAGATGATGATTTTGGCATCGAGTGCTCCTTCCTTCGCCAAGTTGGTGAGCAACGAGAGCTGCGCACTTCCTTGAATTACCATCAAGTCACCCTTCTTTAACTTGAAGGCTGCCTCAATGTCCCCGATCCACTTCTTGATGTACATGGCCTTGATGCAGATAAACACCCGCCGACCATACGCAGCAATCGCAGTCAGAGCCATGAAGGTTTTACCACGACCGGGATCGACCGTGATAATCTTGCTGACTCCAGGTTGTCCCACATATTCAATCTTGGGAACCTGATCTTCACGAGGTGTACGCTTGTCGATTACCGTAAAGTCAGTTGCGTGACCTAGGTTCTCTACCAAGTACTCGTACTGGATAGTTGCATCCGTAATCCCGTAAAGCTTAAGGTGTTGTTGCAGAGCGCTCAACTCATTCCGATGGAAGTGGAAGAACGACCTGTCTTGGGACACCCCTACAAAGACGCGCAGCATGGCCCGTTGGAATCTGCCGTTGGGCATCCTCTCGTAACCGTACTGCGCTAAGCCCCGACAAAACTCCATGAGTGCGGACTTGACCCGTGGGCCGAAGTCCGTCACGCGGATGTGGTGACTCGCGACGGTCAATCGCAAGTCGGGGTTTTTAATGGTAGAGGTGTTCAGAGACATGCTCGACACGGCCTACCTCCTTACACACTACTTCTTCCTGGTCAAGTCCCCCATCATCAAAGCATCCAGCGGGTGATCTGGACGATCTTTCAGAATGAAGGTACGGATGTCTTGGAGCGTAGCCCCCTGACGTTCGTAAGCCATGGATGCAGCCAAGCTGCGGTAGTCCATGTTATCCTCGTAGTAGCCCACCTCACCGTTCTCACGGTCCAGTGGCAACCGGTGGTCACGACCTTCGATGCTTTCCACCATGGTGGACAGGATGATCACTTCCAAGTGTTGGATGTTCACCGAGAGCTTCGAGCTGATCAGCCCGTAGAACGCAAACAACGCTTCTTCGGTGTTCGAGTAGGTACTCGACGACTGAACACGCGAACGCTTACCACGCTGTTTCCCTTTGCGAGTAGGAGCTGCCTTAATGAACCGCTCGATCTCGCCCATGTATTCCACCATGTTGGTGTGTTTCATCGGGAGTTTGAACAGTACATCAGTGTAGTCCCAGCCACTCAGGTCAATAACGTAATCGCCCCGCGCAGTCAAGTCCCATCCGGTACGCTTGATGTAGATCAGTGCTTCTTCGGTCAGATACGACAGACGCGAACCCATCGAGACCGACAGGTTAACTTTGTCTGCTGTGTCTTCTGGCCCTGGGATCTCCAACGTAATGTCGATGATCTCAGACAACTTCTCCAGCGGTAGAGCACGAACCGTACGTACCCGATTGAGGTCAGGTAGGCGTGGCGCGTAATCCGCAGGAATGATCATCTTCACAGCTTGACCGGCTAGGTCAGCATTCAGCTTGATCTCGTTACCAGAAGTCCCCAGTCGCAAGAACGCTGCATCGTGCTCGTTGATTTCGAAATCGTCAACGACCGAGCTACCGTCCAAGTGTTTCGTGGACAGAACGTTCTGGGATACCAGCTCACATAGAGTGGTGGCACTTACGTGACCCAATACAGTGTGCGGAGGAATCGAGAAGGCCAGCTCACCCATGCAGGTAGAGCAAACACCGTAACGATCCGGGTGGCGACACTTCAGTACGGTACGGACATGGACTTCAGTACCGATCAGGAACCGCTCACCTTTCAGGATTGGTTTCAGGCCCTCAGGGGTAACCCGATACTTACCTTCCAGTGCCGAGAAGTTCCCAGCCGTTACCCGCCACATCATGGTTCCAGTAGAACCACAGTCGCCGTAGTGGATATGTTGCAACGTCGCACAACCCAACTGCATCTTCCGGTTGAAGTACTCGGAATCGGCTACTGGGTCTTTGGCCGCCCACAGTGCCTTAGAGGCAGAGCGGGATTCGATCAGTGCGTCGTACAGGTTGACCAGACCTTGTGTGTAGTTGCGCATCACCGGCTCATGGAAGATCCGGGAGTCGATGTCAGTTAGGAAGCCCCGCAGAGAAACTACCTGCAAGACCTGACCCATACTCACCAAGCCAGACTTCACAGCCTTGCCGATGGGATTACCGACCAGTTCATTCTCATCCATCAGTACAGCCTTCACAGCGCGATAAGTATCATCGATGCTGTTCTGGGTTGGCTTCGCATCGGCGTTTGCCTTAGCGATCTTCGGATGACGGATTACGTCAGTGAAGTCCGTGATGCAAATGCTGGCGGCGTGTTCCTCCAGCGTAGTCACGGTGCCGTTGTAGATGGCTTGTTCCACGTCGTAGATCTGACCAGACCACTCGGCGTTATCGAATGCTACATTGTTAGCAGTGCAGTAGTCGATTGCCAAACTGCGACCAAAGGCCATCAGGTTGTTAAACGTGTTCTTGGTCAGACGCTCAGAACCCATGTGCGACTTCTTCAGATGAGGAAGCTGCGGGTATTGACGGTTAAAGATTGCACAGTACCAGGAATAGATGGTGGCTTCACGCTCCACCTCCAAATCCCCGTCATCGAACGTGATGATGAACTTGTCGTCTGGGAAAGTCCAAACGTCTTCTTCAGACTGCTGGTAGATCTCGCGGGCTGGGTAGCGATTCATGTGTCCTCCTTAGGACTGCTTCTTATAGACAAACCGCATCCCGGCACATTCCAGGATATGATCAACGAAGACATTGTTGCGACCATTCCCCACAGGGAATTCTTTCCGGTCAATGACTTCTTTGATGTCAGTCGGTTTATCTGCCCGATAGATATTAGCCAGGATCTCCTTACCAACGGTTGGGTTGTTCGACTGGTCAATGATGTCTGCCCAGACTTCGCCACCACAAGTAGCGGCACCCAAACGTACTTCTGCTTCACCTGTCATACGAACAGGTTGTGCAGCACCAGGGTAACTGTTCTTGTCGCTCTTGGTAATCTTCGCAGGAATGCCGTGGTGTTGCAGCTTAGCCGAGGAAACCCCAGACCAATCGCCACCAGTCTTTTCCAGAACGATGATATACGCACTGCCAATCAGCACCGATTCTTTGGTGATGATTTCCTTGCCGGTGTAACCGATGAACTTCACCGGACCGTAAACTGGAGGGTATTCTGCCCGCAGTTCGTCGATCATGGTTGGGTAATCAATCGGGTTGTTGTTCGGCATCCACAGATAGATCCCGTCACGCAGTACAGCCATTACGTGAGGTTCACCCCGGTTAGGGTAATCGGGTTCTTCCATCATCTGCACCATCCAAGGTGAGCAGATCTCATAGAAGCGCAGCAGCTTCTTATAAGCGATGTCGACTTTAGCCGGGTCCAGCTTGGCTTGTGCTACCGGCGTCATGAAACGCAAGAGTTGCTTGGTTTCTTTCGGAACGTCGCTGCCGTCACGTTTGAAGCCGAACAGTTCACGCAGTTGCTTGGTCAGGCGGTCTGCCGAAGCATTGATGTAAGGCTCGTACATGCAACCCAGGTTCATCCGCTTGATAACGGAGTAAGGTTCCATGATGATGTCAGCCCGATTACCTTCAGCGTCGACAGGCATCCGATGGGCTGGCCACACCTGACAGATTACACCTTTGTTACCGTGACCCCCAGAAAGCTTCGCACCATCTGTAGGCTGCGTGTCAAACTCAATGGTGATCTCAACCCGCCAGTCATCCAACGGCTGACGACGATAGGTCTTGGTAACTTGCTGACCTTGCGAGTTAGGCTTGTTGACGTAACCCAGGGCTTCCACGATCAAGCGGTGCAGTTCTGGAGAAAGAACCAAGTTCTTCTCGTGGGACTTACGCAGCTTGTTGTAAACGTCGAGGATCTTCTGGTAGAACTTCAGGGCAGCCTGATGATACTTGTTCATCTGGCGTTCCATCCCGACCGGAGTCGGAGGATTGCGGTTGGTATCGTCGTGATGTACCACCACGTCCACTACACGGGCCCCAGGAGTCACGTACGTCAGTCGGTCGTAGACGTAGTCCACTTCCTGCAACGCACCCACAGACATCTCCACAGGAGCTAGCAGCGGATCGTAAGGACGGGTAGCAAACAACAGACCGTCGTCACGAACGTAATCCCCAATGTCTGGCCAAGGCTTATAGACGCCGGGGTTATTCTTGTCAGCATACAGGTTCAAGAACATGTGGTTCCGGCCAGCGGACTCAGTGTACTTCTTGAAACCCTTTGCGGTGATGTCGGGCAGAACGTCGTCAGCCACGATTACACCGTCTTCAATCACCCCCGGCAATGACAGGTACACAACGTTCAGTTCACGACCAATGTTGTAGTTCCCGTCTTTATCCAGACTAGGCGAGTGAGCTACAACCGAACCTGCTGGGATGTGAGCCCCGGCAAACAGTTTGGAAGTAACTTCTTTGTTGAACTGGTACTTGAAACCAAAGTACTGATGGTTACAATTGAAGCGTGGGACCGACATCATCCCAATCTCGCCAGTTTCTGCATCTTCGTAGATGTATACAGTTTCGGGGTTCTCGACGATGGTATCAACACCGACCGAGTAAGGGTATCGCTCAATCTCAGCGAGGATGTTCACATTGCGGTCGAACGTCTTGCTAAACGTGAATCGACCAAACTCACGCTCTGTGCCGGTTTGTTGCCGACGAGGTGTTGCTCCTTTGATAACCAACGCTTGACCGTATTGTGAGTTCACCATCTGCACGCGGGAAGAACTGTTGCACCGAATGTGCGTGATCAGACTACCCTGGCCAGTGATTTCCGGGAACAGTTGATAATCTGTTGCCATCGGGTCACTGTTGGTATAGTGCGGAATGGGTGTATCATTCATAAAGCGCTCCTGACAGAGGGAGTAAGATTACAAGATCATGGCGCACGTGCCAAGTGATCACAGTAATAATATAGGTTTCAAAAGTTTTTTGATGAATGCGAGGTTTTTAAGATGGCCATGCCTATTACCCAGAAGTTAGCAGAACCTGGGGCTGCGGTCTATTATGACCAAGTCTTCAGGCGAGTGTTGGAAACCCACATGGGGTTGTTACGCAATCTCGAGGAAACACGCTACATCGAGATCGAGAAACACCTAGCTTACAAGTACGAGTACGATTTCTATGGACTCTTACAAGAGCTACGCATCCCACTCCATCTACATTGGGTCGTGCTGCGGGTAAACAACATGGTTGATCCACGTGAGTTCAAGTCAACAATGGAGCGGTTCCTGTTTCCTCCGGCTGAAGTCGTAGACAACATCCGCAAGTTACACGCCACCACTGCCAACAAACTCTGAAAAAAAAAGCAGGGGTGTGAGCCCCTGCTTTATGCCGCTAGTTAGATCCCGTTAGGGAACATCACTTGCTGCGGTTGTGTAGCGAACAGATTCGGTTGGGCAAACGGTGTAGCTGCTTGCTGGAAGCCGAATGGCTGTGGCGCTTGTTGCTGGTAACCACCACGGGACATTTGCACCGGAGCTTGATACGGCTGAGGTGCGGCGAACGGTTGTGGGTTGAAACGTTGTTGCTGCTGGAGCATGGCCTGCTGTTGTTGCAACACTGGGTTGTGCGCTACTACAGAGTTCCACGAGATGCCGCCACCACTGGTGCTAGCCGCTGGGGCTGGTGCCGGTGCTGGAGCTACAGGTGGGAAGGTCGACTGACCATTCCAAGGCAGGTTCGGCTCTAGCGGCTTGGCTTCGGCTTCGCGCTCGACCACCGCTTGTGCGAACTTCGCGGTGTTGACTTGCGGATGTTGGTGGACATGCGGGGCGGCCACGGGCTTCTGTGCAGGTTCACTGCCATCACCCACGTCACCTTCGTTGCCTTGCAGCGACGGGATCAGATCACGGAATTGTGCCAGATCGTCGATGTGCTCAGCGAAGTCCAGGGAGATGTGGAGTTCTTCCGGGTTGTCCAGATGCTTACGGAACAGGTGAGTGATCTTGTTCAGCTTCTTGGCAACCTTGACGAACGCCGACAACAGCGCGTGCAGGTTTGGAGCAGCCAGGCTACCGCTACCGAAGGAGTAGGCTTCCGGTACGTCAGCATCAGGCAGGATGTAGTCGAACAGAGCCAAGATGGCCTTCTTGTTCTTCTGCGATGCCATGTTGACGCCGTAGGCTTTGGTGCCTTCAGACTTCAGCTCTTCAACCAGTGGGAAATCCACGACGGCTACACGCTGATAGCCTTTGCCTTTGTAGGTGCCACCGCGCTTGATGAACAGGGAGACCATGCGGCGTTCACCGTCAATCGACAGTACATCCAGCAGGTTTTCCAGCTTCTTCAGCGTTTCTGCGTTCACGTTCGGGATCAGTGAAAGGAACTCAGTTTGAGTCGGCGACAACTTCTTGTGGTACTCGTGATCCACAGCGATGCCCATCAGCTCAGACATCAAGCAGGTGGTCACCGTAGTGATACGAGACATGACCGCCACTTTCAGCTTACGCAGGATTGGCGACTCGCCGCGAATGATCGCTTCGGCCATTGGGTGGAACGCGATCTGATGTTCCCAGTCGGGCTTCAACAGAATCTCGTTGGTTGGCAGCACCATGCGTTTGCCACTACATTGTGCCGGTACTTTCTCGTTGCCGATGACGTAGCTGATCATTGCGCTGTCGTCGGCAACGAAGTTGACCGATCCAAGAATGGAACGGTACAGTTCGATGATTGTCATATGCTGCTTTCCCAAGGGGTGAAGAGACTGGACCCTTGTTGTGGGGTCACGATCATGTTGCTTTGTGGCTGGTGCTGGGCGTGTTGAATTGGCTGACTGGTATCAACCGAATGCTTCACATCCAGATTCCGAGCGATCTGCTCGAAGTCCTTCACCAGACCAAAGACCTGTTCCTTGTTATAGGACATTACCGGAGCGAACAGTGCCGATGCGAAGGTAGGGTTACAGTACTCGTACATGTGCCCTCCCTGCATACTGACGTTGATCCGGGTTTCACCGTGCATGTCAATCATGGCGGTGATGTGGAACTTGACCTGACGGTTCTGCGACAAGCTTTGCAGTACCGAAGTGATCAGGCGCTGTTGGAAGGTTTGGATGTAGCTGGTCATGTCGAACTTGGCGAATGCCTGATAGTTCTTAACCTGCACATCGTACTCACCACCAAAGGTATCGTTGGTTGCAATGAACGCGATACCCGTCAACAGCAGGTCAGCCATGATGGCTGGCACTTGGATAGCCATGGCAGTAGCTGCCAGAGTTTCCATGTTCGAAGCATTCCAGTCAGCACTGGTGCCACGCTGGTGCAAAGCGTGAACGTACTTGGACTCGCCACCAGTCAAGGCGGCTACAGTGTCCAGACCGGGAGACACAGTGCAAAGGGCACCGTAAGTAATGCTACCGTCTTCGGCGAAGTTCAGGGTGCGGCAGATTGCATGGAACAACGGATCTTCGTTGATCACACCTTCAGCCACGTTGCCGATCGCATACTGCATCGCGTCAGGCATTGTCCCCATGCCACCCATACCGTTTACTACCGAGTCACGATAGTTCGACAGTACCTTGGCAGCGTAGTGCCCAGGCATTTCGTTGGTCAGGCTGGACTTCTTCGGCATCAGGTCAGCAAAGACCAGTCGTCCGTCGGAGTAGTAGTCGCCACCAGTCTGCGAGGAAATCTCCAGTACCGAGAAGATGTCTTCTGGGCGGATGGACATTGCTACGCTTTCTTGGCTGGCGTTGAAGCTTGGGTTGTACTCGCCGAACAGCAGGTGACTGGAATCAATCACGCTGGAACGGAAGCCACCGACACCGTTGGATACGTGTTGTACCGAAACGGTCTTGTCGAAGTACAGCTTCATGTTCGGGTCGAACACTACGTTCAGGCTGTCAACCCGGTGGTAGCCTGGGTAGTTGGTGTAGCCAGTCACGTAAGTGATCAGGTCAGCACCCATAGCCCGGCTGTGTACTTCCATCATGAAACGCAGGCGCTGTTCACCGAAGCCGTTTGCAATCTGGACTTGGTGAGTAAGGTCTGCGGACGGTTTGAGGATTTGCCCACCGATCCCTGAGAGAACACCCGCGTTGATCACTTTGCCATTGCGGGTCAGCTCTTGCATCATCGACAGCTTCTGTGTGTCAACGTTGTCGCCCAAGTAGAACGAGCGCAAGAACTGGTCGTTGTACGTACCGGTTGGGCAGAACAACAGTTGTTTAATCACGAAGTTGGACATCTTTAGACCTTCTCAGTCAGTAGTTTAGATTTAAGCTGGAATGCGTTCGAGGATCAAACGTGCCAACTGGTTCTTGATCTCAGCAGGAACGACCATATCGCCATTGACGATAAAGCGTTGTACTTCAGGCAACAGTTCCCGAGGGAGGTTCAAACTCCAGTACGACTTGGACATCTCGGCGACCAACAGGTTGATTGCACGAATGGCCACGTTGTTTTGACGGTCAGACTGTTGCTTACCACCTTGACGCTGGGAGTAAGGGCAGCGTTCCATCAGAGCTGCGATGTACTCTTTCGAGACACGAGCGCGGTAGTCACCAGTACCCATCGCGTATTCTTCATCGAAGATCACAGGCTGGGCCGACATCAGTGCTGCCAACTCTTTGAAACCCCAGTGCCACAACAGAGCTTGGGTTACACCCATGGTCCGCAGCAGTGCTGGTTTGCTCAGGCTTGGGATAGCCCGTGCCGACAACGATTTGCTCATTACCCATTGACACAAGGTCATGTGGTGTTGCTCAATGCGCATACCCGTCATCCGAGTCACGATCCCTACAAAACCATCAACCAACTCCAGCGGTACGGTCGGATCAACCTTCCGCGCCATAGCAGTATAGTTCTCTGTATAAACAGACAGCATGACGATGTCACCGTTGGACACCTCTTGCTTGATCTTGTAGTTCTCTGCCGAAGACATGTTATCTTCTTCGGACTTTTCGGACTTGTTGGTTTTCGGGATGATTGCCCCGTCTTTCCAGAAGTTCCGATCCATCGAGCGCAGGCTAGTGTCGATGGTGTGGTAAACGTTGGAGATCACGCTGGAGTTGTTATCCTCCACGGTCACTTCACCAATGCTCACCTTACGGACAATCACCTTGGCCAATAGCCAGTCTGGTGTTTCCGTTGGGCCGAGTGCCTTGAATACCGCACCGTTGGAGATCTTCTCCGTCGAAGCGTACGAGTCAATGTAGACTCGCAGACGTTCCATTGCTGGGCAGTCGTACAACCACGATTTGCCGATGAGGGCCAAAGCGTAGTACTCTTTGAAGTTGTTGCCGACTTGAGACACGATGATCTCAACGAACTCACCAAAGATAGGAACCATTGGGCGATGAGCTACCGACATGATTGCCAGTTGGTAGTAGTCTTCCCGCAGGTAAGTCTTGTCTTGTGGCTTGTCGTCGTATTCCGTCTTGGTAGTCGTGGGGATTACAATCTTCCCAGTGTACCGCAGGAACCCAGTCAAGTCTTCCTGATTGATGTGGCTGTAAAGCTCTTTGACCAGTGGAATCAGGCGAGCCCTCATCCGGGTCATCTCTGCAACGTTTTTGATCACGTCGTAGATTTCACAGTAGCAAGCCCAGATTTTATCCTGATGGGCTGACGGTAGTTGAGCAAAGAACTCGTTGATCTGCGTGAACAGATTTGGGAGATCCTTGAAGTTGTTCCGACGGTACAGAATCGAAACGCCCCAGTCCAGCGACTCATCCCCGTGCACGATACGGAGTGTAGTGAGTTCGCTAGCCTTCTCACTGATATTGATTATCTGCATACGAACTTCCTAGTGAGGTGCTACAACTGGATGATATATACTTCAAATAACTTCAAGTCAACTTTACTCGACTCTGGTTATTAGGGGTAATAGACTAAAGGAAAGAGCAGGTCGTATTGACCCACCCTTTCCTTTGTCCTTAGTTACATCGGGAAGTCGTCTTCACCGAAGCCGCTGTCATTGGACTGACCGCCGCCTTGATCACGCTTCCAACCACCGCTTTGACCGCCGCCCTGCTGGCCGCCACCTTGGCGTTGACCGCCACCGTAGTTACCACCACCGCCACCTTGACGCTGGCCACCGCCCTGCTGATCTTTCTTGACAGGCTCGACGTACTCTTTCACCGCCACGGCACCCATCATGTCTTCGAGCATGTTGGCGTAGCCTTTCAGGTAGAAGTTCGATGCACGACGCTTCTCCATCGGTTCGCCGTTCACGTCGATCATGACGTGGTAGTTCGAAGGCAGCATCGAGAACTTCAGGTACGGACGGTCTTTGGCAACGCAGGCCAGGAACAGCACGCCGTCTTTGTCACGACCAACCAGAGTAGTCGAAACCAGTTTCGGGTGATCCGAACGCTTGCCTTCGAAGAAGGTGTGGTTCAGGTTCTGGAGCTTGAGGACTTGGTTGTCCTCGAGGTTGACCGCTTCCTTCATCAACTGGATCAGAGTGTAGAAGGTCGGCATGTCCATGGCACCACGGATGTTGCCGTTGTTCTTGTCGTTCGGGACGTTGGTGTATACGTCGATACGAGGGTTGTTCGACACCAACGAGATAGCCCACGAGCCTGGCTTCTGCGCACCTTGTACCGGTGGGCAAGACAGACGCAGTTTGAATTCGTCCAGTGCGTTCTTTGGACGAGGTGGGGCTTGGAAGTTACCGGCCATTGTGATTCTCCAGACTTTTGTCGCTTACAAATAATGGGTAATCCCTGTAATCTAATACAGGTCTCTATTAAAACATCGAAAGCAAGATAGCTTTGAACTGCGGATGGAGTGGTTCAGCGTTGATGTCCATTCGCATTTTGTCCAACGTCGTGGTGGGGTTCCAGCGACGAGCATCAGCTAACTCGATGATCTGCTTCTTCTCCTTTGCAGGAAAAGTGTTGAAGTGGACGCCGTCACCGAAGAACTGTAGGGTGACGTGGTTGAATGGCATCCGCTGCAAATCTTTACCGCCTGTGAGCTTACTGCTCCAAGAGGTGTAGGCTTTGATCTTGCCGGTGTGAGATTCCAGCAGTCGCAGCTTGGTGAAACTGTAACGCGAGAGCAAGTCCACAGGCATGTGGGTAATGATCAAGGCATTATCACGAGTCTCTGGAAGTTTCAAGTCGCCAGTGACTACCATGTAATCCAAGAACATCTCTTCTAACTTACCCAGCAACTGTTGCTCTAGGGCTGCGTTGAAGTGTTGCTTCTCGGTCTTGGGCTCACGATGGAAACAGTGAGGGTACTTCTGCTTGAGGCTTTTATAAGACAGCGCGTACGGCACTACCTTACAACGACCGTGGGTGTATTGCTGCACCGCACTGGAGATTACCTGTAACTCCGCAGTTACGGCGTCCAACAGTGGGTCAGGGAACACGTGGGTCTGGTTAGCGCTTGGGATTGCCCCCAAGATGTTACGGATCAGCGTACGCACGTTAATCCACAACGCATCAACGTCATGGATCGGTGGTTTCGCTTTATGCTCAGGGTGGTCCTCGGAAATCCCGAAGACACTCTCCAAAGCCAGTGCAGTAGCAATGGAAACGGGAACTTGCGTTCCCATCTCACGATTACCCAGCACCTGATAATATCTGTCCATTCAAAAGCTCCTGAGCCTTCTGGAGTAGATGGGGTGCAACGCCACGACTGCGTACACGTTCCATCATCATCTCCACAACGTTCGTTCGAGTGATGGCTGCTGGGCTATAAGGAGTGATAATGCGGTTGACAGCTTCCCTGTGGACCTTCTCACCGTCGTTGAACTTAGAGGAGACCCAATGTAGCGGGTAGCGCTCTTTGACTTCCTTGAAGCCTAGAGCTACCGGTGAAGCCTTGTCAGCAATGATGCGGACGTGACTGTCAATCGGCATGGTGTCAATCAATCGGTCAATCGCAGCCAATGATTCTTCTAGAGGCAATCCTGTACAGTCGACGGACTTGTAAAGTTTCGCTCCCTCATTAACTACGAATGTTATCTCATGATTTACATTGTCACGATCTACCACGACCCGGTAATGACCCTTGTCTTCTTCCTCACCATGACTCAGGCGATCGAGAGAACCTGCTGCTAGGATGTTACCGTACTGAGAACGCTTGTGGATGTGCCCACCGAATACAAAGTACTTGGTGATCCCCATGTAACGCTCAGGGATGTGTGTCGGCACTGGAACGTGGGAAGGGAGCTGGTAGTTGAACGCACCGTGAAGAATGGTGAAGTCTACCTGTTCCAAACCTTTCTCGTTCATTTCCTTGCAAACGTCGAGCCACACGTCATCGGTGTCGTGTTTCCATTCGTCAGGAACGTACAGAACATTGATACCGAACTTCTCGATGTACTCGATGGACAGGACTTCAACGTACTTGATGTCACAGCCCAGCTCAGCAATTTCGTTCTCTGCAATAAAGTGCGCTGACTGTTTCCAGTCGTGGGAAGGAGTGCCCTCCAGAATACGCACTATAATGTCACGACGTTTGCACATCGACAGGAACGAGAACATCCAACGGCGAATCTCAGGGATGTTCGGGTCAGGGTAATACATCAAGCGGTCGTACAGGTCACCAGCAATGATGATCATGTCCAACTCACCCGTCTCAGCGTTATCAGGGAACGCTTTGTACAGGTTCTTGATGATGTGGCTGGTCTTGGTGTTGTGGTGTCCTAGGTGCACGTCACCCAATTCACCAATGCGCAGCTTACGCCAAGTCGAACTCGTCTGAGAGGAATCCGTCTGAGGCAAGTGGGGCGTCGACGACGGCTTTAGCGGGAACGGAGCCTGGTCTAACATCTGTTGCATCCTCAGGGATTTCTGAAATTCCGTAGTAGTCAAACACTTTGCGCCACTCGGCGACTTCAGCGTTGTCTAAACGGCCTGAGAGAATGCGATCACGCAGACAGTTGTTCAGGTACTTCTGCCCCAAGTTCGGGATCACGTCGTCTTTCTGGATAGCCTTGGTAACATGCTCAAACATGCTATCACGCGGACTACGAGCCAGACCGAAGTTCATTGGGCGTCCAATCGCTGGACACTTGAACAACATCGTGTTACCAGACCACACAGTGATCGGGCGGAGTACAGAGTCGGACACACGCAACCAAGCTTCAAAAGAAGTCGGTGGAGTCTTACTCAGGATCAACGGCAAAATGGTTTCACGGAACTGTGGTTCCTGAACACGGGGGAGATCTTCGTCGAACGCGCGGCTTAATACTTCGAAGGCTTCCTTCACTCTGTCGTCGTTAGGTACCGGTTTGCTTAATGGATTCATGATATTCCTCTCACGAAAGAACCAGGGTTACATACCCTAGTCCTTTCGCATAAAGAGTTACGTGTGATTGAGCGGTACTTTTATTGAGACAGATGCTTCGGAGGCAAACCTACCGAAGCGTCACCCAGTTGGCGAGCGCTGACTTGTGCAGTCAGACCAGCAACCATCTGGGCCATTTGTTGCGCAGGGGTCAAATGTGCGAACACACCCTGTTGTACGGCAGGCATTTCTTCCGTTGGCATGGTAGCCGACACTGGAGCTTCCTTGAGGAAGGAAGTCTCGTCGATCGGATCAGACGACGCACGGTACACTTCCACGTAGAACGCAGAATTGATAGCGCCACCGCATTGTTTCTTGAACTCGTCCTGGATCAGATGTTCCAGAGCGTGGTCCACTTCGGCCACGTCGAATTGGGTCGAACCCATTTCACGACGGGTGTGGATGTGGAGCTGACCAGGTGTTACCGGATGATCGAAGGCATCCTGGTATACACGATACATAGTATTGTCAGTCAGGGACTTGTGGAACTGAAACACCAGTTGTGGGGCCGCAGGAGCCTCGTGGTAGTGTTCCTGAGCAACCGACTGAGGGATGCCTTGACGCATCGTGATCAGTTGACCAACGGCCAGCCCGAGGTCACGGATCGAGGACAGGACAGCATCTTCCAGACCGGACATCCGACCTTCGAAAGCATTCATGCGCTGTTCGAGATCGTTCAGACGTTCGCTTGGGTTGACTGGGCGTGCTGGGGGTTGCATTGGGTTCATGGTCAGTTTCCGTTGTTGGCGTTGAAAATAGCAACGACTTTCGAGTTGATTGTCTGGATCTCCTTGCCGACACTATAAATAGTACCGTCTTGGGTCACAGTCGCGTCTACCCGGAGGTTTACTTTACCAGGGTCAGTTGGGTCACCGTCTAATACCTGAACGTCAACTTGGACGGAGTCGAAGTAGGGACGGAGTAAGTTTGTAAGCTGCTTGGACGTTTCTGAACGGAGCAGGCTACGATTCTCAGCACTGGCCTTGATGATGTAGGGAAGCGAAGCAATGTTGCCCGCGTACAGGTGACTCTGTGAGAAATCGCTCACAAAGAAATACCCGATGAGTTTGTCGCACTTCTCTGAAATGTTCCCGACCCAGCCGGAAGCACTCAGGCTTGGAACCTGAACAGCCATTTGTCTACCCTCTAAGAACCAAAAAAAAAAGAGCAGACGGTGGTTCCAAACAAAAAAGAAAGGGAGCCGAAGCCCCCTTTCTCTAACTGTCGATCACAGTGAGGAGTTGTAACGACTGGTTGGGTCGTCCTTCCCTTCACGGATCTTCCGAACCATGTTCCCGATGGAGTCAATGATTTCGAACTGTTCGTCGAACTTCAACTCAACATCACCAGGCTCAAGTTCTTCCCAGAACGTCCAGCTTTCCCAACCACCGTCTTCACGCTCTTGCACCACACCATTCATGAGGCGACGGTAGTCATAGTGAGCATGACCCACGGCATCACCGTGTTTGTTCACGTACGTATCCGAGTAGCCATCCAACTTCTGCTGGAGGAACAGGTTACGAATGAACGGGTCGGCCATCAGGTACCGTTGCATTACTACTGGTGCGTGTTGCATTTGCGCGATGTTGTTCAGCTTACGGATTACATCAGCATCCCACATGGTTTGGACACTCCGCACAGCCGCACGAGCAGCCCGCATTGCGTTCTCACCAAAGTACTGATCCCACTTCGCTGTTGCCGTTTCCATAAAGGCTCGGCCAGTGTCAGTCAGGTTCTGGGTAAAGACTGAGGCAGACTCAGCCAAATACTGGAGAGTTGCTTGTGAACGTGGTGCGTACGCCAGCTCATTAAACGCCAGCGCACCTCCTTCAATGTATCGTGCCATGATAGCTCCTCTTTACATACCTTAAGCAAGGCCTGTAAGTTTAAACCAAAGAGAAGCCACGCTCTTCCAGCCATTCTGGTTGGGAGTTGGTTGCCACAATGATCATTGCATCATTACGACCGTCGATCAGGTACAAATCGTACTGACCGTCAGTTTGCTTCAGCTCGAAGGTCACCTCATGCGCCGCGAGTTCCTTGCACATCTGTGTGAATTCTTCGGGGGTTTGTTTGACCAGCGACAGGTACAGTGCTGGAGTTGAGTGGTGACCGTCTTGAATCAGCTTCAGGACTTTCTCAGTATTGCTCATGATTTTTCCTTTTCCGTAAAAGGTCGAGGGGCCGAAACCCCTCGGAGGTTATCTGCCGTGATGAATGAAGTTCGCGATCGTAGCAATGATCGTAGACGAAAGACTCACGTGACCAGAGATTGCTCGAGGTGCACGCAGGTCCAGTACACCGTTGCGTGGAGCCAACGGGTCTAACTTCTCCAGCGTCTTCTGATCCAAGATCACAATGCCGTTGAGGGCGTCACCGTCAAAGTCAGCGTTCATCCCCGAGAGAATGTTCACAGACGGACTGATGGTGTTGATACGAGGATCTTTCTTGATGCGACGAATGTACAACCGTTGCGCCGACAGACGGGTCAGCGTTGGGTTACGTTGGAAGATGACCGGAATACCTTTACGAGGGGATTCGTTAATCAACTCCTGGAACAATTCATCCAACAGTGGATGGTAACGCAGGGTGTTCTCGTACAGGAACTTGTTAGCTTCGTTCGGAGTGAACCCACGTTTCAGCAGCTTCGCCGTCAGGTGGACTTTGAAAGTCATCACCGACAGTGACCACGGCGCTTCCAGATCTTCATAGTGGTGAGGATCAGAGAGCGACGAGATTACGCCACGGAACGAGAAGTTGACTCGAGAGCCGAAGATGTGTTTCCGATACCAACCAGGCTTCCCGCCCAGTTGCGTAGTAATGAAGGGAGCGTAATACGCCACCAACATGTTGAGAGCCTTGATCGTACGCAGTTCGACTTCCCGTTGCCGTAGGGGCGTAGGGGAATTCTCGATTGCGCTGAAGGTACGCATGGCACTTACCGCAGGAGTCATGCCAGTGTCAGCATAAGTGCCGGTGGCTGTGTTCTCCGTGATAAACGTTACCCGGCTTGGACAGGGTAGGTACTTCGAAAAGATCTGTTTCCGGTACATCTGGATAAACAGCAGGGTGTCATCCATTTGCTGCTGGTTCTTGTTGTTCGGAAGTACTTCCCGCAAGAACAGATTCATCAGGCTATCAAAGTTGCGGTAGAACGCGTTGATCCCTCGACCAATGCCCAGCCCTTTCAGGTACTGGATAATGTTCGCTGAATCATTGTTGGGGGGAATGTAGCTTGGATTTGTAATCCAGTCCAACAAGTTCGTTCCTTTATATACGAAGACCGGCTTAAGCACATGGAATGCCCAAGGGTTAATCAACGTATCCACGCCTTTCGGTGTGGTAATCCACAGTAACGATTCCAAGGGCCGTTCGGTAACAGACATACAGGTAAACCCGCAGTTGTCACACACAACTCCAACGTTGTGCTCGAACTTGACCTTCTTACACTCACATGACGGCACGACGTCTAAGGTGTCACCCTCATAACGCGTCATGATCATTTGGTTCAGTCGTTCCCTGTCTGCCTCGGTGGTAACGTCGAAGTCGTTGATGATGACTGGAGTTGAAGTGAGGCTATGGAACAACTCATCATGACTAACGATTTCCGCTTCTACACCCATGGGACTCTCCTGAATTAACGGACATAAAAAGAAAAGGGGCCCGAAGGCCCCTTTCCGTTCTTTTCAACCAGCGTTACTGGCGACGACCCCAGGTCCCGGTGAACGGGCTGGCGAAGAGACGCGAGTTCTGCTGCTGTTGAGAGCCGTAGTTGAAGAAGTTACCGATGTTGCTACCGGCAACCAGGTGATCCAGAGCGTAGCCACCACGTTGGATGGTAGCAGCGCCGTCATCCAGACCTTTGGCAGGGCGGATAGCCAGGCCAGACTTCTCGATGGCTTGCGACAGGGCTTCCAGGAAATCGTTGTTGAAGGATACGCGACGTGCGAAGCCTTTCACGTGGATCTCGCTGGCAACCAGTTGTTGCAGGATCGCCTTGCGCTGAGCCAGACGGATTTCCAGAGGAACCTGTGTGTTGCGGTGGGTGTCTTCCCACGCTTCAACCAGTTTCGGATTGGTCTTGCCAGCCAGGTTGAGAATCGCAACGTAGTCCAGCTCACGCAGGTCACGACGATTGCCTTCGCGATCGTAGTAGTAGCCGAGGTGGATGCGGTCTTGATCGTCGTAGCAGACTGGGTTGGCCGGGTTGAACAGAGTCTGGAAGTGACCCATGGTCAGGTTGTTGGCCGCTTGCAGGATAGCCAGGTTGGCATCGACGTCGCCGTTGGCGGCAGCGATGTAGGTCTGGTGAATCCAGGACAGCTCGCCAGCTTCTTCGATGTCGAGGCTGTAGATCAAGCGAGGAGCGATCAGCATGTTGATCAGTTGGCGCATGGCGTTGTTGTCGAACTCGGTTGCGCGAGTGTCGAGGCGATCTGGCTTGGCTTGTGGATCGCCAGTCAGGTTCACTTCGTAACCCAGTGCGCCCAGGTCTTTCAGATCAACGTCGGTGCCTTTACCTTTGGCAGCGTAGTAGGTACCGGCCCACTGCATGTTGCGGTTCAGACCCAGGCCAGTAGCCAGAGCCAACAGTTGCAGTTCCATGGACACGGCGTCGGTCAGGGTATCGATCGACGTCATCACGAAACGTGGCTGGTACATCTGAGTAGCCATCGGCTGCTGCTGGAACATGCCCATTTGCAGTTGGTTCTGCTGGAAGCCAGCTTGCTGAGCAGGCTGGTACATCAGATCCACGTAGCCGGTGAGGCGAGTCAGCGGACGGGACTGTTGCAGGCCGAACTGAGGATCGGTCTGGGTTTGAGCCGACATGGTTACCGCGATGTCCGCACGGACAGGCAGGCCAACGATGTTTTCGTCGTGCTGACGGGAGAAGTCAACGCGAGCGATCATCTGGTCGTTTGCACCAACTTCGCCGAGGCTGAAGGGTTCTTCGGTACCGCCCAGCTTGTTGTCCATGATGGCGTAGCAAGCTTGGGTGCTGTTGTGCAGCAGGCGGTTGAAGTGCGCTTCGGTAGTGGTTTCGCATTCAGCAGCGATCACTACGCAACCGGCGTCGTGTACCAGAGCGTTCACGCCGAAGCTGTCGATGACGAACTTCTCGAGAACTTGCCAGTAGCTCTTGTTCAGGTAGATGTCGGAACCAACGATGTCGACTTCCACTTGGCCGGTGCCAGGGATGTTCACGCTGTTCGGTTCCAGAGGAGCGCCCGAGGATTCAACCATCAGCGAGTAGACCGCGATGTGGTTGGTGCCTTGGAACTCTTCTTTGTAGCAGACCAGGATCGAGCTGTAGGTCACCGGGTTCTGGTTGTTGTCCAGTACCAGGATGTTGAAGTCTTTCTTCTGCTGGTCGGACATGATGCGAGCAGCACGATCTTTCAGACCTTGGGAGATCAGTTGAACATCTTCGCCGGTCAGGTTACGCGGCACCGGACGGCGGTGGTTGGCGTTGATGTCGAGGACGGAACGGCCACGACTGCCGACGCGGGAGTTTTGCTGGTTCTGGTTCATGTTTACGCCTGCATTGAAAGGTTGTTGCGATTGAGCTTGAGGTTGGGGTGCAGCTTGAGCCTGAGGTTGGACAGGGTCAGGCTGAGCGCCAGTATTCATTCCCGCCTGACGCATGGCATCGGCCATTGCAGAGTTAGGAGGGGTTTGGCCTTCGCCTTGACGTTTGACGGACATCTCTCGATTCCTTTTCTGTATTTGGGTGAGCACTAACACATCATGAGCATCTGCACTATTTTAATACAGTTCGCTTGATGTTCACTAGGGTAATATGTGGGTCAGATTAGTTTCAATCCACAATCACCATGCGGTTACTGAGATCATGCGCCCATATTTCTAAGTACCGTAGTACCCAGGTGGGAGCATTCTCCTATAACATAGTGCAAAGTATGTAAAAGATTACTTAAGCCGGATGTTGCTAATCACGGAGAACACGGAGAGCCCCTTAGCTTTAGCAGCTTTGCGAGCTTCCAGTTCAGCGGTCAGCTCCATGATCGCTTTGGAGTCGAACGGGAATTCCGTTACGGTGTGTCCACGATCATTACTGATGCCCAGTACTACATGGCGTCCTTCCTTCTTTTTCTTGGGCTTGACAGTGGCCATCTCGGGGATTACTGATTCTGGCGTCTTTCCAGTAGCACGACCAATTTCCAGACGCAGTGCAGTTTCCCAATCCAAGAGTTCTTTGTCAGACATTTTAATACTCAACTCCACAGTTGAAAAAGATTAAATGATAGATTCGTTCTAGTCTATCACGAGGATAGTATGTGTTTCAAATTCCTTTGAATCGACTTTTAAGGGCCGCCCAATGTACACCCTATTTAACGAACCGATCTGGGGTACGAGTGGTGCTAGTGTTACTTTCCCCAAATACCTCCGGGCGACCCAAGGCCTGAGACAGAATCTGGAGAAGGTGGTTCAGTACAACCGTACTTATCCAAGGGCTGTGGAGAGCAACCACTTTCTGGTAAAACTCCTGGCATCCCTTAACGTACCATTAAGCATGGATGTCAACATTTACCGGGACCGGGTGGAGGAGGTAGCGGAAGGCGTGAGTATGGCCTTCAACTTGACTTCTTCCTTATATAGAGGCCGAGTGTTCTCTCCGGGGATCTTCTACGGGAAAGGGTCTTCTGAGATCATCATTGCCCATGCTGAAGAATTCGACATCCGCAACATTGAGGATGAGTGGGAAGATTACCGCCCAGTGACTTTCCTGACTCACCCCAAGACTGACCTAGGGATTGACTTGCCCTTGGGATTCCAGAACGGTAGCGAAGAAGGTTTCTCTGTCATTCTGGTAAACATTCCGATGTTGGCTTGCCAGTACCGGATGTGGCGTATCCGAGAGTACCGGGAGAACAATGAAGCACAACGCACCAAAATGCAGTTCGTGTCTTCGTATCCCCTGACCAACGCTCTGTACTCCCAACTGGACATTGCGATCCTGAATCGTTTCCAGCGCATCTACCGGGGAGAACCTCGGGGTATGTCAATGCTGCGTAAGCCCTACACCCTGACTCGTTTGGAACAGGAACTGGACTTTGGGTTAGACCAGTACGCGGAAGACTTGCAGAAACGCAACTACACCTTCGATCACGTCCTTAGCTATATTACAGGCGTCTCGAGTTGGACGATGCGTGATGCTATCCGTATTCCTCCGATGGCACCTACCCGGCAGGTTACTTGGGCTTTGGCCTTAGGTCGGGCTGAGCTGGTGAACTTCCTGCTCGACTGGAACATCGAGAACGACGTCAAGGCCAACAAAGGCTATTGCAACACGATCCAACTGGAGACTTCCCGGTTGCTCAATGACAGTATCATCAAGTCGATGCTACCGATGTGGGCACAGAAACCCTGGGACGATCTCTTACGCAAGATCATCGCCAAAGCAAAAAGCGTCCGCTAGGGAAACAGGGAGGGGCTCGCGCCTCTCCCTGTTTCTCCTTATGCCGCAACAGACGCTGGAACAAAGTCCGAAACCAACTTAGTATTGTTGTCGTTAGACAAGAACACACCAAGGGATTCCAAAATCAAATAGAACGGCCGGACAGTGGAGTACACGAGTTTACGGATGTTCATTGCAGACAGCACTTCAGTAGGCAGACCTACTTGCTCTACGACGTCCTTCGGCAACAACAGAGTAGTTGCGTTAGTCTTGTCGCGATAGGTAGTCATCAATTGCATCTTGATGTTTGGATCTTGGATACCCTCAATCCATTGGCCCAGTGCAGTTTTGTTAGGCAAGTCTAGGGAAACCTTGATTGCCGAGTACGGTGGTTTTGGAGCTTCACCGTATTTGCCGCTGAACACACGTTCCCACAACAGGTAGTGCTGGTACGGAGATTGACCTGGGTTAACGTAAGCACCTGCGTCTTTAACCGAAGCACGAGCCAAGTACAGGGATTCCCCACGCATAACCGACGCGACAATGCCGTGTTCGATGTCTGCGATCTTCTGCATGATCGGAGTGATCTTGATCTTCTCACCAGCCATCACGCAATCCATTACCCCACACATCGTGGCTGTAACTTCCTTCATGATGTTCGGAGGACAGTTCGAGTCTTTGAGGTAAACCCCTTTGATCTCTTCCTCCAGCTCGGTGAACACGTTACCTTCTTTGGCTGCCTTGTAGGCGTAGTAGTGCTTAGCCATCGAGGTCAGACTGAAGACAGAGAATGCAAACTCGTTCTTCATGGCCAGTACGTTGAGTTTCTCAGGGACTACGCCCAGAGTGGTCGACAACATAGCCAGTACGTGAATGATCGACTGAGTAGCCAGATAAACCATGGTGTAATCCACGGCAAACGACTCGGGACTGAAGTCCACCTTACCGGTGTACCACTCTACCCAGTTCTGCACGGTGAAGATCGTGGAGTCTGTGTCGGAGGTAATAGCTACCTGACGCACCGAATCCCGAATCCATGCAATAGAAGCAGGCATGTTGTCTGTAACCCAGAACGCTTTGATCAACCACTGGTAATCGTTGAGTACCGAATGGATGTTCTTGACCGTAGCGCCAATCAGGCAGTAGTTGTGGGGGTTCTGTTCCAGCAACTTACCCAGGCCTAGGCCCGACAGTTCATCGGAACACAGCAAGCTTACAAACGCTTTGAGGTCGTTGTCCATTCCCTTGATGAAGGTCTTGGCTTCTTCCAGCTCAATCGGCACTGTAGCTTTCTGGGAGAGACGCGCCATAAAGACACGCATCGGTACATCGTTGTACTTCGCCAGATGCCACATGTCGCCTACGTAAGCAAACGCAGCACGCTCATGATCGTTCAACCCTTCTACCAGAGCACGGATCTCTTCCATCTGACGACGGTTGGTCCAGTAGTGTTGAGTCGAGTACGCAATCAGTTGCATGGTCTCGTCTACGGTTGGAGCACGGAATCCGTAGAGATCCATAGCCTTAGCGATCAAGTCGTAATCCACGTGACCGATAATGCTGACGATGTTGGCCTTCACTACGTCTGGTGCCCAGTAGTGACGGTTGCCTGCAAGGAACTTCTCGTTGTTAGCGTTACCCAACGAAGTAGCTACCCGGCAAGTAGAAGTCAGACTGGAGTGTGCAGACTTGTTGTGGAGAATCGTGGAAGCCGACGCTTGCCCACCGGACAGACTGTTGTTCGCAATCTTGTACGTGGTCTGTTCGTTTTCCTTGAGGTCTTCCAGTTCTTCCATGGTTGCCGCTTGGCGGTTCATGAAACGAGCCTGAACTGTATCACCCGATGCTAGGAACTCAGCCGCTTTCAGCTTGAACTCCTGACCAGCCATCTTGGCTTCCAGACCTTCGTGCTTTACTTTACCCCGACCGACGATGTTACCGGTGATGTATTCGGAGAGTAGAGACGGCAGTACGTCTGGATGTTCGTAGACTGTCATGCTTGGAGCAAACAGCCAACGTTGTTCGAGGATGTCCTTCAAGTACTGAGTGAAGGTGGTTTCGTATTGTCCCCGATCCCCATTCTTTCCACGGTTAATACAGAGGAGAGTAGGGTCAGTGATTTCGAACTTGCCGCCTGGACCAGTAACCCGGAGAACGTAAGCCTTGCAGTCCTCTACGGGTTTACCGGTACGTCTGCTCAGGAACAGAGCCATATCCCGACGATAGTTACCCAATACGTCTAAGTCGCGTTTATACGCAGACGCTGGTTTAACAAAATGGTTTTCCATTGTTGCTCCTAAAGCTGTGGCCTTTCATTCTATTGTGCACTCATAGATTTAATTACTGTCGGCATAAAAGGGAGCCGAAGCTCCCCTCTATTATTGTTCCGCGACGGTGTGCATGAGATCTACCGAGATAGTCCATTCCTTAAAGAGGTTCCCAATGTGGGTGTTCTCTTCTTCGGTACGTTTAGCCGGTTGATTCACGATCACTTCTTTCAGCGGGAACGGGAACTGTGGCAGCTTGGTATCGGCTGACTTTACTTCCAAGTCAATCTTCAACCAAGGATGACGTTCACCAGACTGTGTGGTGTAGACGTCCACTTCCCATTTCAGGTCAGTGCCTTCGATCGGGAAGAAGTAACGCGTCTTGTTCAGACCTTTGTCGGCGAAGAAGCGGTACTGCTCAAAGAAGTCCTTGGTGCAGACTTGTTCTACTTCTTTCTTACCGAGTTCCCCAGGGGTCTTGGTCTTGACGCACATGTGGAATGTCTTGTCGTCGATAGCCCGGACACGACACTGTGCGAAGGCGCCCTCACCACGATCGCGGTAAGATTCCCATTGCTCTTGCTTTTCTTGGCTGGCGGCTTGTTCTAGCCAATCCCAGTTCTCAACCCGAGCAAAGAAAGCGTATTCAATTTCCTGCTGGACTTCGCCGTTGGCGTCATCCTCAAGCGATATGCTTAAACGGCGAAGTTGCATAAAAAACTCCAATTAGGCAAAAAAAAAAGAATAGGGGGCCGAAGCCCCTTATCCTTCCCTTCCGTAAGCTACCAACGGCCCGTGTTGGTTTCCTACGTTGACACAGCCCAATGCGTCATACATTAGACGTGTGTGTAATCAGTTACTACTCGTGGTCAGTTCCACGTGATCGTAACCAGCGGAAGCCAGTACAGCCAGAATGTCCTCGAAGTCATCCGGGGAGACTTGGGAGATCTTGGCGGTAATGGTGTTGAAGTTCAGCGAGACGATGGTCGACTCACGAATCCAAGGCAAGCCCAGGATCTCGAACTCTCCCGACGGGTGTTGAATACGAACGTACATGTACGCCGTAGGATCGTCAGGAGTGCCCACTGGTAAGGAGTTGTACACGTTGACGTGCTTCTCCTCAACAGACAGACCCAGTGCTCGGGCAGTGGTGTCATCAATGATGCCCAATACCTTTACGTTTTTGTAGCTCGAGGGCAGCACCGCAGTCGGATACACCGAGAACGATACTGTGTCCTTGGGCTTTAGTTTCTCTTGTGTAGCCATGAAAGCTCATGCTCCTTATATTCCACGAACACTAATCCAGACGAGTTCATGATTCTGATGGATGTAACCGGACCACGAACCATGCGGCGCCAGAAGAGTTCTTCCTTGGCTTGTTCCACGGTTTCCCAGAAGTACTGGAAGGTCTCGTGGTCAAACTCAGGAATCTCGAGGGAGAAGGGATCGAGCAATCCAAGAACTACACTGGCGAGCAAATCGAATTCTGGGCATTCTTGTGATTCCTCTGGTTCATCCACTGGGGCATCAACCATAGCAACCGAAACGCACAGATCACGATATTGTCTCATGGCCTCCTCTAGGCTCTTTGAAACGAAGACAACTCGACCCACGATAACCCTTCCTTATACGCGCTCCACAAGGATCGTGTGGCTCACGATGGTTTGCAAACGGTAATGTAACATGTTCGCACTGTCATATAGTTTCATCTGGTAGAAGCAAGTCCGCAGGGATTCTGCTAACTCCCGGATTGCTCGTGCCAAGATTACACCGTCTTCACTCAGTCCGCCGTTGTTCCGGCTGAACATGGCTTCTGCACAGTACGTTGCAATGTCGCTCATGTTATTACCGTCACGAAGATGATTAATTACATCAGCAACGATTTTGTTCAAGTCGTAATCGGCAACTGTCATCATGGCTGCTGTCGATCGGAACTGCCTTAACATGGCAGCACTGTTTAATGCGTAGTTAGTCATAGCCTTTCCATCCTAGGTGGGGCTCTGGCCCCGTTAGCTGAAGGTGTTGATCAAGATATTTCTTCCGACCCATTGAGCAATCCCGTGGTAACCTAGGTTAGGCTGCGGGACGTATTGATTAACCATCGCCTGTATCCGCCCGTGTAACTCCTGAGCAAGGCATGTAAGCTGATGGATGGTGATTGCCTCATCGTCGGTCATTTCCATCTGAGGATTCGCACGATGAGCTATGAAGTAATCTGACATGACGGACATAGCCGACCAGGTAAAACCTGGTCGATTATTGAACGAAAGGTTCAGATTAGATACATCGAAGGACAGGTGCACCAGATCCATTAGGCTGAGCTTGTGCTCAGCCAGGTATGGGGACAGGTGTTCGTACTCCTTGATGATCCGCTCCACAGGTACAAGGATTTTTGGGTTTTGCACGATGATAAAACCTCTCATATACACCTACTGATTAGATGTCGTTGAGTTCGATTCCATACCCTCGATGGAATAGTCGCATATCAAACGACTGGAAGTCTATTCGCCTCACATAGCGTGCTATCACTTTCTGGACACGGATGTAGTCGTCCTCGTAAGTGAGCATTGGAATATGGTTACGCATGAAGCGCTCATACTCCTGGTTACTCAGGTTCTGGATTAGAAAATCATCCATGGCACAAACCACACTGGCATCGTAGTCGTAAGGATCACGAGTCAGCTCACCATAGATGACGTTCTGGATGAAGTCTTCACGACTCAATCCCAGCAGCGATAACACTTGTGGCGATACTGCTGGGAGTGTGTCATCAGGAATGTAGATCCGCATGGTTATTCCTAGATGTCGATTAAGTCGCCTTTAACACCAAGGTGCTTACGAAGCGATTCTGGGTACCAATCACCCTGATCAACCCCGTTCTGTACCTCTTGCCTTAAACGTTCCATAGGCGTGCCCTCAGGACGACAGAGAGCCAATTGGGAGATCACAATGTCGCTGCGACCGGTCATTTCGAAATGCCACGACCAATCATCAGGGTTCACTTGGATCAACCGCCAGATGTACCGCTTGATCGAATCAATGGCTTCATCAACCATGTCCTCGGCTTCAGCGGCTGGTATAGTTGCATCGTACTCACAGATCTGTCTTACAATCTGCGCATGAGCTGAGAATACGTTGCCGTAGAAACAGTTCTCCGCAATGTGCGAGATCATGCCTGCGAGGTTCAGGTATTTCGCTTTGTTACCTAGCCACGGCTGTAACCGCATCTCCAGTTGTTTAATTACTGGAGTTCCAGGGATGACATAAGTGGCCATTAGTGTTGCTCCAATCCCAAACGCGGTAGTCACCTTTTCTCTCCACTAACAAGTTCTCACCCAAAGGTTTGATCAGACAAACGTCCCAAGTAGAATCACCGAACAGCTTAGTGAACACTTGGTTGATCGCACAGTAAGTCGGGTCCATTACTTCATCAGTCAGGATGGCATGGAACTCGGGGTGTAGGTGTTCATCGTTTGGGAACAACCGGGTCATGGCCCCAGATACGTGACCATGTTCGAGGAACTCCCGAGGGAATGCTCCGAAAGCTTTCGACAGCGTACGCTTACGAACTTCGAATTCGTACCAACGCATCCAACCGCGAAGCTCTTGTAGCACCATAGCTCGAGCCATCAAACGACACTTACTAGCTGTCGCTACCGGGATTAGGTGTGACAAGCCCACAGCAATGAGCGTGTTGTCTAACCGGAATTTGAATTGTAGCGCTGTTGCATCGACAGGATACAAAAAGTCCATGGTGGTTCCTAACTACTTAAGTACAGTCCTGTTGGGCGAATGTCTATTCGCAACTCACCCTCAGGAACATGGTGGTAGCCCTGTGACGTGATCAACTTGAACAATCTACTGCGGAGGATGTTACTCCGATCAATGCGATGGATTACTCTCAGTATCGCCGGATTCACCGATACGTCTACGCTGAGTAGTGTGCAGGCCTCGATGCAGTCAGCCAACCAAGCACGTTCCACTTCATTAATAGTTGTCATGAAATCACAACCAGCGAACTGGTCACGAATCTCTGGCAACAGGATTGTTCCAGCTATCTCTTCCCGGACTAAGATTTGTAGGTTCCGATAATCGGCAACCAGTTGAAGTCCCATAGTTTCTCACCTTTCTGAAGGTTAGTCACTTGGATAATATAGGTCTCAAACTTATTGGTTTAACGTGTATGCCCTTTGCTCTATAGGATCAGGGGTCTATGTCAATTTAAACGGTTCGTTGAACCACGGGGCTTACAGACGGCATAAAGAGACGAAGACTCGCTAACACGCCCATGAGTAGGAATGCTAACGAGTCTTGTCCACACCACACCGAAAGCCGCTTAGGAGAACGACTGAATGAAGCACACGAAATGCTTCCCCAAGTGCATTCAGACAAGAGTGGCCACTAATGACCCGAATGAACTTGAGGCTGCATTTAGACGCTTAGACCGACCACTCGAAAGCGCACGGTCCGACTATCTACAACTTGTGCCCTTCGCGGGGACACCTTACCTTTTGGCTAACCTAATTCTTGCGAGGACTTAGGTCGGCACCTTACTACCCCGTTGTTATAAGGTATAGGTACAACAGGGCCTGGCCCTAACACGGGCGAGGATACACACAGGCGACAAGCCGCGCTCGCAGCGGCCGCCTTATCGTGTCAAGCTACCCTCTCTCTTAGAGTCGTCTACACTTACTGGTTGACCTTGAAGGGGACCTGATTTGGGGTTCTGTCCTAAAAGTAGTAACAGTTCCTACGACGAACAGGGGATTAGCCTGTGAGGGTACAACATGGGGTGAGCGGGAAAGCCGAAACCTTCCAGACAGTTAATGTCCGACGGGGAGGGACCTGTCCAAGAGCTGGGTAGATAAAGTCCAGCTCAAGACTTGCGATACGCTCACTTCTGGTTTAACGGCCGCACCAAGATTGCTTGGTACCACCGTCGTACGCAACTGCTAGACCATTCTTGATCAACAGTTCCGCGATGTCAATGTCGTCCACCATTACCTTGGAGACGATGCGGAAGTACTTGTCGCGTTCAGGTTCAACCAGAGTGATCTGGGTGGCTGAGTCGATGTACTTCTTCAGGAGTAGCCGGGCTTGACGTGCTTTGGCTTTCTCAGCTTCTTGGTCAGCGACTGCTTTACAAGTGCTGCGCATCTCGGGAGTATCAATCCCAGCCAGACGAATACCGATGTTCTTTCCGAAGAGGTCAGGAACCTCAGGGATGTTTACATAGATAGTGTCGCCGTCGTAAACCCGCACAACCTGTTTAGGTTTCAGGTTAAAGCCACCGAAGGCAAAGACGCTGAACGAAGCCAACATCAATACCAGTGTTGCAGCAATGTTTCTAACGTTCATACGTAACTCCAAGTGATATAGAACATAGTATCGCTTGGGGCGATGTATGGTACCCGAAGCCGGGGTCGAACCGGCACGGCCTTTCAGCCATCGCATTTTAAGTGCGGTGCGTCTACCGATTTCACCATTCGGGCAAAAGGGTGCCTTCTCTCACGTCGGGACAGGGTTCTTTGTTTCCGGCGCAGATCCATCACTCATTGAGAGAGAAGACATAACAACGTTGGGGGATCGACACGATAGGATTCGAACCTATGGACCGTAGCCAGCGCTTAGCGCTTGCCTTAAACCACTCAGCCACGCGTCGAAACCCCCAAACTCTGTGTACCACATTAGTCCTCCTAGTTCTGATTACCCTGCGCGTCAGGTCGGTCGTAACTAGGATGGGCGTGTACCGACGCCCCGTTTTACTTCTGTTCCCTAAGGAACCTTCTAATGTGCGGCCCTCGGCAAGATTCGAACTTGCGACCTTCACCGGACCGAAGTCCGACAACGTTCTAACCGACTGAACTACGAGGGCATTACAAATGGCGGAAGGATAGAGATTCGAACTCTAGGACCTGTTACAGTCGACGGTTTTCAAGACCGCTGCAATACCGCTATGCGACCCTTCCGAAATCGAGCCGGGGCTTTCCCCGGAGTCACCACATAGCCAAGGCGGCGGCTATGAACCAATGGGAAACCCTGAGCAAGAGCCGATGGTACTCGGAGTCAGCAAGCTCACCTCTATGGGGTACGAGATCTACGTGTATCGCTGTGTGAGCAACGATCCACTCCTTCGCAGGGGCAGGACACCAGGCAGGGCAGGCGCTTAGTGTTGGGCGGACCGTCTCGTTTATACTCGAGTACAGAAGCGCCTGAGGCGCGGTCCATAAATGGCAGTAGATAAGAGATTCGAACTCTTGTGGCTGTTACACCAACACGCTTTCCAGGCGTGCCCCTTAAGCCGCTCGGGCAATCTACTGTAGTGCTTCGATCATTACCCGGTGTGCGGTATATCGTATCCGCTCAGGCGTCCCAGCTAGGATTTCGGGTTGTACCTAGAATGCCGCCTTGGACGGGCGGAGTTATACCTTTCGGCGTTTTTAACTATTGGGACTCTTTTACCGCACCACTGATCGAATTGCTTTATCGGGAATCGAACCCGAGTGAGCCGCCTGTGTGGCAGCCGTTCTACCATTGAACTATAAAGCGTGCTTGGCTCCGAGACCTGGACTCGAACCAGGGACCAAACGGTTAACAGCCGTTTGCTCTACCACTGAGCTATCCCGGAATGAAACTTTAGGCCGACTTCAGAACTTCAGTGACCTTGATCTCGCGATCGTCGTAGACAACGCGCTGAGCTTGTTCACCGTCTTGCAGGATGAACTTCTCGTACACTTCGCCAGTAACGCGATTCACGATAACCACTTCGACTTCTTTATCGGAAGCGCAGTGGGCTTGAGTAATAACTGTAGTAGTCATGACGACTCCTTAAACAGGGCGACGGTTGTAGTTGACGCGCTTAACTTCAAGCTCGACGAACAGCGCAATCGGATACCCTTCAGGCAGTTGTACAGCAACCTTGGAGTTTGTGGTCTCTTGGTTAACCGTAATGCTGAATGGAATTTTAACGACGCTACCGAGAGTGCCGTTGAGGTGAATGTCTCGACCGATCTTTACAGACCGTGAGAAAGTCGCTGCAACTTCAACATCGTCTTTGGTAACGATGCGGAGAACCTTGACTGAGTCAATGCTGTCCGTGATGTCCACAGCAACGCCACTGGCTCCTACCAGACCGAACAGGCTCTTGGCATCACCGTCTTTCAACGGGAGGCGTACATTGGAGACGTCAGTGTTGATGGAAGGTTCCGTCAGGATCTCCCAGTCTTTACCCAGTTGATCCGATTGAGCCGGATGCCACGGGGTGAAAACGTTCTGAGCTGTCTTCATGCCAACCCACGGTGCCAGTGTTGGACACTCGTTCTCACCAGGCTTGTAGCCCAGGGTTGCACAACCTACATCGTAATTACCCGGAGTGACTAACACCAACCACATGTCTTTGCCATTCCAACTTGGGCGAGTAACACGCTTGCCTTCATGCAATGCCGCAATTGCTGCACCGAAGTCCATGGGTAATTCCTTAACAAACGAGGATAGGGACTGGAATGCCTTTCTCGGCACAGACGCGCTTTAAAGCTTCGTCTGCATCTTTCCAGCGCTGTAGTCGGGCGAGGCTTTGCTCACGAGACTGCGGAGTAATCTTGGAACGATCCAGATCACGTAAGCGAAAGACCGGAACCATGAGGCCTCCTAAAACGTGGCGGCGGGTGAAGGATTTGAACCCTCGGGGCTGTTACACCCTCTCCCTTAGCAAGGGAGCGCATTAAACCACTCTGCCAACCCACCGTGAAAATGGCGCCTCCGAACGGACTTGAACCGTCGACCCCTAGCGTGACAGGCTAGTGCTCTAACCAACTGAGCTACGGAAGCGTAAACGTCCTGAGGAATATGGACTCTGCAATCACCCAGACTGTGCCTGTAGGTGCATCGCGTGTAGGCTCAAGGTTCGTGTAGACTACCATGGGCCAAGAACAGTCCTGAGCATGACGAGCAAGGCTTAGCACTTTAAAGCGCAGCCCGCTAGGAGATAGATACTCTCCTTTCTCTTCAATAGTCTCAAGCATGTTCGTTCCTCGAATTTGTTGCCTACTTGCTTCCCGTTTGAAGCGGGTTGCTAAACTCATGTGTAACCAGACGCCCCGCAGGTCATGGGCTTTATCTATCTAGCCAAGCCGCCCCCGAGGGCACCGAGTTAGATCCACTGGATTACGAGTTAGGTGATCCTCTCAGCGTTTGTCACGCCAAGTTAAACATGAAGACCGGGAACGGCTATCCGCGAATTCGCAAGCCAATAGTTCTTCAACGTAAGGATCGTAAATGGTGGGTGAGGTAGGATTCGAACCTACGAAGCCATCGGCGTCAGATTTACAATCTGATAACTTTGAACCACTTGTATACTCACCCGGTAAAGCTGACAATGTTAGGCATCGAAGCCCTGCTAGTTCCCGGACCGCACTAGCTTTCCATTAACGACGGCTGACGCGTTGTCAGCTATGGCCCTCGCTAATGACTCCCCAGGAGTGCACTGCCACAAAATGGTCCTCCGCTGTCGGATCTACCGACGCGACCGCTTCAACTGACCCCCGGCGTACGGGACGTTTAGGTTACACTAGAACAACATTCCCACGCAGTAGCGTTCACAATGCGCACTCTAATGGCCTTGGTCTACAGAGGATGAAACTATGAATTTGGCCCCGAGGGGTGGACTCGAACCACCGACCTCCCGCTGGCAAGCGTGTTTAAACGTTCTCGCCACGTTAGTAGCTATCAACGTAACCGCATGTCTAACGAGTGTTCTAACCGACTGAACTACCCAAGGGATTGAAAGACTAACCGCTACCCCGACCTACGGAATGCAATACTCACTGTGACCTCTGGAGGAAAAGAAAGAAAACCCCAGAGCAACTCGGTATGCAATCGAGCCATGTAACACATTGAGTCGGGTCACGCTACTCCAACCGCAGAACACCGGAAGTCCGTCAAGTCCCAGTAGATTCCCCTTTCGCCGTGAAGCTAGAGGTCGTGCTGGAATCCCTGCTATCGGTCAGTAACGTGTAGGTCTCTCAATAGATCACTGGAGTATGTAAATTATTACGTAAACTCAGGCAAAAAAAAAGGCCCGGTGAAGGGCCCCATTGGAAAAGGGTGTTACGGAATCTCTGGGAAGCCCACGATCTTCAGGACTAGGTTACGCTTACGGCGATACCAACCAATGGATCTGGTAGGGTAGCCACGTTCCTCACTCTGCTTACGAATGGTCTCGTCATCTTCAAACAGCAGGGGGACTGGGAAGTATCTCCAGTGTTCTTGACTACCGTGCCTGACTAAGGCGTGGAGTGTACGCTTACTCCAATTGCCGGTGGTAATGCCTTCGATCAATTCTTGTTTGATTGCTTCGATGCACTCGGCTGCGTTGGAGGCGTTGAATAGATTGTTGTAGTGCGCAACAGTTGTACCTGACTCTTCGTCGTTAGCACGTTTCATGATGTATAGGACACCACCATTCTCATGCTTGGCAATGTTACCGTTAGCGTAAGTGTGAGTGTGGTATTCGCGGGTCATGGGTAATACCTTCTGAGGCCAATAGATTAGAGGGAGTTTGTAGCGTGTACACCAAAGTAATATATATCTGAAACTTCTTTGATTCAACCCCGAATAGAATGAAGGGTTATTTTACTTTGGGGTGTTCTAATGAACCGTTTGCAGGAACTGGTACAGATCGGGGAACTCGATCTAACCTACAGTCCTGAGGGGCTGGAGATGATGGAGGAGGCTTCTGCTGAAGTCCCTTCCAAGACGATCTACATATTGCTTACCGATACCAAGACTCTGGTCAGTAAGGTTAGCCGTATGGTTACAGGTGATCCGTACAACCACGTGTCGCTGATGCTGTCTGATGACTTCGATGATGGTATCTATACCTTCAGTCTGGGGAACGGCGTCAACGGCATTAAGGGTGGCTTCATGGTGGAGGATCGTGCAAACCTGAAAGGGTCTCACTACTCCATGTACAAGATGGGAGTCACCTCTGACGCGTACGACAAGATCAAGACTCGAATCACTGACTACGTCAAGGGTATCGAGAAAACGTCATACAACCATCTGGGGTTGTTTAACGCGATCTTCAAGAAGAACATCTTTAAGACCGAGGATGGCCAAACTTCGATCTGTTCTGAGTTCGTCGTTGAAGTCCTGAAGTTCTCCGGCGTAGAACTCTTCGCCAAAAGATTCGCCAGCTCTGTAAGACCTTACGAGTTGATCAAATCGAAACTGTTGAAGTTCCACCGTCGTGGCGTCATAAAACCCTAAGTCTAGACCGGCTCACTTAGGTGGGTCGGTTTATGGCGGCATAAAAGCGCGGCTCGAGGGAATCTCGAACCTACTCCAGAACTTTCACAGCCCGGTAGGGCAGGAGCGTCTGTTTCGCGTTGGAATCCCTGCGGCTTTGCTTTTATGTTTTCTTACTGTCAAACACGTTGGCTTTTTGTGGCTGTGATCGTCTTCTTTCCAAGGCCTTGGTAAGTGTTGCCTTAGATCCACACTAGCTCAGGTACACCCTTTACGTGCTCCGGCCTCACACTGAGGCTCTATCAACATTTGAATGCTCGTGAACCTCTAAGCGCTATAAGGTGGCCAAGAGGTATGCTTGCCCGGCCCTTTGCCGAGTGCATTACCACCGTGCCACTTATTGATGGGCTTAGAAAGGCGCAAGGCTATTGATTGTGGTTTGCCGGAATCTCTCCCTATGTCGGGTATCAAACTGAACACGAGCAAGTGCGTCAGTCTGAAAAGTGCGAACACTCTAACCCAACTAGAAATCCCCAACCAAAGCCAGTTCTTCAACTCTTCTGTCACGGTGTGCGCGTTAACCGTTGGACTTTCAGTCATCAGATTATACTGGAGGTCTCCTATGACTGGCACGCACCTCGAGCGTGGGTCAGCGGAATCCCCGCAGCGAGTCTCGGACTCGCAGTACGTAGATGAATGGAACAGTCCGGCAAGTCGTACCACACGTCCACGGCGCGATCGCGCCAGAGGTCGCTATGAACCAAGCCAGCATCAAACTGACGGGGCAGTAGCCCAATCTGCTCAGCGGTGACATGGTGTGGATTATGATAACCGCGATAGCTACCATCGTCTTCGACGACTTCGATACCGCGATCTATCAATGCTTGCGCGACTAACGAACCTAACCCTAGACAGCCCCCAATGAGGAGAACTCTCAAGTGCAGTCCTTACTCAGCCCAACCCTACTCCTGAAGGGCGGTTCTCGACCATGTGTTTAGCAGGATCGTAAACCACCTTCTCGTAGCAGTTGTGCCAAGGCTTTCCTTGACAACACGTACAGTGGAACGGAGCAGCCGCTGGAGAGGTGAGTAACTCAATCACCCCGCACTTGTCACAGGCGTACTCCAACAGCGCTCCACCACTCATTACAGCACCAGGCCGTCGTCGGTGACGGTGTCCTTGGCATCGTTGATCAACTTCTGGGCAGCAGCGCGGCCTTCGCTACGCTGTTCGAAGTCGTTGATGGTCGATTGTAGGCGATCGAAGGTAGCACCCAGGTGTTGGGTGGATACCACGAAGTGCAGCTCCTGGATGTCTTTCACCGGATGTAGGAAGTAGCCAGTGCAGGAGTATTCCGGCACGGGGGTTTCCAGATGCGGCTGATTACGATCGGCGTACAGCGAGGCGATCGAGATCGGGTCAGCAATTTCAGACACGTCGCTGGCGCCAGCGAAGATGTCCAGCAGAACCAGTTGAGCTTCTACGCTGGTCGACTTGTTGATGTTCAGCCAGTTGTAGATGTCCTTGGTGTCCAGCTCGGCGTTCTGACGCGAGGCCAGGTAGCACAGGCAGGAGATTGCGAAGTCCAGTTGGTCGTCGACAATCTTGCGAGTAGCTTCGCCGCCGTTGTGACGGTAGAACGCGACCAGCGGTTTGTCGATTTGCTTGGTGATAGCCGACAGGGACTTCACGGTGTTCAGGGTGTTGCGTGCAGTGATCGCAGCTTCGGACGAACCGGCGGAAACGATAACTACGGAGTGACCACGGTCAGCCAGCTCTTTTGCCAGCAGTGGGCCGATTACCGAACCCGAACCGCCCGACGCCGAGAAGACGACGATGTTGAAATCTTCAGGAGCCTGCTTGAGCAGGATCTGTTTGATGACTGCGGAGATCTGCGCGTGGTTCTCTTTACGCACTTTACCGGAGCCGTCGGTTTTCTCGAGGATGAATACGTCTTCTTCCTTGACCGTGTCGGTCAGGTTGGAACGACTGGTGTCCACGAAGCTTGGGAGCAGATCCGCGAAGCCCGGTGCGGATTGACGATTCAGGTAACGCAGGGCAACGTTCACGCCCAGACCACCACAACCGTACAGACGCACTTTACCTTTACCTTGTTCCATTTTCTACATCCTAGATCAGTTAATTTCGACGGTAGGTTTTACAAGAGTCGCATTACTCTCAATAGATACTACCACGGAATCTTTTTTTACAGATGCTCATAAGTATCGGGTACTTTATGACCGTAGGTCCACATCTATAACCTCGAGGCCTTTATGAATCCTATTCAAAAAGCAATCTCGGACGTCAAAGCGAGTATCCCTCGGGAGATCCTCGAACGCACGTTCATGAAGCCGGACTCGATTGCCTACGGTACACGCAGCTCTTATAGCCCTACCTCGTTAGACTTCCGTATTCGTACGGCGGTGATCGAGGGTAACGTTCTACCTGACTGTAACTTGGTCGGTGGTACTGAGGTGACTATTCCGTTGAGTTCAGTGATCCCACAAATGGTTTCTGACTACAACGTGATCTACCGTGTGCCGAAGTCTCTCACCCAGAACCGCAGTATCCTGAGACTGTTACACCTGACCTTCGGTGATGGTGGTGTGGTCGGTAGTATGAACTTGGCTATCCAAGGTCGCTCTGCCATGATGGATGCTGCTCAGGGCGTTCTACAGGCTCACCTGCCGATTCCTATCGTCTCCACGGCGAACTTGGAACTGGTAGCAGAAAACACGGTCATGGTGAAAGACAACATTACCATGCCGGGCAACCCGTACTTACGTTGTGTGGTAGAGGGCGACACTGAACTCAACCACTTGCAACCGACTTCGTATAAAGCGTTTTCGAAGTTGGTGGTATTGGCGACTAAGGCGTACATCTTCAACAACATTGCGATCCCGATGGACCAAGCAGCACTGTCGGGTGGTATGGCGTTAGGACGTATCCGTGAAATCGTCGATGGCTACTCGGATGCTTACGAGCAGTACGATACCTACTTCGAGGAAGTTTGGCGTAAGGTGGCGATCTTTAACGATCCAGAAGCCAACAAGCGTCACCTCAAGTTACTTACCGGGGGTCGCTGGTAATGTATCAGGAGGGCTCGGGTAGTACCTTTACACACAACGGGAAAGAGTATCCGCTCGATCCCTTTCTGAAACGTGCTGCCAAACTTCCAGTGAAGCAGCTTTATATCAGCAAACTGAAGTGGAACCTTGACGGACTGACGTTAGACCCTGTACGCGTGGCTCAGGCCGACCCTAGCGTGCCGATCTTGTTTACCATGGACCCGAAGTGGGGTTACGTGATAATCGACGGTACGCATCGTTTGGCGAAGGCGGTGCAGGAAAAGCGTTATTCCATCCCAGGTCGTGAAATTCCCTACAGTTGGTTTGCTGAAGTTGGAACTGTCTCTATGGAAGATGATTCGAACCCTACCTACACCGTGGGCAAAGTTACTCGTGAGCAGGCTTTCGAGTGGTTGTCACAATACGATCAACGTCGTCCTGAGTTCCCAGTACAACCGGGTTCTGTGGACGGTGAAGAGCGTGTGTACGCTTTCGCTTGGCACGGGGACGAGATCGTAGGCTACGCTTGCCTGTTAAACGGACAGCGTTACCTGATCGACATGTTCGTGCCTGAGTCGGGACGTGGCAAAGGTGTAGGACGTCAGTTAGTAGATTCTTTGCTGGTTGACCTAGTGGTTGTGAAGAAGTACCAGACAGACATCATTGCTTTCCTGAAGGCTGTGGGGTTTACGCTGGAGAACGACTTCGTGAACACTAAGATCTATCGGAAGTACCACGGACCTAAGGTCCACGCTTACTGACGGCATAGAGGCTCCCGTGTGGGAGCCTCGTTATGCGCTTAGCGACGGTAGTGTCGGCTGAAGTTGAAGTACGGGGAGTCCTTCAGTTGAATCACTTCATGGCCAGCAGCAGCAAAGGTAAAACGCCCTACGCTGGAGGACAGGACAATCGCAGACTTATCGCGGGGTTCAATGTTCCACGAAACCTTACGCACTTTGTCTTCGTAGCTAGGTGCTAGCGCTTCCCAGTGCTTACGAGCGTACTCCATGATGTTGCCAACCATCCGAGTCTTGATCGGGTCTAGCAGACTGACTTGTTCCAGATCACGGGTTTCACAACGACCTATGCGTCCTGTCAAGTCTTCGATCAATTCCTGAAAGCGTTTTTGGTGATGAGACATTCTAAGGGTCTTCTGAGAGTTGGAGGATTGTTACTACATAGCGTAGTGCTATCACTGTAAAGTAATATCAGAATTTCGCCCCGATTTTTTATTTGTTGTTTAAAGCTCTCTGTTAGTAGTTTGTACGTGGTCTTGACGTACCTGTGGGGTACTAGCCCACTACACTCCTAGGTTAAGCAATTTCCCCAGGGAAAAAGGCTAGCATAGACTACGGAGTAGGCTTTGCTAACGCAGCCACTCACAAAGCAATATTGTTAAAGCTTCGCTTTGTTTCTATTGAACCCCCCAAACCCCCCTTTTCCTTCTTTTGCAAAACAACGTTATACTGACAAAAGATATGCCCTCTAAATTATTCTTTTACCTAAGCAGGGAGCAACCTCCCTGCGTTTAGAGGTAGAAGTAGTCAGACGTGTTACACTCACCACCATGATGCACAACAATCCGAGTCATCAGCAACTTGAAAGCAGCACTAGGTATCTCCATCAACGTATCGCCTAACCGAATGTAGTATCGGTCATACAGCAAACGTTTCAGTTGAGACATCACCGTGATTGAACAACGGTAGTGACATGGCTTAGCACGGATGTCATCCACGAAGGCTACCAGAGGCAGGTAATCGTAGACAAACAACCGAACTGGAACCAGCCCTTCCTTTGAATCAACACCCACTTCCCGCAAAGCTACGAATCCATCCACAGAGCCCTCTAGGAGACGCTCTAACGAACGATCTATGCTTCCGAGTACACACCCCAAGATTTCAGCTATCGTCGTGTCAACGGCTACTGACTGCTCCATCGTAATCTCCGTGCATAAAGGAGGCTGCCCTAAAGCAACCCCCTTTGATTAAGCGGCGCAGGCCACGTACAGCGCTGCGTCTTCGAGACTCGCTACTACCACCGCACCAGAGTCAGCCACTTGAGTTAACAGGCGGCTACGTTCAGGAGTAGTAGGACGACCCACCACCACTGCACGCTCAGGATCACGCATGGCTTGTTCAGCACGCTCTACAGCGAACTGCGATAAACCTGGTTCTTCTGGCAAGACGTAGATCTGCGTCGCATCGGCGAGTGCTTTCATCACGTCCTCTACAGCTTGCACTTGGAACTGGAGAGTTTCCAGGGATGGGGTCGAGATTGCACCAACGTTCCAGACCTTAACATCCTTGTGGCATTCCATCATGATGGCTTCCCACTCACCCGAACCAACGTCACCGTGAATGATCACGTTACGTTCGTTCTTGATCCCGTCTACGTCTGCCAACTCGTTATTAGGAGTGGCCACGTGATCAGGACTTTCATCTGCTTCATCAGAAGCATCGAAGTAATCACCGAGAGACATATCGAACTCCTTTAGTACAGTTGGGTCTCATAAGATCGCAAAAAAAAAAGAGGGAGTGTAACCTCCCTTCTTTTGTCGCCATCAAACGCGTTGGCGTAGGATAGCTTTGCCGCGAGTAACTTGAATGAAGATGCCACGTTTACGGGAGTCAGGGTTTTCACCTTGATCGTCCAGCGTGACAGTCATCCCAGCTTCTTCACAGCGTTTCACGTTTACGGTGTTCAGCAAACCGTCACGTTGAATCAGACACTTGTGAATCCGCTCACCCAGGAGTTTGAGTTCCCGGAGTTGCGGTTGAACATCTTGCGGGTAACCTTCCAGCAACACCACATGCTCATAGAAGATTGCGAAGTGGCGAATCATATCGCCTACCGGATCTTCAATAGTGGTGACTGGTTCGGACAGTGCCTCGTCTTCAAGGGGTGGGTTCCAGCGAGTGCGCAGTTCGTCAATCGCTTCCTGTGTCTTCTCAACGCCGTAACGTTCGGTCATGATATTGGCCAGCCCTGACATGATGCTGTCGCGAGTGAAGGTAATATCTGGGTTCTTCTCGAGGAACGACTCGAGGAACGATTTACCGGGTACATAGGTTTCGTCAGACATGGTAATTCCTTTTGGGGGCTCTTCACCAGTATAGTGAGGAACCAACATGTGGGGAGTGTCCATGATGCAGGAGAAGTCACAGGAGATTTCGTCTTCGGAGACAGTAGTAGATTGGTTCATGTTACACTTCCGTTTTAACAGTTAGGTTTGGTTCAAGGGGTTCTTGGTAGTGCGCTCGGATTAGCACACCACGTTTGGGACCGTTCTGCCCGTCGATCCACTCGATCTCTTCAGCTCGGTAGACCGGTTGGATGTTGGTGTACATTCCAGCGTAGTGCTGGATCGATTCAAAGAACACCGGAAGCTCATCAGGGAACTGTGCCAGTAAGCCCCTGAGGTCCCGAACTCTTTGTTGCTTAATAAAGATGCCGGACATAACTAAGCCCCTTGACCTTCAGGATCTTCTGGGTCTACGGGATCAGGTGGGCACTGACGGATGATCAGGCAAGGGATGTCCTTACCAAAGAAGCCGTAGGTAGTTTCCTCGACTACGTAAGCAGCTTCGATGTTACCACAGACAGGTGCAACGCGTTCGAAGAAGACATCCAAGTTTCTATCCTTGGTTGCCAACAGATCGCACAGCGTACCTGCGTTGAGTTGACGTCCTTCCCGGTCTTCAGGATAGTTGTAGTCTTCGTCGGGCAAAGGCCAGAGGCAGGACTTAGGGAAGTTGTAGGTTTGATCAGTACCAGGTAGGCGAACCTTGTACATCCCAGACTTCAACCATTGCTCAACCACCACGATCTGACCCAGGAACGGTCGGGCATCAGCATCGATGCCGTGGTCACCAATGTTCTTTTGTTGGTAACGCTTTCCGATGTGGAGTTGGTTATTGCGGTAAAGTCTTTCCATCTTTTCGTTCTGCACAACTAGGCTCCCATAAAAAAGAAAACCACAGGAGCCCCGAAGGACTCCTGTAGCTATTACTTACTTGCCGTCAACGCGAACCAGATCCCACAGGGTGTTCTTGTCGAAGTCGCTGTAGTCAGCGATGCGGTCAGCCATGTCGTCTTCTTTGTTCATGACGTTGCCGCCAACCGAGCAGGTGCTCAGTTCCACAGTACCGTCTTCGTTCAGCTCAACTGGGTTGATGCAGAACAGCTTGCCTTCCAGCAAAGCCACCACGTGTTCTTTGTGACCACGTTTGCCGAACACTGCAACGTGCGACAGTTGGATGTTGTTACGGCCTCCGTTGTGACCATCTTTGATCAGGCCGCCAGCAGCCAGCACGCCTTCAACAACCTTGGCGTTGCGAGCACGAATCTTTTCGATCAGTGGGTTCATTGCGATTTCTTCCTTCTGAGGAGTTTGCTCTTCGGTGAGCGAGATCATGTTTTCAGCGAAGTCACCAGTGGCAACCTGACGAGCCAGGTTAGGGTAGTTCCACTCGGTAACAACATTCTGGTAGTTGGTGCTGAACACCGCGTACATGCCATTGTGGCGAACCAGAACGTGGGTGTGACCTTTCTCGTGTAGGAAAGGTTTGTAAGCATCAGCAGGAATCTTGTCCAGCAGGATGTGTTCTACAACAGCGTCGACCACAGCTTGATCGATCACAACAGCTTTAGCAGCAATTTCCATTTCTTCAGCCTCGAGAGTTTTGAACGGGATAACACCGATGATCTTGCCACCGAAAGAATCCCAGTAGGCAGCAGCAGCTTCTTCGATCAGCGCGAACTTGTGACCATCAACGTGGCCAGCGAAGTGCGGGCTGGAAACACGGTAGCCACCTTCAGCACGAATTACAACTTCACGCAGAGGAGCTTCTTTACCGTCTTCCAAGTACACCAGAGTCAGGCGACCATCCTTCACTTTGTACAGACCCAGGAAACCTTCCTGAACCAGTTGACCAGCGAAGTAGATACCATCGTTCTTGATGGCTTGAGTAGCAGCGCGTACAGCAACAACCGAAGTAATGGAGTTCATATTCGTATTCCTTCTGAGGATAAAGTAGTTTGATGAACAAGATTTTGTATCCTATTCACCAGAGTAATATAGACTTGAGATTTTTTTATTTCGACTTTTATGCCCTACGTATTTTGTGACTATAGTTTCTCCTGAGGAATGGCGACATGACCGCTAGCATTAAGGGGGTCTTCACCAGCGAGCTGAATGACCTAGAGCTTGACCCCAAGCTCGTTAAAAGACTGTCCCATTTCAAACACGCTTTCATCAACAAGAACGATGACCACATCAACTTCTTTGGTGGGAACCTGTTAGGGGTGGAAGTGGTACGGTATCTGCAACAAGACCGTGACCAGTGGTTCAGTGAAGTTCTGGACGTGGATGACGTAACCCTGACTGAAGCGTTGTATTCCCTCGATGTCATTAACGAGGAGTTCAAACGTACTTCGGACGTGGTCAACTTAACCAGCGTCTATCTGTTACACGCTCTCTACAACTCCAAGAAGCTGACGGCTACGGAGAAAGAGAAAGCAATGATCGATGTGGTGTACATGCTACAGGTGAAGTTTATCACCAGTATCTTTGCCCACTACTTTAAGTTCCCTGCGGACAAAGAGATTGCTCAGGCGGTCTACGAATCCCTCAGTTACAAGTACGCCCTCAAACGTGCGGGTAGCTGGAACGCTTTGTTCACCGAACGTTCCAAGGACGTGATCAGCCACAACAGCATTCACTTCAAGACCATCAAAGACTTCAACGACGATGATGCGATCTTGTACATGATCACCGACATCCAGGGTCGTATCCGGGAAGTGGTCAAGAAGATGTACGCTGTGCTGATCCAGATGCGGGACAACAAAGACCGTATCCATTCGACCACCAGTGTGGCACTGTCGACTGACGGGGAAGCTATCCTCAAAGACCGGCAGCGTAGCTTCTCCACGTACAAGCGCTATATCCACAGTGTGATCCCAGACCGGGTGACGTTCATTCGTGACGAGGTTGTGTCTGTTATTACAGATGCCATGCACACTATGTCCCCGAAGCTATTTCTGGACGTGCTGGAACACTGTAGCGCCAACTACGGCAAAGCAGGCCACCAAGAGATTGCTGATCTCTGTGACGAGACCTTGCTCCACGCCTTCGAGTTTCTATCCGCTAACCGAACCCTCCTGCGCAATCAGGGCGACCTCGGTAAGCTGTTGACTCGTCTGCGTTCGCTGTACATGGCTTCACGAATGGTTGACCCCACTCTGTTGAAGATGCGTGACCTCGCTGACAGTATCGTCCACAAGTCCAGTACGAGTAAGAACAAAGCAATGCAGGCCAGTCTGCGTACCGGTCTCGAACTGTATATCGTGCTTCGGACTTTCACGATGAACTACTACTCTTGAGGCACTTATGAAAGCATTGCTCCGCGCACTGGGCACCCAGTTCAATACTGAGAAGTCCCGGATGGAGATGATTGTAGAACGTCCACCATTCGAGGCGGATCTGCGTAAGATCATCAAAAGCACCAAACAGATGATCAAGACCACCACTCGGGTTAGCCGTTGGCAATGTCTCTGGTGGAGCGGTTACGAGGAAGAGGTAGTGACGGATTACTACATCGTTCACTTCCTAGTCCGGGGCGATGCTTTGTCTTACTCCAAACGCTACCACACGGAAGTGATTGACCAGCAGCATTTGGAGGCTCTGTACCAAGAGTCGATCTACAGCGTGAAAGGTCATCTGGCTCACGACGAGTTCCAGTAAGGCGCATAAAGAGCCCACCCCAGCGGGTGGGCTCTATGCCGTTAGGCAGCCATGCGAACACCACCCCACGGATTGTTAGCCGCAGGACGTTGTTTGTTCCCCCACGAAATCCCTTTCGAGAAGAAGTCGTTCTGTTGCACACGGGCTTGCTTGTTGTTCCGCACCAGACGTTCATCCGAGGCACGCTTGATCAAGGCGTTCATGTTGTTCACCTCCTCAGTGTCCTCTTTGATACGGCTAGCCAAGAAGCGCAGACGTGCTTCAGTCCGGGTAACTTGGAAGGTATCCGAAGCTTCAGCCAACACAGCGTACAGTCCATCCATTTCCGTACGGTAGTCTTTCTGCACCCGCTTCTCGTGGATCTCTTCCAACGTGAGAGGTTTACTGTTATCGCTAACAGCCGACATCACAATGCTAGCGTCAATCCCGTACCAGTCAAGGTTCGTCCCCATCATCAACATCCAGTTAGCCAACAGCCACGCAACTACCGTGTCGTCGTGTCCTGAAGCATCGTGGTCGATACGTCCTCGCTTCACCACTAGGGCGCGAATCTCTGCGGAGAGTACCTTGTCTCTGACGAGGTGTCCGGCTTTCTTCGCCGATTGTTGCAACACAGTCGAGTACAGGGAGTTCCGTGCTTCCGCCGTGGTGTTGAACCCGAAGTACTTCTTCGTGCTGTCGTAGAACCCAGGAGAACGAGCACCGTGTGGACGTTGCAGTTCTTTGAACAGGTCTTGACGATCGGAAGCTTCGTCGACGATACGGTTGAAGATACGACGGAATGGATCGATGCCGTGTTTCGGCAGAGTCAGGAGCAGGGAGTCTACGATCATTTGACCGGTGGACTTCTTCTCTGGAATCAGCGTCATGTTCGGGTACTTCACCATCAGTTCGGCCAAAGCGTTCGAGAACCGGATCAAGTTGGTTTCGTTCACAGTGAAAGCACCGACTACCGACAGATCCTTCGCACTGATGATTACACCCGCGATGGCATCTCGACCGATTGCTTCCGAGGTATCCAACCCCAGGATGAAACTGTCGTTGCGTTTGGCAGCAGCAAGTTCCACTTCGTCCAAGTACCAACGGATGATGTACAGCTCTTTGGTGATCTCGGTGTGTTTGATCTCGACCACAGAATCGCGAATCTTTTCGTTGAGTGCGGGAGACAGTGGGGAACTCTGCGTACCCGATGTCCACACGTTGAAGAAGTCTCGGTCTGCTGCGTCGCCGAAGGAACTGGCCTGAGACATTGCCTCGTACAGCCATTCATCGGTGTAGCCCAATTGACGGTGACTGAAGGTGGCGTTGATAATCAACTTACGTCCAGCGCAGTTCTTACGAACCATTTCCACCAGAGCATCACGGTCAACACAATCGTAGAACAGTTCAGTCCACGTTGCACCACCATGAATCATGTCGTACATGAAGCGACCGTCACGGTCGTCTTTCTTACCAGCCGTTGTAGTAAAGATGTTGCCGTGTGGACGGCCGTGCATCTTCGCTTCAGCACGAGCGGTAGTAGCAGCAGCCAGGGCCGCAGGCAGAGTAGTACCGATGTGGTTAATGAAGGGACCTTCGTCGATGTGCGCAATAGGTGCGGTAAGTCCCCGACCCAAGTTGTTCGCAGTAGACTCAGAGTTCTGAGAAACGCCAGTGGTGTAGTAGTTCTCGTGGTGCTTACAGGTAACTTCGAATTGGTTGTCCGAGTCGTCACGGCTCCGAGGTACAATGTAGCCCGGCAGCAAGTCACGCAGCTTCTTGATACGCTCAACGTTCTTCTTACGGAGGGTATCGTCCTTTGTGATCATGTTGATGATGGAGTTACCAGCACCGATGAACAGCAGCCACAGCATGATACAGTCAGTAGACACCGACTTACCCGTCTGACGTGGTTGGATCAACGCAATGTCGATACTGTTCAGGAACGCCCAGGTAATCGCAATGTTACCCCGGTTGGCAATGTAGGAGATTGGGTTCGGACCAGCAACAGGAGGAATCCGAACAACCTCACGCAAGAAGTACCAAACGTTCCAGCGGCACTCCAGACCGATAGCGATCTTGGTGGCTTCAGAAAGAATCTCGCAGTGAGGGTCAACACCCTTTAGGTCTTGGTTAATCAAGGCTAAAGGAAAATATCGGTTCTTAACCCCCATCTCTCCATAGAGCGAGACGAGGCGTAGAAACGATTCATTCTTCGTATCGAAGTCAGGCCTTGCAGTAAAGGCCCTCGTCCAATCATTGGCGAATAGAATCATAGGGAAAGTCCTAGAAAGAGTGGGTAGCTCATAACTTAGACGGCATAAAGCCGGAGGTTGCCCTCCGGCCCTAACCTTACAGAGCAGTAACCTGCAATGTAACCATCCCGCCCATGCCCAACTGGAGGTCTCCCTCTTGTAGGCGTTTGACGAAACGAATGAACAACGGTTTCCCGTCCTTCGGTACTTCTGGAACTTGCAACTCCGTGTTCCAACGATCAATTGGGTAAGCGAATTCCTTACCGTTGATCATCAGCATGAAGTAGTTCGGTTCCGGTGCTTGGGTTTCGGATTGAGTATTCACCAACGGCTGAGCGTTGTAGAACACGTCCTTGATCCACAAGTCTTTCAACAGGTAACCCGAATCAATCTTCAGGAGCCAGTTGTTGACGTTGATGAACTTAGCCCGTGCACGCAGACCTTTACCGTACAGCTCAGGTTGCCCCGAGTAGTACTCGATGTTCCATCCGTTGGTCTGGGTGTTACCCGGAGCCAGCAGTGCTACACCGATAGTCTGGGCGTGACGCCAGTCGGAGTAGTTGCTATCGATGTCGGACATGTTGATACCAACGTTGATACGCTGGATCGGACCGTACGACGTCGGGTCGAATGGGTTCGAGTTGAGTGCGAAGGTAACCTTGTCAGTCACTTCGAAGAACTCAGAACGGTTGAGGTTGAACAAGAACCAGCGCAGCTTGTAACCCATGGTGGCATCGATCCACTCTGGGAAACAGAACAACTTGACAGAGTACGCACCGTTCATTCGTGTAGTGGTTGCCCAATACGGAACAGACATGTGCTTAGTGACGTTAGCCGAAGCCCCGTACACGTACTCTTCAGCCGACAGCTTGTACGACAGAGCCAACTCGACCTTCTGCCCCACGATGGTAGCAATGAAGTTCTGCAACCCGTACAGGTTGAACTTGGTTCCGTCGACTGGCATGATCTTGCGAGAGCCGTCGCTGTACGTCACCACACCACGAGCGTTGAGTGCGTCGATCGGCATGTTGATAGCGAACTTCAACAGACTGTCGTCGCCTTCCGAAATGAACGGAGACTCGAGGTGGATACTGGTGATAAACTTCTTCGACGCGTCCGTAGTACGGATGAACGCCGTGTTCATAACCAACAGCTTGGTGATCGAAGTCACGTTACCCACGGCATCGTACAACACCGCAGTAACCACTTCATTGTCCGGCAGCTTCTGCAAGGTGTAACCAACCATCGGAGCTTTCACTGCGTAGTTGATTGCAGAGGGAACACCCGACTGTGGGTTGTTGGGGACTTGCACCAACTCCAGTGGAATGTTCTCACCGAGCAACGTACCGCCGTGATCGTACATCGCAGAGATCACTTTGGATTCGTCACTGATGTCCGTACCCCAGAAGATCTTGACGCTCGACACAGTAGTACCGTAAACCCGCAAGCGAGAGTCGATAGCCAACACGTGAGGAGTAACCGAGGTATCGAGATACACACGGTAGGATTCATTCTGGTGTTCGTGACCCACACCCAACAGGATGTCTTCATCGGACACTTCAGAACCCGTCTTCGGAGGTTCGTACTCTTTGAGCTGACTCAAGCCAGTCAAGAGGTTAACGGCGATTACTTGCCAGAGACCAGTTACCCAGTCCCAGACTTCGTCGTTAACGTTAGGGACGTAGCGCCCCGTACCGGTAGGACCGGTATAGATCTCATCTTTTCGCCACCGACGGTGACCCCGGTTAGGGTCTGTGATCGGGACGATAAACGTATCGCTCATGGTTTAAACCCATCCGTCTTTGATGGAGACGAAGTGACTGAGGTCAACTTTGCCTTCCAGGTATAGAGCTATCGCCCGTTTGAGGAAGTTGTACTGGTAGATGTCCAACTCCGTTTCGTACGACAGGTGGTGTGGATGGATACTTACGTACCGGGTGTCCACGTCACGCTTGCACGGATCGAAATCGAGCAGGTACTCGTAGTCCTTCAACCACCGCTTGATGTCCGGGTCACCGTAGTAGGCTTTCATCTGGTCGTCCCAGATCAACCCACTCATCAAGTCAAACATCACCTTGCACGCAAACGGGCTGAACACCTCGTAACGTTCTTCGATCATGTTCGGGTTGGAGATCACTGGCTCCGGCAACTTCAACGTCAAGTAGTCAGAGATAGCCCTGTCAGTTACTTTAGACTTGGCTCGCAGTGAGTACGTGTTTTCGTCTACTAACCCACGCAGCGGCACTACCACGTCGTCGATCTGGTACGGACTGCCGTTCTTCACTTCAGTCGTCAGATACACACCGCTGTGGTCTTCGGCAAACTTGAGCTTGTCCCGAGTCATAGTCCGACCACGCACCACCATCCGCATGACTTTGTCGTCACGAATGTCGAAGCGACGGTTACGACTGAGCAACCCATTCTGCACAAAGCCAAACTCAGCAGGTGTTTCCAGAGTCATGTCGTCCTGAGGGAAACCTGTAGCACGTCCGAAGATTTGCTGAGGCCCAGACTCGACCAGGAACTCACGGTTGGTCAGGGTTACGTACGGCCAGTTCAAGAAGTAGTCCAGCCCCTCAATGAGAGGATGTCCATTCAGGAACAATTCCAACTTGCCCATCGGCAGGTTCATTGGTTGCTCGTAGTAGTTCCCATCCGTACGCTTCTCAGTCACTTTGATTGGGAAGTAGTACAGGCCATCCGGTGCCGTAATCGACAGGTTAAATGCCAAGAACTTACGGTCATCCCGCACAGCGGTGTACCAGCGTACCCGATCCAGCGTCCACACCACTTCATTGTTAGCAATGACGTAGTCGACATTCGGCGTAGCTGTTACCCATTCAAAGGACGGCGTCCCAGCGACCATCGAGCACTTGTAGAACCGATAGTTGTACGTCGGGTTCAAAGTGCTACGAAGTTGATGGTAGATCGTATCCAACACGTTCGAACCAATCCCCACCAACGCTTCAATCAGCCGACACGCTTCATTACGAGGCGAGTAGAACTTACCTGACGTGTGAGGGTAGTAGCCCATCAAGACACCGTTAGCGTCATGCTCATAGCACGTGGCATCTGTCTGTAACCCAATCGGCATTTCTGCAAAGCGGTCACGAGGCAGTACGGTGACTTTCTGTGGAGTGTCAGCTACCAGTTTACTGATGGCGTTGTAGCCATAAGCATCCTGAACCATCTTCCGAGTAATGTCAGGACCTCGAGCCCCCATCACCTTCGGATACATCGCAGCCTCAAGGTTGTCGGCACGCCACACAGCAACAGTGGACTCCAGACCCAACATCGCTTTCGGGATGTCTTTGACCTTGAGTTTGTACAGCTCTTTGATCCGAGAGTTCTCGTCAACCAGCGGACGTTTCCAACCAGCTTCCCGAATGCACAAACGCACTGTGATCTCAGCTAAGTCATGCCACCCATCGGTAGCAGCAACAAAGCCCGCCACATAAGGCACCACGATAGCGTAGTCCTTGTGCGTAACCATCCGCAGTGAATCCGGTTGGTTCTTGTGGTGATAGACCCCACGGTAACGACCGTTGGTTTCTTTCTTGATCAGGTAGATGTCGATGTCGTCTCGGTAGTCAATCGTCACCTTTTGATCGTCAACGTAGTGGAGCAAGTATTTACGCTTGTTGTCCACCAGACTAACGAAGGTGTCGAGATCCTTGAGCGGTAAGTCCACTACACGACGGATCGTGGAGTCGTAGACGTACTCAACAATGTCACCCGGTATTACACGGTCAGGTTGGAAGTCATCCACCAAGTAACCGTTGATGTAAGCGTAGGTGTGGCCAAGCTTGGCCTTCCACACCAGATACTCACGTTGGAATGTCAACAGCTTCGCACGATCGTCGTCGTAGGTATAGCCGCTGATCTTGACCATGTTCACGTCTTTGTACGAACGCTCAGACGCAAAGAAGGCGTTGGAGTACACCCGGAAGTACAACGGGTTGTGGTACAGGCTACCAAAGATCTCGTTACGCTTAATGGCGATAACAATGTTGCGATCCCCCATTACCTGTAGGTACGCCATGTGGCGAGGGATTTGCACACCGTCAACGTTGTACAGATCCACAATCATCTTCGCCTGTTCACAGACAGTCGAGAATGGTGTCCACGTCTTCCACGAGTTGATCAACCCGAGAAGCTTAGGATGAATCTGTCCAATCCAATAAACGTTGAAGTCATCTTTGCGGTTTGGCAGATGGATTGTCTGCCATTCCACATCGACGGTACGAGAGACTCCGAACTTCCCAGTAATGTGGGCCATTCGGTAGATGTACTGGTAGTCCTGGTCAGGCGTACACCAGACGTTGTCTAGTGCGTGCTCAATCAGGTAATCAGACATGTAAGGCCTCGATCAGACGTGAGAGGTTCAGGATGAAGGACTTGCCTGCACCACTGCGGTCCGCTTGCAGTACAACCTTAGCCACACCAGAGTTACGGTAGCTACGATCGAGCAGGGACATATACACCATCGCCAAGAAGGTCGGCAGGTGTTCCAGTGCTACAGCCATGGTCTCTTTGTTGTTGAGACCGAACCAACCACCGCCCACCAGTGCGTACACCAGACGGACGTCCATATCGTTGGCACGTTTGCTGTTGAGGACTTCCTTCAGAACTTGCAGGTAGTCGTCAATGCTTTCCATGTGACGCAGAGCGCCAGCATGTTGGAAGATCACATCGGCTGGGATCTTGGTCGCACGAGCCACTTTCAGAGAGATGCGTTGCAGCTCACGCTCTTCGAACGGGCCTTCAGTCGGCTCTTGGAAATGGCAGATGTACCAGACCGCACTGACCATGGTGATCAGCATTTGTTCTTGTGGACTGAACATCAACTGACGTGTGATCTTCTCACCCAGGAAGCGAGAGAATACAGTCAGAGGTAAGTCGCCCAGGCCAGCCATATCAGCCAGACCGTTTTGTTTGGCGTACAGCGTCAGAGCACCACGAACCACGTTGAAGGTGTATTCAGCGTAGTTGGACGGAGTCAGTGGCTCGCCTTTTGGACCACGGGCATAACCGCGACTATCGAGAACCACCAGCTCACTACCCGACCGATCTTTGAAGAACAGTGGATGTGCGAACGGCGGTACTTCTTTGTTCTCAGGACGGATACCATACAGCCCTGGAACCATCTTCCCGTTCATCGCCATCGGCGCCAGATCGCCTTCAATATCAGCCAGGGACAGAGCCTTGGTAATCCCGCCCATCTGGTATCCAGCGCAGGTTTTAGTTTCGTACGGAGAAATCTTCATTCGCTCAGGTCCCCTCGAAGGTTGTTGTAAAAGTTTACAAAACCGACATATGTACTTTCCAACATGGATAGTATGATGTATTACATCGGTTTACGGCAACTATACCATTCAAGTCAATTCTCCCATGAAAGGACCATGGCCTTAAGTGACGAGAGACTGGTTTGGGTACCCAAGCGGTAATTTAGATAGATCTATCACAGGAGCTGTTATGATCAATATCAGAAACGGTGCTCCTCGTTCAATCCTGTTGGGCATCAAAGACGAGAGTGGTCGCGCTCCGGTAATCTCACCGGAACTGATCCCGTCTCACTTGCCGCACGTGTTCGTCTTTGCCGAACGCGGGCCGCTTCTGCCGCAACTGGTTGTCGGGGACAGCCTTCTCACCACGTACGGGGCTAAGTCTTTCGACTACCGTTCCAAGTTTGCAAACCACCAGACCGTGCTGGTCAACACCGTAAATGGTGAAGCCAACAGCATGATGGTTCAACGGTTGGTTCCAGACGACGCCAAGACTGCCACCCTGGTATTCTGGCTGGACACGGTTGCTGACGATGTCACCGATTACGAACGTAACACGGACCTCTCGTTCAAGCTCTCCGAGCTGAGCGTGAAGATTCCGAAGCAGACTAAGATCTCGGGCCACCGTGCTCGTTGGGTCGCAGAGCTGCTGCCGGAAGACACCGAGTTGGGCGCTCTCGATCCGAAGGTAGGTTCTATCACTGCCGAGAAAGACAGCACTCAGTCGCAGATGTATCCGATCCATGCGTTCAAGGTTTCTTCTCCAGGCGGCTTCGGCAACCTGGTAGGTATCCGCCTTTCTGCTCCGACTACCGAGTCGAGCACTCCGATCGACGATGTCACCGCAGAAGAAGCGAAAGCTCAACTGTACCGCATCGCGTTCGTGGAACGTCCAGACGAGTTCAGCACCCCACTGGTCAAAGAGACCATCATGGGCGAGCAGTTCGTTGACTTCGCTTATAAGGAAGGTGTGATCAACACCCGTACTGACAGCGTTGTTTCTGCCAACGACGTTCTGTTGCAGGCCTGGAATGCTCCGGCCATCAATGGTATCCCACCGACCATCGGTGTGATCGACCAAATGCACGTCTACCAGGAAAACATTGAGTTGCTCCTGGCCAAGTTCCAAGAGACCGAGTCCGAATACGACCTGATCTCTGCTGACGCGGAAGACCTGCACCTGTTCAACTTCATCGGTGCGACCACCCTGAACAACGTTCCGTACTACTCGTACGTTGTTGAAGGTCCGCAATCCGGTGGCGTACTGATGTCGGAAACGGCCACTCATTACGCTAAAGGCGGTGCAGACGGTACCCTGAGCTTCGAGAACTTCGACAAGCTCGTGGCTGCTGCTGTATCCAACTACGGCGACGTTGCTGGTTTCGATTTCCTCGATACCGCAATCTACCCGCAGTCCTGCATCTACGACACCGGCTTCACCTTGGATACCAAGAAGAAGCTGTTGACCGTTCTGGGCAAGCGTAAAGACATGTACGTTGTACTGTCGACCCAAGACGTATCGGCGAAGCAGAACACCCCATCGGAAGAGTCCAGCATCGCGATCTCCTTGCGTACTGCTGCTCGCATGTATCCTGAATCCGAAGTCTTCGGTACGCCGGTTTGCCGTGCTATCGTTATCGGTCACTCGGGCTACCTGATCAACTCCAAGTGGACCAAACTGACCCCGCTGACCATCGAGTTCGCGGCTAAGTCTGCCCGCTACATGGGTGCAGGTAACGGCATCTGGAAGTCGGCTCAGTCCTTCTCCATCTCGCCGTCCAACCAGGTTACCATGTTCCGCAACGTAAACGCTTCCTTCAAGAAGGTTGAAGTGCGTTCGCAGGACTGGGACAACGGCCTGGTATGGGTACAGAACTACGACCGTCGTAGCCTGTTCTTCCCAGCGTTCCAAACCGTTTACGATGACGATTCCTCGATCCTGAACAGCTTCTTCAACATGGCTATCGCCGTGGAGCTGGAAAAGATCGCAGACCGCGCCTGGCGTGATCTGACCGGCATCGACGGTCTGACGCCTGGTCAGTTCCGTGCACGTAGTGACCGTCTGATCACTGCTGCCGCTGCTGGCCGCTTTGATGGCCGCGTTCAGATTCAGGTTGAAACTGTTCTGACCGCTGCTGACACTCAACGTGGCTATAGCTGGAGCTGCAACATCACCATGTATGGTAACAACATGATGACTGTCGGCACCTTCACTATCATCGCCCGCCGTCAAGAGGATCTGCAACAATGAGTCGCTTAGCCGATACGGTCCTTGACAACAAAGCGTACAACCAGTACGGTCGTTCCGCCATGGTCGACATCCGCAAGGGTGGTCAAAATGGCGTGGCTCCAGACTACGCAGCCTACGTAAGTAGCGCTGCTTACGTCCGCCGTAACGTTATCGCTATCCTCATCGAAGCCCCACGTGGGTTCCAAGATCTGGAGAACCCTGATTACTGGGTCTCCACTCTGAAGAACCTGGTGGAGCTGGCACCTAAGACTATCGAGGGTCTGTCTCAGACTCTGACTGTCGAGCACATCGAAAACCCATTCGGTGGTGCTGGTGAGGTTCAGCAGGACATCTCCAACGTTACGCGTCAGCGTTCTGCTCCACAGTTCACCTGGAACGAGAAGTACGGTAAAGCCGTTGCTTCCTTCCTGAACGGTTGGGTACTGAACCTGATCATGGACCCGGAGACCAAGTACCCGCGCGTTGTCAAGAACTCTGACAAGCCAACGGACTTGCTCCCTGACTACACCGGCATGACGGTGTTGTTCATCGAGCCGGACCCAACCCACACCAAGGTGATCACTGCCTGGCTGTCGACCAACATGCGCCCAACCGGCACTGTTGCGGAGATCTCCGGTAACCGTGACATCACTGCGGCCCTGCAAGGCGCCGACTACTCCGTTGAGTTCACTGCACTGACCCAAATCGGTGAAGGCGTGAACAACTTCGCTCAGGAAATCTTGGACAACATGACCCTGACCGGAGCCAACCCTAACCTGCAAGAAGCGTTCGTTCGTGAGATCGACGCCGACGTACAGGCTGGTGAGAGTGGTTATGGCAACCAGATCGAGAAGATGGCTAACGCCACCGTCTAAGTCTGATCGTAGGACGGGGGCCTTCGGGCTCCCGTTTTATGCCGTATCTGATGAGAGTTTTTAAGCTCACGGGACTAACCTTCAAGGAATCTAATCATGCTGCAACAATACATGGAGCCCGAAGCTCCTAAGGTGGGGAACTGGTCCCTCGAGTCGATGATCAGCCAAATCGAATTCGGTGATGCCCGTCTCGACCGTTTCGAAAAGCTGTGCGCCACCATGGAAGCTGTGGACGACATCATCAATGACATCGAAACTCTGGTAGAGAATGGCGACGCCAACCAAACTACCGCCCTGATGATCCGTGAACGTATCCAGGCTGTGGAAGAAGATACCGGTATGCGTGCCGAGATCCCTTCGCTGGAAGACCACGGCGACGACATGATCGCTTACCACCAGATCTCCATGGAAGCGGTGTCTGGTTTCTGGAACCGTATCAAGCAAGTGTACGTGTCAGACTTCCAATCGTTCATCGACGGCTGGGCTACCCTGTTCACGGGCTACCGTCGTTGGGGCCTGAAGCAACAAGGTCGTATCCACGGTCTGCGTCAAGAGTGGGCTGACAAGAAGCCTAGTCTGAACGAACAGCGTCACAAAGGTTCTCTGGCTGGTCAAGCGGTGTTCATGCCGTTTACTGTGGATGGTCGTCTGTCCAAGCACCCAGTGAAAGACATGACCGAGGACAACAAGACTGCACGTTACCTGTCCACGGACTATCCGAAAGCTCTGGCCATGTACGTTGAGAAAGTTCGTAGCATTCTCAACAGCGCCAAGTTCGATTCGGACGAGTCGTTCAAGAAGTCGTTGATCGACAAGCTGGCTATGCTGGAACACCCATCGACTATCCTGAAGTCCCCAATCATCGGTCAAGGTAGCGTCCTGCTACACAACACCGGTCTGGAGATCAAGAAAGGTCGTTCGGTGAAACCTGTGGCCAGTGAGCCTGGTTACAAGAAACTGGCTGACCTGTCCGTACAGACTCACGTCAAAGAGTTCATCTTCTCCTGGTCGATGCTCAACGCCGGTATCCTGGAAGACTTCTACCTGACTACTGATGAAGTCGACAAGTTGCTGGATCTGTCGGAGAACTACGCCAAGTACCTGGTTAACTGCGCTGAGACCTTCCGTCCGTTGCAGAAAGCCATGAAGGGTATGGCTGACTACGCCAAGAAGTCCAACGACGTAGATCACCTGAGCGACGTGAACCGCCGTGCCTTCCGTCAAGTCATCAGCTTCTGCCGTGGCCTGACCCGTTACGCCAAGACGCCTTACCGCGTTGAGATCGGTCGTATCCAGTCGGTGTGTATTGCTTCGCGCATTATCGCCAGCCGGACTATCGCTACTGCAAAGTGACGGCATAAAAGCAAAAAAAAGAGGGGGCCCGAAAGCCCTCTCTTTATGCCGCTTGTTTCTGACGGTACTGCAACACCAAGTCGTGGATCGTGTTGAACAGGTCTAACTCGTTGAGGTAGTACTTGTCCAAGGAAAACGGATTGATGTAGTTGTTCTTGAAAGCGTAGTCGTAGAACTGTTGATAGCACTGTACCTTGTCAGGCCAACGATCACTGAATGCGAGACACCACTGGAAGTAGAACACTACCAATGGGTTACTGCCACACACTTGATGCACACGCATGGGTCTCAACTCTTTAGCGAACTCTTTCGTTAAAGCTTCGTACTCATTGCGTTCGGTAATGGACTTCCCCCGAAGTTCCACTGCCTCGTAACTCAAGCCAATCATTACAGCCAACAACAATGTCCTATAACGTTCTACGTCCATCTGTCCTGCCCCTAATGGTCCTAGTTATAACTCGCCCTTGTAGACGACCTCAGTGCCCCGCCACGCCCCGTAAGCAACTATCCGAGGCCAGAGTAGGTGTCGATGACAAAACACGCCAGCACGGCACATACAGGCCACAGCGACGCGATCCAATGTAATCACCCGCTCCCACTCTTCAGTGTGCTCGGAGATCTTGTCATCCAATATCTGGAGGTAACGTTCTGTGTACTGTTCTTGTGTGAGACCTGAGTACTTGTACCCGTGGACGATGTCCTTGTTGGGTGAGAACGCTTGATTACCGTTACGCCATGTTGTATCGATCAGCTCAATACCAGCATCTCGGGCACGTCTCCACTGTCCCATTTGAATGGTGTAGATTTCCATACCTGATCCCAAAAAAAAAGTGTCAGCATAAAAGCGGTAGGGTGTTACCCCTACCGCTCAGTTACTACTTAGCCTTTGGCCAGTGCTTCACGGGCGCGCTCGTTGATGCTGTCACGCACCTTCTTCAGCGAGCCTTTGTTGGCATGGGCGTTCACGCCGAACTTCATGCTGATGATGCCGTACTTGGTAACGACCGCGTTCGGATCACGGGTTTCGCCTTCTTTCGGGATGCCGCCAGCAGGATAGTCCTTGCTGCGCTGGATGGTACCGGCCAGCGAGTCGGTGCCGCAACCGAACTCAACGCTCAGTTGTTCCAGCTTCTCGTCAGCCTTGAAGGCGTCGATGCCGACTTCGCCCAGAGCCAGGGCAGTAGCAGCAACCAGATCACCGACGTGGTTCTGGTAGGTTTTGACGGTTTCAGGGGTCAGCGTTTCCGGCAGGGTACGCTCGAAGAGACCGTCCTTGACTTCCACGATACCAGCTTCACCCAGGGTCAGATCAGCTTTGACGAGGGCAGCCAGATCCAGAACGTTCTTTTTGATGTCGGACATTTGCACGATTTCCTTGGTAATGAGTGTTGCAAGTTTATGGTGGGTATCTACATACCCTTGTTGAGCACAGTAATCTTTTACTGGCCGATTGATGTTTCTCTCGAAACTTTCGCGGGCGGCTTCAGCAGCCCTTACCGCGATTTCTTTGATCTCTTCCTCAGTCAACTCCCGAGGTTTCGGGAAGAAGTCCGGGTAAAGCTTTTCACTTACGCGACCACCAGGATAGACAGCTCGGATTGTTTCGGCGATGCCTTCAACGATCTCTGCTTGTGTGTCCCAGTCGATGCACCCAAACCAACCGTCAAAACCTCCTCGGCCATTAAGTTCGGTGAGTACATCTTTTGCAGCCATGTTGGCAGGGTCACTTAAGTCGAGGGATTCAATCGGATCAAGATCTTCTTCCTCGTTGTAAGCTGGACTAGACATGATGACTCCATAGTCAACAAACGATTCTAGCTTGTATTGCACTAGAGTAATATATACCTCAGATTACTTCGGATCGACTATCGCCAACGTCCACCGGGACGGGTAGTAACCTTTGGCCAGTAGTCAAAGCCTTCTGGTTTCTCAACAGGAGGCTCTGGGGGTTTCTCTGGAGGCTTACTCATGGGTCACGTGTCCTTAATGCCATTGAAGCGTGCACGTGGAACTGAGTGCAAAGGAGGTGGACGCTTCCTGACTGTAACAGTCTCAGGGATCTCCTCAGTACTCACCACATTGTTCTCCGCATCACAACGAATCAGTGTACGGGTCTTGGGGAAGATGTAAGCGCAAGGCCCACCCTTACCATCATCCAAACGAATACGGATCACCTCGTACGGTGTAGGGCCGATCCACAAGCCTGTGCCGTCGGTACTGCCGGTGAAGTTCGGTGGATAAGCAAACCCACGTTCACGCATCACCAAACCGTAGTTGACCAACTCGTCCTTTACACGAAGCATCTCCAGTGAGACTTCTTCTGTATTATCCATTCGCTGAACTCCTCATCAGTAACCAACCCAAGCCACGACGTACAGGTCGGAACCAGAGCACTAAGAACAAGAAGACGATTTGCAGGATTGTGATCACCAGACTGAGCTTGGCGAAACACAACACCAAGATGTCAACGGCGACGAAGCCTGCTAAGATGACAAACAAGAATTTTGAAATAGCTGTCTTGGTTTTGTTTTGGGTAGCCACGGAGTTTCCTTTGTCTTCTGATTACGTGGATGATTGCCAAGCCAATGCCGAGCACGAGTACGTAGACCATCTGTGCCAACATGATAGCAGTGTCCCACAGTAGGTACTGGCAGAGCACGAAGGAGAGAACCACATAGCCAATCGACGTCAGGAGGAGGAACCATCCTACGTTGGAAATCTCCAGCGTATAGGCCCAAGCATGTTTTAAGAAGTTACGCATGAATTCCCCCGAAAGATAAAAAGACTATTCTACAACTTTGTAGTTATCACCTAAGTAATATATACTTCAAATTCTTTTTAACACGATTCGTTTTAAGCGGCATAAAAGCCCCTAGGGATACACACCCTAGGGGTCTTATGCGATCACGTCACCAGCGAGCGCTAGGAGGCTCCTGACGGGACAACAGATCAGCCGTGGAACCCTTGACCTTCTTCCATTCAGTGCTAGTCAGTTCTCGGAGGTTTTCAATCACCGCCTTATCCCAACCTTTCACCCAACGAGAGAATTCAAATGTCCAGTAGCCCTCAGTCAAGTACAACTCATGACTGAATCGAACTGTGGCACCCTTCGCAACTTCAAAGAACACCTCGATGGTTTTCTCACCGACAGCGTTACGCTGATACTCACGGACTGAGCGGTAGAAGTACTTGCCGATAATCTCAGCCGGGTACTGCCACTTGTCAGGACCGTAAGGAACCAACCAACGTTCGTCAGTAAAGTCTGCATCGTAGAGGATCTTGACATTAGGCTTGACAGAGACCTCGTTACGGAAACCGTAAACGTACCAGCCGTCCCGCCAACCTTTGTTAGAACGCCCATACTCCCAATCGTTGCGATCCTGTTGATAACCCAAGATGCAACCAAAGATAGTAGTTGCTACACTGACCCGAGGAACCGAACGGTCTTCCTTAGGTGCAGAGCGCTGCGTCAACGCCGGGACAAACTTCTTGATCCCTGGGTTTACAGAAATGTGGTACAACCATTCCTGCCCCAGTTCTTCAGGAGACACGATCGTACAGTTCTTACCGACACCATTACGGAACGAGTCGATGTACGACTTACAGGCTTCGACGTCTTCCATACCGCCCCCTTACCAGCGAGCAGAAGGTGGTAACACCAAACCAGCCGAACCAGTCTTCTTCCAACCGAAGTCGACAAAGATGGACTTGGCGCTAACACCGCCATTGGATTCCATCGACACACCAGCACCCACACCGATGTCCAGTCCTTCGACGTGGTCACGGGTGAACTCGGTTTCCTGGAACGATTCCAGACCCGGAGCATTCCACTTACGTGCAATGTCAATACCCGGTTCGTTCACGTAGTCCCAAGTCACGATGGTACGAATGTGTTTAACCAGACGACCGCCTTCGATCTTGTCATCCGTCAAAGACCGTACAGAGAAGCACACGCTCTCGTTCGGGTTCTCGAGGGACTCACCCAGGGCTTGACCTTTCGGACCGCTAGGCTTGACATGACCGATCACAGCTACGACGCGATTACCCGACTTGTCTTTGATCGCGTTCTGCTCTAACCGGACATCTTTGAAGTGGCAACATACGTTGTCTTCGTAGATAGTCGACACACGACGCAGGAAGCTGCGCATGTCTTGGTTAGGCAATTGTTTCGGGTGACCATACTCGCCACGGCAAGCACCGGTCTCAATCCGACGCATCAGGTTCGACGATTGCTCGAACAATGACTTAGCCGAATTCATGGGGTAGAAAGCACCACCACTGTTGTAAGTGTCCAACCCACCCAGCACCAGCTCGTAGTAGCCGTCGCTATCAGGAGTCAACTTCCCTACTTTGTTGGTGCCGAGCAACGCGACACAACCATAACTCACACGTTCCATAGCACTTACCTTCTCAAGAGTCCTTCGATGGGTTCTACGGTATCAGAAGGGTTAACCAGTGCTGAAGTCAAACCTTCCTCCCAGTACGCACCCACCAGTTTTGCAGTGGTGTTTGAAGCACCGTACGTTACGCTTCGCAGCGGAATAAAGAACGGAGGGAACGTAGCCAAGTCTTTCTCGGTCTTAACTTTGTGCCGATAGAACTGGGTACGATCATCAGCCAGACGACTGATAGCAGCAACAATCATCTCCACGATGGCGTGGTTAGCACCCACCGAAACCCCTGCGTGGTGCCGAGCACTTTCGAAGATCTTGCCCAGTTCTTGGTAACCCATGAACCAAGGCACGTGTCCCTTACCTAACAGCTCGGAATAGATCCGGTAGATAAAGGTGTCGGTCTTCAGCAGGTTGATGTTGGCAATCACCACACTACCGGGCTCGAATACGAACTCGATGTAGTCTTCGTCCTCGATCTTGATGTAGTTGGTGATGGTGGGTTCAATACGCATCATGGCGTTAGCCAACGACACACCGAAGTAAGTGTCGTCGACTGTGATTGCAAAGATACCGGAGATGCTAGTCTCGGTGCCTAAGAACGCCATCTGTTGTTCAGAAAAACGGGCAGGGATATAAATCTTACACCCCTTAGTTGTTACCAACGTCCCGTCTTCCATTTCCTTCAGATGCGCATGAACCTTGGAAGCATCACGCTTAAGCTTCTTCGGGTCCATACTTTACCTCTTAGTTGGTCGGGCTATCAACGGTGATCAGAGTAGCAACCCAAGTAGGGATGAACTCGATCAGGGCCAGCAGACCTACTTCACGGATTTCCAGCTCTGGGTTCTCCAGGGCTACAACGTCCATGGTGCTGAGGATGTCGAAGGCGTTGGTGTGCGGGAACATCACGTTGCAGATCACCTTACGCAAGGTGAGATACAGGTTGTCCTCGTACCAGTTGTTCGGCATCTCTTTCACGTAGGCGTGCAGAGCGCGGATGTAGATCGGACGCTCGGTGACCAACAGGTCATCAGGCAGATCAGCGATCTGTTTCTCGACAGCACGTACCAGGCCGGTCTGGAAGTGGTTGGCCTTTTGCAGACGCAGGTTGGTAGCCATCACACGTTCTTGCGATTGCCAAACCTTGATGTACTGATCCTTACGCTCCAGCAACATATCGAAGCTGTAGTTGCGGTCAGACACGAATGCACCGAACAGCACTTCCGGGGTACCGCCAGCTTCCAGGAACTTGTGGTAGATGTCGGAGTTCACGCGGATCTGAATCGGAGTGATACCGATGTCGTCTTCGCGGTACTGAGACCAGTCGTTGATCAGAGTCTTGCGCTTGGCACTGGACTCACGGCGTTCCAGAGCACGCACGACAGCACGACCGGATTGGGCCATGATCTCAGCGATGTACTCTTTATACGCAGCAGCACCAGCACGTACACCTTCAGGAGTCTGCTCGAGCAAACGAGCGGCCATCAGGTGGATCAGCAGGATCTGGTTCGGTTCGACGTACAGGTGGTTCAGGTGAGCCAGCAGAGAAGGCTGGTAGTCCTCGCCACGGGATACGAAGATCTTGTTGTAGATCGACTGTACGAGATCAGGAGCCTGGTCAGCGATGAAGCTTTCCAGTTCGCTGTTGAAACGAGCGATGCCAGTTTCGATCAACGCCATTGGCGAAGCGATACCGTCAGGCATTGGAACGGCGATGCTCAGACGGACGTCCTTAACAGGGGTCTCGTTGAAGCGCTCAACCATACCGTGCAGGTAGTGGCTGTCCCAGATCGGGTTGAAGGCATCTTCCTTGATCGACAAGGCAGTGTTCTTCAGGGTCATGGCGTCATCAACGTACTGGTTGACGAACTCCAGAGCCGACTGGACACATGGGTTAACCTGGTTGCGAGCCAAGTCCATGTTCCACGCCACAGTCTTCTTCAGGACTTCGAGAACTTCGTCCATGACCATGTCGTGTTCGACGATGCCAGCAGCGTTCTTCGAGGAGGCACCAAACATGATGCGCTCTTCCAAGGTCATGTCCAGAGTCCCACGATCAGGGTTCGGGAGATAACCAGCACGGATCAGCGACGCCAGTGGAGTACCGTCGATGGCACGCAGAGCAATGCCTTTGGAGGCCAGCTTGTCAGCCAAGCTCGCCGAGGCAGTGAGGGAGTTGTAGTTCAACATGGTTACACTACCCCGTGTTCTTTGGTGAGTTGGCGTTGAATGGTAGCTGCAACAGCAGCCTTCATGGTGGCAGGAGGAATCTTCTTACCGCCGACAGTGTTGGACACAGCCTCACCGGCTACAGCCAGGATCAGGTTAGTCGACAGCTCGATGGCGTTGCCTAACACGACCAAGTTTTGTTCGTTTGCATTTGACATAACGGAATCCCGTCTTGAGAGTTAACGACGGGGAGCCGAAGCTCCCCTTATTCAACCTTTTCTGTACGCCTCAACGACCTTCTTGCTCAACACTTTCAACAGCGTGGTTGTAGTGCCGATCAACTCAGGTGACAGTACGATACGGTTCGAGATACTGGTGTAGGAGAAGAGTGCATCCAGATCCAAACCAGACTCAGTCCGGTTCACACCTGCCATCACTCGCCCAATGATGGTTTTAAGCTGGTTAGCGAATACACCTTTATCACCCACCCCGGTACCAACTTTGGTGGTGATGTATACACGGATCAGTAACGAGTCCATGTTGAGTGGATTACCTGCAACACGCAAGGCACCATCCACGCTACCAGTCAACTGCTTACGGTTCAAAGCCTTTTGGACTTTAGCCCGCTCACGGTCCCCCAGATCAGCAATGGCTCGAAGACTTGGCGACATGTCTTCTTTATCACCATTGTAGAACACCTCGATTCGTTCCACGATCCCGTTGTACTTCGCTTTAGGAGTTGGGCTCCCGAGCAGACGCAGGGTGTCGATCGAATCCTCATCGAACAAATCGGTGTTAGCCGTTACGGAGTCTTCAATAGTACATAAAATATCCTCACTCTCGACCGATTGCCCCTTGGTAACCAGACCGTGAATCTTCTGGTCAAACGTCAGGACCAAGTCACGAGGTTCCGTGATCGAGGTAGCCATCAGCTTAGCAACGCGCTCAGAGATAACCGAGGAGTCTTCCAGTGTATCGGAACATTCCACAATAGCCGTACGCACTGTGATACCGGTCTTCATCGAAACCTGGGTAGGGTTCAACGAGCTAGGTTTGAAGTAGTGGGAGTTGTAAGAGATCACGTCCCCCGCTTTGAACTTCTGCCCAACCTTCATTCCGGTGATCACTTGGTGTGGGAATGTCTTACCAGCCACCGTACCGAAACGACGACCCAGTTCTACACTCCGTTGTGAACCGTCTTTGTACTCGACTGTAATAGCCGTGTCAGAGACAGCTACCACCACACCGTCACCCTTCGCTGTGTAGGCGAAGAGATCATTAACCCGGTGAGGGATCACGTCACCATAACCGGTTTGTACTGCTTGTACTTCGTAGCCTTCTGCGAACATCGAGGAGTGATGTTGGATACCGATGAAGTTAACCCGTTTCGGGTCATCACGGTCAGCACAAGGAGACACCAACGCAGCGGTCGAGATCAACTTGGTAGGGCCGTCTTCACCTGGAGCGTACCGACGACTCAAACCACGCAGGGAGTTGAAGTTCGGGTCAGCAGTCAGGAACGTGGAGATTGCTACGTCACCCGAGTCCACTGTGGATTCAGAGATCACGCCCATGTCGTTAGGGTGGAACACACGGCTACGTTTTACCATCGAACGACGGGAACGTCCACCGACACCACCAAACGTCACAGCTTCCTGAGTCCGCAGACATTCAATCGGGTTCGACTCTTCCACCAGACCTTTCGACGGGTCTTCCTGAATAGCTTGCCAGATCGCGTGAGGAGCCATCTCTACTTTGTTGCCAGCACTGCCACGACGAGCATTCTGCATCCGAGCAGAACGAACGATCTCAGCATACACCGCACCAGCCACACGTTCGTAACCTTTGATCCGCATGTACTCCATGTCGGTCTCAGAAGGTGCCCAGTCTGTAATCAACAGTTCAGTTGCCCGAACTAACAGACCTTCCCATTCCGTGGGTTCTTTCATCTCTACGAGCAAGTCGTAAGTGATAGGGTCAACGAACAGGTCTCGCAACAGATCGAGTTCACGCAGGTAGCGCACACCAATCTTGTTGGATTCCAGTACACTCAGGTACACGTCCTTGCGATCGAAGTCGTAGACGCTGTGGTGCTTGATTACTTTGGCGTAGGTGTTGAAACCTTCCATCAGCAAGGCAACCACTTTGTCGTCACGGTGGAAGATCAACGTCTCGTCGTTAAAGCGAACAGTGTATTCACCGTCAGCCAACTTCAAACGTTCACCTGCCTGTTGCCGACGGAACACCGAAGGCTTGAGCGACTTGATCACACGTTCCAGACCGAAGTAGTAACCCAACGCAACACCCAGCGGAATGGCTTTGTTGAAGATCTTGATCTCCGCCATTTCCATTGGAGCGTTAGTCGTGTCCAACTCCAGCAGCTCTTCCAGCTTACCGAGAGGATCTAACCCACGGGCCTTCTGGACGTACAGGGTATCGAATTGGTCAACCAGCACCAGCTCAGTACCTTTCTTACCAATTACCACCAAGCCTTTCTCTTCAGCAGCCTTGACAGCTTTCTCGCCGAACTCTTTCTCCCGGTGGGTGTACTCCAGGAAGAAGTCAATCCCCATCGCTTTGAAACGACGGAAACGGTGAGCCAGCACACTGTAGAGCTTAGGCACCGGTAACAGGTGGTCAAACACGTTAGACGGTTTGAGATCAGTTACGCGGTTGTCTTTCGGGTCCAGACCCATTGCTGTGATACGGTTGCACAGCCAGCCCGGATAGTTGTTTACAGCCCGTTCGCTTCGATCAACGAAGACCTTGCCGTAATAGCTAGTGAGAGCGACACGCGTCGGAGAAACCTTGCGAATCGGGACGTCACCACGCTGCTTGCGTAGGCTATACCGTACGCCGTTTGCCAGATAAGAACCATCAGCGTCAACCTTTGGAATTTTGAAACGAATCGTCGAACTGGCCCCGGTGGACGGAGTCAGTTTGATGGTGTGGATTTCGTAGTGGTTAAGAACGTCTTCGACTTCCTCGACCTCATACGACGTAACCGCAATGCCAGCGTTCTGCAACGCCATCACCGAGTTGACCACGTCCTTAGGCATGATCTCTTCAATGTAACGTTTGTCGAACTCCAGCAACGAAGACTGCAACATCGACTTGTCGAAGACGAGCTTGTTGTCAGGGATCGTGTTCTTGCTGGTCATCTTCAGCGACTCTGGCGAGATCACCAGATGGTCAGCCAACATACCAGGACCGTACGGGTTCTTGATCTCTTTGTACGAGTTCGCCAACTTCATCAGTCGACGGTATTCGGACGCAGACATCATCCCCGACTCAGCCAACTCGTTAGCCTTGTCAACAATCCCCTGATCCAGAGGCTTACGCTCACCACCGACTTTCACCAATGAAGGGACGCTGGTTTCGATAGCAGGTTCATCAACCGCATCGTTAACCTGATCGAGAGACTCTAGGTCTTTGTCGATCTCGTCATCCAGTTCACCAGCCTTCCGAGCTTCCTCCAAGTCTTCCTTGAGGTGACGTTCTTGCTCTTCTTTGAAGTCGATGTCACTGATGTAGTCTTCATCCACCCCAGTCACTTCAGGACCAGATTCATCCAACCGTTTCTCAACAGTGGTCTGGCCTTTGTCGTTCTCAGGGTCTTCAGGAATCAGACCTTCCTCGTCGTCGTTTGGCTCTGGCTCTTCTTCCATCTCCAAGATCGTGTGGGATTCTTGCAGAGTGATCAGAGACTTGAGGAAACGCTTTTGCAGCACCAGAGGATCAACACCAGCGGTCTTCTTGCCGTCAGCATCAACAGCGGTACGCCACGAGTTCAGCAGCCCCAAGTTCACGCAGAACCATTTGTCTTGGCTCTGGAAGATGACGTTGATCTTCTCAAGGTTCTTAGCCTCAACGTGATTCAACGGGGACTCAGCACGGTTGTCACCCAACCACTGGAACATGTCCAGAATGTTGAAGGACTCATTACCACGCAGCTTGGACAGACTGGTACGGTCAATACGACGTTCCGCTAAACGCAGAGCAGTAAAGGCCGGAAGCATCTCCGGCAGAGTGATCCGTACGAACTGATGACGCTCAGGGTACTCGTTCACCAGATCGTTGATACGCTTCCACATCGTGACCCGGATGTTGATCCAGCGATAGTAGTTAGCGAAGAAGCTGGTGGTGTAACGCTTCACGAATTGCAGAGGTGCGAAGTTCTCACACACCCAGATCCGTGGGTTACCGAATGCCGAAGCAGGGTTTAACAGAGGGCGGAACTTCGAGCGTGTTTTACGCTGGTAGTCACGTAGAGGCTTACCCACCACGAATGGAGTCTGACGCGGGTTACCGATCTCAGACTTCAGCTCAGTGATGTGCTCAATGTAAACAATCTTCTCAGCACGTTTGACCAGAGGGTCATCAATGCCGATACCAAAGTTTACGGTGTCTTCGGGAAAGTAGTTGATCACCGCCCCTTGTGGGAGCGCTAACTTACCGATCCCGTACGTGATGGGTGCCGTGAAGTTTGGTAGGCGACGCACACCAAACGCACGATACCACATGGGGTAAAGAAGCATAGGCTACTCCAGTGTCAATCTTTGTAAAGGAACAGGGACTCTTCCACGAGGTCGACAATCGACTTGGCGTAGTAGGTGCACAGAACACACAGCTTCTGCGACGGAGAGATCATGTCATCAGCGGTGAAGTGATAGATGTCGTCCAACACACCGAGGTAGTAACCCGACAGACCAGCCGCACCAAAGTTGATGGTAGGGCGCAGGTACGACGCTACTTGAGCGTAACCACACGGACCAGCATCAATGATGTCAGCTACGTGGTTGAACTCTTTGTCGAGGACTTTGGCGTGGTCTTCCAACTTCAGAGCGATCTCCAGTAGCATCAGCATCTCTTTCGGAGCCAGTGCACGGAAGTCACGAATCTTCAGTTGGTTTTTGGGAACGTTAGCCCAACGAGCACGACGGTGTTGCTTGCTGGCAAACTTAGCCAACGATTCACGCACCTTCGGGTTCACAGCTTTAACGTCAACTGGATTCGGATCGAAGAAACGTTCTTCACCCGGCAGGATCTGCTTGAGGTCACGGTCGCTCAAGGAAGCAGTCGGAGCAGTGAACTTCGAGCAGAACTGTTCGAACTCCATCCGAATGGTGTCTTCCTTCAACGTCCGGTTCATCGCCGCTTCGTTGAGACGTTTGACAATGTCACCAATCTCTTTCCGTACAGCCTGACCCTTGACAATGAACTGTCCTTGGTAAGGCTTGAGCAGACCCGAGTAGCCAGAGAACAATGCCGTGATGTTGTAATCCAGCTTCCCGTTGATGCACAGACGCTTGAGAGTTTTCTCGTCAGTGATCTTGCCGTTAGGATTACCCTTGATCTGTTCGATCCGAGGCTTGAGCTTGGACACCCGAGCTTTGATCTGGGTAGTGTTCTCACCCACAAAGAAACGACTCCGGTTCTGGAAGACCTTCTCGTAGGTTTTGTTCAGAGCACGCTTGACCCGATCGAGCATCGAGTTGATCGCTTCCATCGAGATCGTCCCACCGTCTTCCAAAGAAGCAGTAGGCTCACCCAAACGACCATAGAAACCCAACACGTTAGCGTAGGCCACGAGGTCTACGTTGCGATCGTGTTTCAGATCAGTGCGCATACTTTCCAGAGAAGCCTTAGCTCCCTTCAAGTCACGCACTAACTCACGATAGTCCTTGGCGGACATCTGGTTAATGTCAAATTGCATGATCAATCTCCGGTCATGTTTCTCAAAACGAGTTGAACAGTTTGAACGTTGCAGCTCGCTTTGAACCCACCCCGAGGATCGAGGTAAGCCTCACGGCTATTCAACAGGTTGTCGATTTCATCAATCGACTCTTTGGTATAAAGGATGGTGGACGACGCCGTGTCACCGTCGAAGTCGGCATCCAGACCTGCTAGGCGGGACGGGTGAATCACCTGACTGTCTACGAAGGCAAACGGTTCTTTGGTTGGGAACTCCAACGCTAAGTGGTCTTCACCAATGATGTTCCAGTTGGCATCCAGCTCGTAACGCATTTCACCTACGATACTGGTTTTGGTGTAGATGCTCGACGGGTAGGTCGAACCAATACCAATTACCGGGTAACGCGTAACAATGGTCTTCAGGGTGTTCCACTTCTGGTAACCGGACAGGTACAACAACTCAACCAGACTGATTGGCTGTACGTACTTGCGATCCCACCCTTCAGGCAGTTCAGAGATGTCACCGAAGATCTTGTAGACGCCAGCAATGCTCGCCTTGATCGGTTCAGGGAACGGACCTTTGTAGATCAGCCCGAGGTAACGTCCTTCCACCATGATTGGCTTGTGACGGTTCTCAACGATACGATACGACTCGATGACCTTCTCCAAACCTTCCACAGTGATCCAACGGTCACGAGTGTCCGCAGGTAGATCCACTACTTCAGAACGCAGAGTCTTCGGGTCCACCAAACGCGAGGTAGTCGAGGAGTCACCCACAGAGAACACAGTACCCAACCAACCGGTACGCAACAAGTGAATGGTCAGAGGCAGTGCGCCTTTGATCACTTGGAACAGACCGAGGATAGTGTCAGTGTAATCTGGAGAGTTGATCCCGTCCAAGTCAGCAGTGGAAGTGTCCATTGCCGAAATAACGTTACGAGTACCGTTGAAGATACGACGGCTACCGAACTTCTCTTGGATGAAACCTTTCTTCCCGGTCACCATCGCAAGGATAGTGTCGTAGACATCGTTAAAGCCCTGTTGGAGGCTCTTGCGACTGTTATCGTACAAAGGGGAGGACTCAGCACCGTCAGCGCCTACGATGACCTTAGAGGCACCGAGGATACGACGATAGATGTCGTTGATCTCATCTTGAGTACCACGACCACTGGCATCAATCTGGAAGTCACGCAGACCAGCAGGCATCACCAGAATCTTCGAGGTGGTTGCAATCGACTGGTACTTGTTGATCATCCTGATCCGTTCAGTACGAACAGGAGACTTGGACTCACGGAACTTGATCTTCTTCCAATGTTTCAGGAAGAAGGCGTAACCAGTTTGACCAGTCAGTTCGTTAGCGAGGATGAAGTCACCCTCTTTGTCATCAAAGGTAGCGAACGCAGTGCCACCCATGATGTCACGATATAGACCCCGCAGTTGAACCAACGCACGGTAGATGGTGGGATGGAAAACGTTCAGGTGGATGTCGATGTACGAGAACTTAGTGTCCCGCAATTCGTCACCCACTCGACCGAACGTCAAGATACTAAACAGACCATCCTCGTGGAAGTTGCCAGTCACCCCGTCATAAACGTCGGGGGATTTCACTGGTCGCAGGAACTTCAGTTTCTCAGCGGTGAGATTGAGAATGGACACGTTAAAAGGTATTTGGCTATTCTTCATGGCAACTCTCAGGAATTTATATGAATACCACTACTACACCCAAGAGCCGGGAGCATTACCATGGCTAAGGATAAAAACGAATTAGAGGATGATGACCTCGGGAGTTTTGACGATTTCGAGTTTGGTGATGATTTCGGAGATTTCGATACACCACCTGCACCCGACGATCGTAAACCCATCACTAAGGTTGCAACCTCGTTCTTAGCTGGGGCTGCCGAAGAGCTAACCGACCCAACGCGCGTCAAGAAGATGACGTTGGATGCCCTACCAAAGGGCTACGGCAAAGCGGCTGACCTGGTTGATAACGTAGCGGCAACTGGGCGCGATCTATACCATACGACCGCCGAGGAATTGAAGCCGGTAATCCGTGACGCCAAACGCTTAGGTCGTCGCGCTTTACCGGCAGTAAAAGGCCTTCTGCCCGATCGTATCGCCAAGAAGCTGGAAGAGATCACCAAGGAAGAACCGTCCGGTCCTTCCGTCCAGCAGACTCGTGATTCTCAGATGCAGTCTGAGGTGTCTGACATCTTCAAACTCCAAATGGAGAATGATGCTCAGGCTCGGGAAGAGGACAACATCGAGAAGCAGTCTCAGCGCAAGCAAGACACTGCACGCTTCAAGACCGAACTGCAAACCCTGAACTCGATCCTTTCGGGGATCAATCGTCAGGTAGCTTACCAAGATCAGATTGCGTCGAAGTACCAACGCAAACACTTGGAGCTGGAATACCTCCAGTACTTTACTCTCCGCGACACCTTTGAGTTGCACAAGGCTTCTGCTAAAGAAACCAAACAACAACTCCAAGACATCGTCAAGAACACTGGCCTCCCTGAATTCGTCAAGTCCAACTTGTCAGAGCACAGCGGTCACTTGTTCCGTGAGAAGCTGTTGAGTGCTGCCTCGTCGAAGGTGAAAGACTTCGCTGGTCAGTTCCTTGGTAAGTACAAAGACAACATCGTCAAATCCATCAAAGGGAACGTTGCTAGCTTTAAAGACTCTGCGATGCAGGGCCTGACGGCTGGCGATATGTTGTTGGATGCTCGTGAGATGCAAGCGGAGACCGGTGAGAAATCCGATCCGTACAAGTCTGGCGGGAACATGGCGGGTAAGATGCTGGGTGGTTACGCTGGCGACAAGCTGGCTAAACTCCTACGTCCTCTGTTGGAAGCCAACCCCGGCATTGCGAAGATGGGTAACAAGTTGGAATACGGGGTGGATAACCTCCCAGCTTTGATCTCTGACTGGATGAAAGGTGACCAAGGTGAGAACACCGGTTCGCCGGGTTGGAACAAGTTCCTCCGTGCGTTCAAAGACCTGGCCCCAGTCAACGTCGTAGATAACAAAGTGGGTGAGTCGGACCTGATCAAGTCTCAGGACGCTGTACCGTTCACACACTTGGCCCGTAAGTCGCTGACTGACATTATCCCTGGATACCTCTCTCGGATTCACCACGAGTTGGCGATCATCCGTACAGGTGATCCATCTATCAAACGCTTGAGCTATGATCTCAAAGACGGTTCGTTTGCTACGATGGACAAGATCTCTAAGAGCTTGGCTGGTAGCTTGTTTGACCAGACCAAGAACTTCGATGGTGTCAAGGACACGACTAACAAGTTAATTGACGAACTCGAATCTAAACAGGGTGAGAAGCTTTCACCTAAACTGCGGAAGGAACTCTACGATAAGTTCATTGGCGAAGCTGCTTCAGGACAAGGCCGTTTTGACGTTAAGAAGCTGGCGGATGTAGACACGTGGTCACACCTCAGTGACGACGAGGCTCTCAAGCTTTCCTACATGTTCAGTGATGACGTGGGGGAAGACCGACAGAACGAGATGTCGAAGCACTTCTTGAAGATCCGGGATCACGTTAACAACCCAACTGATGCGATCAAAGGAATGATCAACTCAGGTCAGCAAGAGTCTCTTCGGGACCTCGGCTTGATTACGGGTGAAGGTGAAAACCGTGAAGTCAGCCAAGAACGCATTATTGAAATATTAAGGCAAGGGGGCTTCGGTGAACCAACTGATAGCGGAACTAATCCTCTTGGTGGCCCTCCTCACAATCCTAACAACGGTCCTAATGGTGGAAATGGTCTTGGCGGTCTTCGGACTCCCAACCCTGCTCCTAAAGGCGCTTGGAAGGATGCAGAGAAAGTAGCGACTCCGAAGAACCCGAACGAGTTCATGGAAACGATCGGGGAATACCAGATGCTCCTCCTCGAGGACATCCGCAAAGGAATCGCGAACCCTGCTGCCTTAGCTCAATACGCAGACGCTGCTCGCAACGATCCGAAAGCAAGTGAGGAAGAGTGCACTTGTGTTGACAAGATGATCGAAGCCTACAACGCCGGTAACGAGCAACTGGTGAAACAGCTCAGTGCAATGTACGAGGTGTTAATCTCCGGTCAGCTCCAAACCATGTCGATGAACATCCCGTTCGACCCTGAGAAATTGGGGATGCGTACGTTGGGTGGACATCTGGGTGCTGGATTAGGGAAGTTGAAGGGTGCTGGCAAGTGGGGCTTTGGTAAAGTCTCTAGCTTCTACAAAGGAGCTATTGGTCTCCAAGGCAAGATCATCAAGGGTGGCTTCAAAGGAGCATGGGCTGGCGCTAAAGGTGCTGGTAACCTACTCTTCGGTAAAGCCAAAGACAAGCTCAACGAATGGGGCGACGTCTACATCAAAGGTCATGCTCGTCCGATCTTGACGTGGGCTCAACTCAAAGCGGGTGAGTACCTCAACGAAGACGGCACTCCTATTACGTCATGGAAAGACGTTAAGGGTCCGGTTAAGAACAAAGCGGGTCAGTACATCCTCACAGCCGAACAGTTCGCTCAAGGTCTGGTAGATGAACAAGCCCGTCCGATGTTCACCAAGCTGCTCGACTTCGGGAAGAACTTCGCTTCTCGAGTCACTGGTTTCATCACCTCTCCTTTCAAAGCGATTAAATCCGCAATGAAGAACACGTGGAACATGGCGAAGAATATCGTCGAACGTCCACGTGACATGTACATCCCCGGTAACCCTGTGCCAGTGCTGTTGGCTTCTGTCATGGCCGCTGGTGGTTATCGTAACGCTGATGGTTCTCCGATCCTTAAATGGACGGACATCAAAGGCACGGTGTACGACCTGGAGAACAACGTAGTGGTTTCTCTGGAAACCATGCGTCAAGGGTTGGTGGACATCGCAGGTAAGAAACTCCAGACACTCAAGGGTGCTATCTGGGGCGGTGTTAAGTCTCTGGTCGGTGGTGCATTCAGCATGGGTCGTAAAGTGCTGGGTAGTGCCAAGTCGATGCTAGGCAAAGGCATCGGTGCGTTGAAGAAGGGTGCCTCTGGTCTGATGGGAATGGCCAAAGGTAAACTCAAAGGCATGAAGATGCCTGGGTTCGGTGGTAGCTCCGAGATGATGGAAGTCATCGGTGAGTACCAGATCCTGTTACTCGAAGAGATTCGAGACGGTATCCGTGACCTCAAACCTCGGACTGTTCGCGGTGACGTGGATGGTGACGGTGTACGGGAAGGTTCATCGGCGTTCTTGAGTGCACGTCGCAAGAAGACTCGTGAGGAACGGGAAGCCAAACAGAAGGCCAAGGACGACGAACGCAAAGGGAAACAACCAGAGAAGAAAAGCGGTCTGATGGGCATCTTGATGTCCATGGCGGGTATGTTGGGAGCGATCCCAGTAGCTCTGCAAAAGATGGCAACTGCTCTGAGTATCAAGAAGGCGGCTGGCTTAGCAGGTGATCTGTTAGGTTCCGCTGGTGACATGGCTGGTCGTGGTCGTCGGGGTGGTGCCCTGCGTACCGGTGGTCGTCTGTTGGGTCGTGCGGCAATGGGTGCTGGTCGCTTAGCGATGGGCGTCGGTCGTTTCGCACTGGGTGGTACTGGTACGTTGATTCGTGGTGCTTGGGCGTTAGGCTCTGCTGCGATTGGTGTGCTCGGTGCTCCGATTGTTCTGGGTGCTGCTGCTGTAGCTGCTGTAGGCTATCTGGCTTACAAAGGTTACAAGGCGTACAAGAAGTCACAGAACTCTGACCTGCTCAAGTACCGTATTGCACAGTACGGTATCGACATCGAAGACGAAGACCAAGCTGGCAAGATTTTCGAGTTAGAAGCTATCGTTGCTCCGGCAGTGAAGTTCAACTCTACCCAGCCAAAAATCGAATGGAAAGAGATCAAGGTCGAACGCATCAAGGAACTGTTCGGTCTGAAGGATGACGACAAAGAAGGCATTGATCGCTTCGGTCGTTGGTTCGAAACTCGTTTCGGTCCAGTCCTGATCTCTCACTTGAAAATGCTCCAGAAGTATTCAACCAGCACCAAGCTGGAAGAAGCTGACGAAGCGGTGAAGATTGAAGACAAACTGAAGTTCTTGGAAGGCGTGCAAGTTGACGACCCTGAAAAGACTTACGGTGATCTGACGTCTCCGTTCGATGAAGACAATCTGAAACTCGATGCTGAAGGAGTGAAGAAAGTCTACGACGCTGTGGTTGCTCACATTAAGGAGAACCTCCCTGAGAAGGGTAAAGGTACTGCTGAAGAACCGAAGACTGCGGCTAAGGATGCTGCTGCCTCTGTTGCTGCTGCGGGAGCTGCTGCCGCTACAATGAAACAGAAAGGCTTCATGGATGGAGTCAAAGACGCCCTAGCTAATACTTGGGTGGCTAAAACTGGTGGCATGATTGCTGCTGGTGCTTCGGCAATCTTTGGGGTGTTGGCTAAACCTTACGTGGGTATGTTCAACTGGATCAAAGAGAAGATCTTTGGTAAGGACTTCAAAGTTCCGTCTATCCTCAATCGAGAGATTGACCCGTTAACCAGTATTCGTTACCGGTTGTACGGTGTGCACTCGATGGAGTACGCTCGTGTTTCTCCGATCTCCAAATTGGAAGAGGTGGTCATTGAAGACATCTCCTACAACGGACAGAAGAAAGCACAATTTGACGGTGACGCAGAGGACGTGTGGAAAGAAGTAGCGGGGATGTTTACCACTACTCCAGACTCCGAAGAAGTCATGAAACGTTGGACAGATTGGTTCAGTAACCGTTTCCTCCCGGTGCTGATCAATTACCTCACCGCTGTTCGCAGCTTCAAGAACAACGGTAACCCGTTCGAAGCTTACGACATGCTCCGTGCCTCTCAGAGTTTGGAGGTTGCTCGGTTCATGAACTCGGCTAACGCTGAGGAAGACACTAAGTCTGAGAACAACCGTTCTGTTTGGGGAGTCTCAACCTCTCCGTTCGATGACTATCCGCTCAACACGGATGCCAAGTCTATTGAACCGTTCATGTCTGTCTTGCAGCAGGATGCTAACCAAGAGATTCTGAACGAGAAAGTCAAAACAGGACAGGCTGCTAAGACGCAGTCAATGGTCAACAAGGCATTGGGTACTAACGGTTCTAACGGACCGGTTGGTATGATGGCAATGGATCGTGGTAACGCTGTTCGGTCTGGTGGTAGCAGTGCATTGTTGAAAGCAATGTACGGTTCGATGCAGACGGCTGGTGGAGACGCCGGTTACATGAACGGTGGTCTGGCGGTGGAACACCCAGGTAACGGGACTGGCGGTAGTGTCAATGACCTGCCAAAGATCACCGGTGCTGATGGTCAGTACTCTTCCTACAAAGACATGATCGTTGCTGTATCGAAGATGGTGGGTGTCGATCCTGGATTGATGGCTACCATGGCAGCCTTGGAGTCTAACTTCCAAGGGTCGGTTAAAGCCTCCTCGTCGTCAGCGTCTGGTCTCTACCAGTTCATTGACGCTACGTGGAAAACGATGTTAGGTAAGTACGGTGCGAAGTATGGACTCGATCCTAACACACCTCCAACTGATCCTCGTGCTAACGCCTTGATTGGTGCAGAGTACATCCGGGAGAACGCGGAGAAGTTAGAGAAAGGTCTCGGTCGCAAACCTACGGACACTGACATCTACTTGGCACACTTCTTGGGTCCTAACGGGGCTCTGAAGTTCCTGTCGAGTAATGGCTCGGCTAACGCTGCTACGATCATGCCGAAAGCCGCTAACGCTAACAAGTCGATCTTCTTTGCTGACGGACGTCCTCGGACCATCAGTCAGGTTTACGCAGAGATTGACCGTCGTGTTAAAGTCAAGCGTGACATGTACGCTGGTGATGCTCGTTCGGCTATGGGCATGGCTCCGGGTACTGCCAACACACCAACTCCTGCTATCCCAGGGGTAACTGCAAGTGCTGGTCTGGGGATGTCGGCTGCGGCCAATGATCCAGGTACTGCTAGCGGTGGTGGTGCTAGTGTGCCTTCGATGGGTACTGGTACTGTTGGTATCATGGCTCCTTCTAGTGCTCCGTCTCCTTCGGGTGGTGGTTCGTCTAAAGGGCCAATCGGGATCATGGCACCGGCTGCTAACCAAGGGCCTGTGAGTGCGTCACAGCAAGCTTTGGCAACCAACCCGAATCTGAGTTCAGCAGAATCCGCAGGCAACGCTACCCTGCAACGTGAGAAGTCAACAGACGGTGGTACATTCGGTAAGCTCACGCTGCCAGATGGCACTACGTTCAACACCTTGGAATTACCATGGCGTAACAATGAGTCTGGTAAGTCCTGCATCCCTCCAGGGACGTACAAAGTCGAGACGCGGAACTCTCCGAAGTTCGGTCCTGGCACGTACGAGGTGAAAGGTGTACCTGGTCGTACTGCGATCCTGATCCACTCCGGGAACTACGCCGGTAATGTGGATAAAGGTCAAAAGTCGAACGTCGAAGGTTGCATCTTGTTGGGCTTCTCTCGCTCAACGCAATCTGGTCAGCCGATGATTCAAGAATCACGGGCAGCCATGCAAGCGTTCACAGAGAAGATGGCCGGGAGACCGTTCGTCCTAACTGTGGTCAGTGCGGAAGGTGACACCGTTGCTCCGGCAGCACCAGCTAGCAATACTGGGGTGTCTCCGTTGGCGCAGTCGGTTGGTGCAACAATGCCAACCACCACTACGCCATCCACGTCGGCTCCTACGCCGTACGTTGCACCGGTGAGTCAGAGCGTCGCTGGACCGAACTACTCGGGTGGCGGTGGAGAACCTTCACTGGGTGCTCCTGAAGCAACACTGCTTCGTAAACAACAGGCGGAACGTGAAGCACAAGCGACTCAGCTCCAGAGCATGAACGCTGATGCAACACTGAACCAAAACGTTGGGTCTATTACAGACTGGCTGAGCAAGCAGTTGGAAGTGCAAGAGAAGATGGCTGCGTCGTTGGAAAGCATCGACAAGAACATCGCAGGACTGGCTACTGGGGAAGCAGCGAAAGCCGCAGAACCTGCTAAGCCGGAAGCGCCAGCACCTACCAACCGTGGAGCACGCCCTGCTGAAGTAGCTGTACGCACTACTCCGATTAGCATGAAACGGATGAGGGCATAAACGGAGAGGGGGCAACCCCTCTCCTTTCTCTAGAGGTCAGACCATGGCTGATGTTAAGGATACAGACTGGATCAGACAATCGTTTATGTTGCCTCGCAAGACTATTGCGAACGCGGACTCTATCCGACGGACTCTAACTGATGCTCGGTTCAAGTTTACCGATACGACGTTAGGGGGCAACTTTGCGATTAACCCTCCACCACAGTTTACTCGTTATGCCGACTTGGTTGTTCCAAGTTTGTACAGCAAGTCAACCGGTATGGGTCGCTACTACAGTGAGGCCATTGACGACAACGCACAATTGATCCACATGCGTTTTGGTGTCCCGGAGTTTAACTCCCTCACGAACTTCTTCTTCAACTTCTACAACCCACAAGCTGCTACATTGGCACGAACCGGTCGGGCTAACCCCCTGTCGTTCGCGTTGGGTAAATTGCTCGGTACGGTACTCACCCTGCCAGTCCAACTGTTTATCACAGCGGGCTCGGCACTGAACTTTTTCTTAGGTCGTCCTACGTCGAAGTACTACTACCTGAAACCAGCAATGCCTCTGTACTGGAACGCAGTGAACACCATTGCGAACGGTATCGCGGTGAACATGGGTCTCACTCCTCGTAGCTTCCAAGACGAAGAGAAGAAGTCCATGCCTGGGACTATTGAGAACCAACAAGAACAAAACAAGTACTACCACGCACTCAACCCAGAGATCTGGCACGAGTCTGGTCAGATTGACGTCTACTCGTTGGCTACCCGAGCACAGCGCTTGGCGAACAGTCAACGAGAGAAGATGGAGGAGATCCTCGAAACCCGAGAGTCTCCAGAAGCCATCCGTAACGCGATCTTGCAGTATCGTCAAACTCCTCAGTTGAACGACAACCGTATCCACAAAGACTTCGAAGCGTACCTAGCTGCTTATCAGGGCTTGAACGAACGGCAGTCGGATACTGACGATGGCTCGGCTGAGAAGACAGGCGATAAACGTGAGTACAAGAAGTCGCTGTTGGACTTCATGGAAGCAGAACACAACGACGGTGCCCAATGGGTTACGTTCAACGTGGAGCACACTGGTACAGCAGCAGAGAGCTTTAACAGCTCGACGCGTGAATCAGACATCTCCTCGAAACTGAACGGTCTGTCGGCTACTGGTCGTTCGGCGCGCTTCTCCACGGCGGATGGTCAAACCGGTATCAACCCACTCGATAGTGTGATGTCGATGGTGGGTAGCTTTATCGACGGTGCTCTGGAATCTGTGAAGCTCTCAGGCTTGATGGCGTTCTCGGGTATGGCGATTGCTGACATTCCAAAGATGTGGGAATCGTCGTCTGCTCAGATGCCACGGATGGACTACACCATTAAGTTGCGTACTCCATACGGGAACAAGTTCTCCCGGTTCTGTGACCTCTACGTTCCACTGTCGATGTTACTCGCAGCAGCCTTGCCGCTGTCCACGGGTAAACAATCGTACACCAGTCCGTTCCTCGTAGAACTCTACTCTAAAGGTCGGGGTCAAACTCGTCTGGGGATGTTGGAGTCCTTAAGTATCACTCGGGGTGCTGGTAACCTCGGTTGGACACAGGACGGTGAAGCACTCGGTATTGACGTGACGTTCTCGGTGGTGGATCTGTCTACCATCATGCACATGCCAATCAACGCAGGCTTCTCTCTCAACGATGCTGCGGCTATCGGTGTGGGTACTGCAACTGCGCTGTTAGGTGGTGGCGGTGTGAAAGCTGTAGCTGCTGGTGCTTCGATGGTGGCCGGTACTGACTTTGCTAAGGGTGTGTTTGCTGAGGACACTATGTTCTCGGACTACCTGGCAATCCTCAGTAGTATGTCACTGACGGAACAAACGTACACCTATCAAAAGCTCAGGCTCAACCTAGCTCGACAGATGGGTTCCATGAATACGTTCTTCTCGAAGTCTCACTTCTCGAACTGGTTCATGAACACGGCTCCTGCACGACTGATCTCTGGTTTTGCAACGGGCACTGGTCTTTAGAGACGGCATAGGGGAGGGCACTGGCCCTCCCTTTATGTCGCTTAGATATTGGCGAGGGGATACCACTGCTTCACCAGCGAAGACAACTGGGCGGAACGGTACTGCGGTGCAATGAGCATCGGCAACTTGAATTGCTCCAGTTGACCTAACAGGACAGTAGCGTGTGGCGAGGCGTAGGTGAACATCTCGAGGTTGTCGATTTGCTCCCCATTGCGATCGTACTTAGCCCAATTAGGGTTGATGTGATTTAAGACGTCTAGCAGCTCCGTGGTGCGCTCTGCGTACTGGGCCGGTGTGGTATTGTCGGCGAACTTGTAAAACATCAGGATGCGCTTGCAGGCGTCTGGCATCGCACCTAATACACCCCCTGACGTCAGACCTTCTCCCATCAGCTTCAAAGCAGAGATATTGCTGGTCAAAACAGCAACAGGATACTTCTCACGGTAGGCGTAGTACTTAACCGAACTGTGACTGGTGGACTTCACCGCTTCATCAATCAGGTCTGTAGCACCAGAACGAATAGCGTAGTCGATGATCGTAGAAGCCATGGCTGCTTCTGCTGCCAAGTCGAACACCGAGAACATGTCAGACTTACCCGTCAGTTCGCGAGCCAGCCCTGCTAACCCACGTACGTCATCAAGGTTGCCAGACATATACGCTTTCACGCCAGTCTTGGTTGCCCCCATGATACTGGACACTGTACCTTTCGAAACCCCGAACTTCTCAAAGGTATCGAACATGGTGTTCTGCATACCGCCAGTCAGTGTCTTGATCAGACCGGTACTACCCATGCTCTTACCAACACGCAGGAGTACGTCAGTCTTCGACAGTCGCCCACTGCTGAAGGCTTGAACGTCTTTCATCAACGACTTCATGATCGCAGGATTCTTACGCAGAGTCGCTGCTGCATCAGTACTGAAGTTCTTCAGGACGTCAGGGATATTGTTGAGGGTGACGTTCTGTTTCTGTTTGTAGTGGTCAACCGTGAGGAGTGCATCCACCGGTCCCGACTTAAACAGGGAAGTCGCTACTTTACTTGCGGACATGTTTGGGCTCCCACGAGGCAAAAAAAAAAAGAAGGGTGTGACCCCTTCTTTCTAGTTAAGACTTCCTGAGGAAGGCACGGATCTCTTCGAGGTCTGTAACCAGTCTCCCAGGTCGTTTCGGGGCCACCACCTTACAGTTGTCTGCGTTGGGGTCCCCATAGTAATAGTAGTGGGTCAGGGGCAGGTCGCTCTCCATAAACATCTTGAAGAGCTTAGGGTTCTGTGTCACCTTTGCAATCAACCCTAACCGCATGTGGTAATCGAAATCGTGGTTGAGCACCATGTGGGTTCGACTTAACTCGACGCCACGTTGTTTAGCTTCCACGCCCCAGAGTTGGCGAAACTCGTCAAACCGTTTCACTTCTCCAGTGGCTTTGTTTTCTTCACCTACCTTTAGGTAATAGTGCAACCCTTCACCCGAAAGGAATTCACCCAGGATTGGATGTTTGAACGGTGTCATGGCGAAGTTAGTTAATGCTCTGCCTAGACTCGTACGACCTTTCGAATAGATGTTACAGTGCGTAACACCATCCATCATTGGAATCAATTCGATCATTACATTCTTTTCGGCATAACACCCGCCCCACGACAGGGCGGATGTTGGGTTACTTTTTGATGCCGGGTTCCAAAGCTTCCAGAGCTTTGACCAGCTTCTCGACGGTGACTCCAGTGTGGTGCACTGGAATCTGGGTATCTTCATCTTCAGAGGTTGCTTTGTCCGAGACATGGATGACGGCCGTGTACTCGGTCTTGACGCCTCCGCGCCACTCAAACTCTAAACGCAAACGTACCTTGTAAGGATTCAAGAATCGAATCGCTTTCTCGAACACACCCCATGTCATCGTGGGACGCAAGAGTTCCTTAGAAAGGTTTCCTCGTGCCGACGACATGTCTCGTGAGTTCTGTGGGATACGGTTCCTCGGGTCTTTCAGATAACGTAACATGTTCCTGTTCCACAGGTTCATGCCGATCTTCTGTTCTGCGAGGATCTGTCTGAATAACTTACTGAGAGTCCCAGAAGCTTCTTCAGACCTTTTGGTTGGTGAGCTGAGTACCTGATTGAGATCCTTGTTCTGCATACTGTTGGGCCTCAAGGAAAGCTAAAACTACCGCTTCAGCTTCCCCCATCAAGTGGGTGAATTGGCGGACATAGTAATCAATGTTTCCTTTTGGATCGGCACTTTCAAACAACATGGCTGTCTGGATATACTCCAGTTGTAATGACAACGCATTATAAACCTCCGTAGGTTCTAGTTGATGTCCACGGTCCGTAGACAGATAATCATCCAACACGACTTGCCGCAAATTGCCGGGTAGGTTACGACTCTTTTGGATCTTCTCGTGAACCAGTGTTCGATCGCGCACTAGACGTGAACACTCATTCAGCAACAGCAGCAAGGCATGTGCTGTTACATGCACTACGTGGACATTGATGCTAAGGCCGACCAATGGTGTGTACTGGCGCAGTTTCTTAACGTCAACAAGCTTGGCCAACGCAATGCAGTAACGGACGTCTTTCTCAAGAGTTCCGTCCACGGTGTGGCGTAGCTGCACCGATTCGATTTGTTCCTGCAACGTAGGATTCTTTCGTACCCCACTGAACAGTTTTCTCAAACTAGCTTCAATGGAATAATATACATTTGTAATCTTTTTGATCGAGGTTCGGAACATGTCTGATGACCTTCTAACAGACGACAATATTTTACGGTTCACCCAGGGCCAGCGCAAGAAGCTCGAAGCACACCTGTTAGTGAACGGGTGGCCTAAAGATTCGGAAGGGCAAATCCAGTTGATGTCCTTATGGAACGATATGGATCGTCAGGCCCTAGGCAACAAGCGGATCGGTGCAGCCGAGAAGATGGCTGGTGCGGACCGGATGGTAGCCGGGGTTATTGCCGACGTTATCAAACAGTTTGGTTCCAACCTTCCGTACACGCGTCCTGAAGGTGGTGGCCTTACGTTTGACCATGCCCCTGAAGGAGCAGAGAAACTCCCGAGAGTCAGCCCAGTACCAGGGGAAATGAGCATCGGGTTGGAGTCACAGAACTTCGAAAACTTTGTCAAGAAGTTTGAAGACGAATAACTCCATACTATCGAGTTACTCTGTAATTTATAATGCTGGGCATAGGGGAGGGCGAACCCTCCCTTTTATGCCGTCAGTTCACTGGGCAGAACCAAGCCATCTTCAACAGGTGCAACGTCATGTACGGAGACGAGGTGTGTTCCAGTAACTCGAAGGGAGACACAACCCCAACACCTTCCACGGTGATGTCTTCTTCCACGAAGTCCTTGACGTACGACATCGCTGGTGCAAACACAGTCACACGAGGAATACCCTTCTTGTCGAAGTTCTCGTGTTGCTTGGTCATCCAGTAGTTGTAGTCGTAGGTAGCGTACGCAGCGAAGTCAGCATCCAGAAACTCTGGGGTGATCATCTCTGGTGGCAACCAAGCTTTGAACAGCTTCGCTTGGTGGTTCACAAACACCGAGATATTCGTGAGGTACGCTTCGGTCTCAGCGTCAGTCAACTCGTACGGCCAGAAGTTGATCGTCAGTTTGAGATCAGTAACCAACGGGGAGTTCATGGCCTGTTCCCCCAACTGACTGAAGATGTGAGTCAACAGTAAATTGAAGTTGGTAGCCAGAGCCCCACGTAGGACTGTACGATCACGCTCACGCCATTGAGACTGGAACTCAACGTTAGTGACCATACCCTCGGTGTACTTCTCGAAGTCGTCGCTCAGACGTTCCCAGTAGGCCGGGATCATCATCTTGACAGCAGCACCTGGGTTACACAGACTGAGCGAAGGTAGACGTGTGTCTAACAGTGCATCCAAGTCTACGAGGATATGTTGTTCACTCACCTGTAGCCTCCGGGCGTGCTCCGCCTAACGCTTTGTCCAAGTCCACGAACTCCAGAGCCATCAACATAGCCAGCCACGGGTAATGGGTCATTTGAGCATACAGGAAGTCACGACTACCCATGCGTTCCAACAACTCGCTACCCACCGGCTCGTCCAACTCAATGGAAGCTTCGTAGGACAGCGTGACAGCGTGAGACAGACGAGTGATCATCTCGTCCCAGCCTTGCTCTCCAACGAGGAAATGGAACTCCTGAGTCAGGCCCAGAATGAAGTCAGTCTGTACTTCGTTAGCCCGGATGTGTTCCCAGATCTCTTTGACCTGAACGTCAGCCGCTACTTGGTTGAAGCGGATGTCACTTTGGACAAAAAATAAAATCTCGAGTACATCGGCTTTTGCTTCGTCAGACAGCAACGAAGTAAAGCGACGCAGAATCGCGTGCTGGAGAATGTCGAGTTGTGGTTGCATGGAGATTCCTTATTTGTCGAGCGTGTTGTCCAGGTGAATAGTTTTCAGCAACGTCGACAAGGTAGTCACCGATTTAACTTTAGTGCCGAACTGTGACAGGTACTCCATGTTCACAGTGCCGTGTTCAATGATTGCACGGTTCATCGCGTTGAACGCTTTGGAGTCACCACCACGGAACTTGATCAGCTCTGTGATAGTGGCATCCATCCCCTGAGCAAACAACACCTGAAGTTCTGGGAAGGAGATCTTCGACCCTTTAGAAGGACCGGTAGACTGACCCGACAACTCGTCGATGTGTTTGTTGTTCTCAGGGATAGTGGATTTGCTTTGCAGCAACTGAACCTGACGGCGCAGCGGTAACTCGATCACCAGATACTTTACAGGAGTCTTGTAGACCTCACCAGTGGTAGGGTCTGTCAGAATCAGGTGTTCGAAGAACTCGTGTCCCAATTCCTTGGCGATTGCCAGATTGCGCTCGAGATTCAGTTTGTACTTAGACAGGTTCGGTGTGTTGATGAAGAGCGTTTCCTCACCCGACTCCAACTTGTCCATGAAGGCACCAAACTCTTTATCTGACATAGCAGCCAGACTGGTGCGGTAGAACTCTGTGTTTGGACTGCCCGGCAGAATCTTGTCGATGTACTTCAAGATCATGTCAGTTGCAGCTTTACGGTTAGCCATGATGGTCGTCCTAATCAATACCCATAGGATCAGGTAGTGAGGGCGAACTTCAAATAGGACACACCGTGACTCCAAGCCATTTGCGAGAACACAGAACGCTGTGCGTCAGGACTGAAGAAGGAACTGCGAGAAGAGAACTCAACAGCATGAGTGGTTTGTTTGAAAGCGTATTCCATAGCTTCCATAGCCAACTCAGGATCACGCGGCAGGTGATAGCTGGAGTGCGGTAGGCGACGTTTAACGATCACGTAAGCCATGGCCTTGGTGAACTCAGGATCACCTAGGAAACTCACTGTAGCGCCTACACGAGGGTCTTCTGGATTCCAACCCAAGTCCATCAGCAAACGAAGTACAGTATTCTCAATGGTTAACATCTCACCGGTGAAGTGAGGACAGTAAACCATCAAGTGCACCACGTTATAGAGCCCTTGAGTCTGACGGAGGACTTCATCAGAGGGGATAGGTTCGCCACCACGAATGTGAGACAGGACGTCATTACGACGGTCAGTAGTCATACACTCAATGGCTGCAACTGTGTACGCCTTGAACAACTCGTTAGCCGCATCGTTGTTGTAGACGGTCGACAACGGAGGGTAGAAGCGACTGACGTCTTCCTGTATCTGGTTCATGGTGTTACTTCCAATCAGGTAACCCGTAGGTCACAATAGTCGGAGCAACGTGTTTGCTGAACAAACGTAACCAATCTTTCTCGGTGACGTTATCCATCAAGCATTCACGTTCGTTGGTAGTGGAGCAAGGGAGCAGACCCAACTGAGTCCTGAGATAACGATTGAGTTCAAACAACTCGACGGCTGGGTTCGAATGGGCTTTATAGAACCGAGCGAACTTGACAGCAGCATCGGGACTGAGCTTGTGGAGAACATTGGAAACTGAATCGACTAAAGACATGACAACACCTGTAAAGTTGTATTTGGACACATTGCCTATATAGTTCTTGTCCTCCCTAAAGAAATACTAAAGTACAAAAAAATAACCCCAGCAGAACCGGGGTTAAAAGGTGGCGGTGCTCAGCCGCATTTAATGTCGTGTTGCAACTGTTTGATTTCATTGCCGAGTGCTTGATAGTAGTTCGAGTAGTTGACGGCAATGCGAGTAAGCCTGTTGAGCTGGTGACGATAGCGTAGATCTTGAGCTAGGTATCCCTCAAGGTCAACTTGAATTTCGAGGGCGATGTTTGCCCAGTAGATCATCATGAAGAGATCGTGACGCAGGATTGCTGCTAACCCCATGGTCAACAGCGTATCCATGTTCTCATCAGTGTAAGGACAGTTGTTGCGCTGTTGTTGGACAGAGTCGGTCAAGCCTTTGAGTCGTAGGAACTTCTCTTTGGCTTTACGCATCTCCATGAGTTTACCAGGGAGCAGAACTTGTGCAGCAATAGATTTACGAGACATCTTTGTTCTCCATAGAACAGTAGCTTATTAAGCGGTGAAGCGACCACGCACACAACGGGCTTCGGAAGCCAGTGCGCGATCCAGTGCAGCAGTTTCCGTGTCCAACATGCTCAGCAGTACACGGCGGATGCTTTCAGTAGCAGCAACAGCCAGCTCAGCTTTAACCATTGCAACTTTAGCTTTGGCGGCGTCAACGTTGTGGAGGCGGCCAGTGTGAGTGATAGTAGTCATTTTGTGTTCTCCATAGAACGAAGTTTAGATTGTTTGTCATGCTTAGTGGATCACCGGAACCAAGTCCCAGACCTTGTTGTCATCCCAGTCTTTGTACAGCTCGACCCGGATAGGCATAGGTAGGTTTTCTGCGTTCAGTTTATTGCCCACTGCTTCACGCGACAGGACCAGCTTGTTGTCGACGAATTCGATCTTGCACAGGTTTACAGCTTTGCCGTCGATCAGGCCTACAACAGTTTCCCACTCGCCTTCGTGACCGAAGCGAGCTACGTGAGTCAGTTTTACAGGGCGGCGAGTTGCAGCGTCGATCACTTCACCGTGGTTCAGCAGGAAGGCTTCGATGATCGAGTTGTTACGAGCACGAATGATTTCGATATTGTTCATGGTGGTTCTCCCAATGGTATTTTAAGTTTATGCAGCAATTGCGCGATCCCACATCTGGTACATCTCGATGGTCTTCTTGTGACCGGTGAGAGTATCCAACCGACGCTCCTGATCCCGCTTGATGCGAGTCAGGTCGTAGGCGAGGGATTCGGTGTATTCGTCTTTCACGCCTTTGAGACTGTCGAGGGTATCAACGATCTCGGCGTACTGTACGTTCTCAGTATTGACCATGCGGTCATGTTCTTTCTGAGCTTGTTCCAACAGTTCCAGAGAAGATTCCCAGAGAGCGTTGGTTACGATGATCCAGAACTGATTCATACTGCTTTCCTACTGAGGTCGGATAGATTAGATGAACAAGATTTAGTATCCTATTCACTGGAGTAATATGTATCTGAGATTTTTTTATTTCGACTTTGCGGCATAAAAGCCTAGGGGACCGAAATCCCCTAGGACTTAGCGTTGTCGGAAGTAGAACGCTTGGTAGATGCCTTCACCACCGTACCAGACCAAACAACCTGTGGTCCGATCCTGCTTGATGAACTTCCACCGTTGTCCCGTACGCTTACAGATACCACCGTTCCAGGTCCACCGCTCGTCAACCCAGACCGCTACCACAATCAATAACATCAGACCCAGCAACACAGGGCCCAAATGCTTTATCACGTCTAACAACCAGCTAAGGATTACAATTGGCTCCGCTACCATATCGAGTTACCCTTGTAGCGAGTTTAAGAAGTCCATTCAAACCAATGTTCGTACCGCGCAGTTTAGTTTGTTGGATGTTGGCACGACGGTCTTCTGTGACGATTTCGAAACACTTGTCACGGAGATCCATGCGTTTCTGTGTACCTGAACGTAGATCCATTACGCAGCCTTCTTCGTCGGTGTGTACCAGTAAGGCGTGTACTCGCCCTTGGCCATGCGCAGCAGATCGAGAGTGGACAAGAAGTTCTTCGGATTGTTGTTCTCCTCGAAGTCCCAGTAGCCACGAGTGTCCAGGATCTCGTCCCAGTCGTAGCCCAGCTCTTTGATCTTGGCGTACAGGTCTTTCGGGTCCATCAGGTAGCCACGGGCTTGAATGAAGCCGAGGTTTTCCATCTGGCACATCTCAGACGTGATTTCCATTGCTCGTTGCAAACGAGGGTTATCACGAATCTTCCCACGGACCGTAGTACGCTGCATAGCGATGTCAGGACACAGTTCCATGAAGTACGCACGATCGTGACCACCAATCCCGTACTTGAAGAACTTGCAGTAGTTGAACTCAGTCATCCCTACCAGCAGACCTTCACGCTGAGAGTAGATCACTTCGAACGGCATCCCGGTAGGACCGGACTTGGCCCGCAGGTTCTGGAGAACCAACAAGTTCAGGTCGGTGTCACCTTTCAGATCGTCCTCAGGGCTCGCTGGGAACTCTGGCCCTTTGGTGGTCTGGTTCTGGAGTACCGACACGCTGTTACAGTACCACAGGTTGTTCGTGAGGAAGGTGAACTTCTCAGGAACGTTCTTGAAGACGTTCTTGCCTTTGAGGAAAGCAAGCTTCTTCGGATCTGGAGCGTACTGGTCAAGCTGGTGTTTGTCACCGACGTGAGCAGTTGCAATCACGAGGTTGTTAGCACCGGCAGTCAGGTTCGGCATCTGCATCAACATCTGCGTCTTCGCAGCAGCAGAGCGCAGGGCGTCAGTGTTGGCACCCGAGTCACCGATCTCGTTCTTGTCGTAGATACCTTCGACGGAGTCAGTGATGAACATACTGAGGGAATCGATCTCGAACAAGTGCGGCATGATGCACTTGATGAACTCGCCCTTGTTGTCGATGAAAGGCATGGTCTTCAACAGAGACTTCTGCTCTTTCTTCTTCATGTTCGACATGTCGCGGAATTTGTCGAACCACTTGTTACCCGACACCATAGTCGAGTCAGTGAGAACCAGCTTCTTCAGCTCAGCCAGATCTTCACCCATCAGTTCAGGGAACTGCATGGCCAACTGGTACAGGCGCTCCAACGTCATCGAAGTTTCGGTGTCGTAGAAGTTAGCACGAGCCAGATAGCGAGCCATGATCCGCAGAATCATGAAGTGGGCAATCAGTGACTTACCCATGTTGCCCCGACCAGCGATACCTGTGAACGGAGCCAATCCACCACACAGGATCATTTCCCCACGCTTGCCTTTATAGTAGCGTCCGGTGGGGATGTCGAACAGGCAGCCCAAGTTAAAGAAAGGGCGCAGGCGCGGAGCCTGTTCGAAAAAGTCGTCTAATTCCATGTTTTACTCACTAATGTGAAATTGTGGATACGGTTAAACTCAATAGATACGTCCCGTGAGTTTAATTTTATGTGTCTTTGCTCTAACGAGCTTTCCCCACCTAAGGTGACCCAATGCAAATCTCTCTCGAACAACAGGCTAGTGTCCTGTCGATGGAAGCGTTCAACCTGCGCGCTTCTCTGTCGGCACTGACCAAGGTCTTCCCGCAATACGCTCGTGGTATCAGTGACACCATCACTTCGTACCTAGCTAACGACCAGATGACTATCCCGTTGGTACGAGCGCAGTTCAAAACCAAGAACGGTCTGAAGGTCGATTACTCGGCTCACCGTAAAACTACTATCTTCGGTCCTCAGGGTCTGAAGGTTACGTACCTCGAGTACCTGAAGGCGATTGCAGAGTCTGTAGACCTCGCCAAGAACGTTTACGATGGCCAGTTGATCCCATTCAACAATTGGGTCGGCGGCCTCTTGGGTAGCCCTGAGCAGCTTTCCAGCATCGCTGTCAAAGACGTGCTGAAGTTCGGTGAAGACGATCTGGACAAAGCCCGTGCCAAACTGGAGAAGTGCGTTAACCGTGCCAACTCCCAAACCAAGCACGAGTACGGCAAGCTGGTTAAGCAGAACTCTGACTGGGACGAGATCCTCAATCAGACCAACTCCTTGATCGTCTCCTTCCAGATGACCAACCGCACCAAGCTGTTGAACGAAGTGGAGATCCTCAACGATCAACTGCTGCGTCTGGCTGAGCGCATCAAAGAAGACCCGGACACCTACAAGGCTTCCGGTGTGACCATCGCTGAGCTGGCTAAACGCTGCTTGGTAGTGGCTCGTTGCGTGGAGTTCTACTCGATCACTGGCTACCTGTTGACCGAGTTGTCCAACACTGTACAAGAGTCCTTCAACGCGATGGAACGCTTGTAAGCGTCATAAAGACTGACTACCCGGCTAAGGCTAGGTAGTCAGTCTGTTATGCTGGCGATTTTATACCAACCCCAGTTTTGCCGTTTGCATGACAGTCCGTGCGTCTTCCAACATTTTCTCGGTGTCGGAGTATTGCAACCATGACGGCATTGCTGTAACCACCTTCAACGAGCACGCTTCGAGCGAACCGTTTGCGACAGTCTGATCCAAGTCACAATCACCCCAGATACGTTTGGAGAACAGGACAGGGATCTCCAGAGCTTCCGTACAAGAAGCCAAAGACATCTTCTCATTCAGAGCCTCTAGCTCTTTCAGTTCGTTGTGAGAGAGGTGCTTAAGGCCTGCAAAGAGACTAACTACGAAGAGCAGTCTCTTCCCATACCGTGGCAACCCCACTCGTAAAAGGCGAGTTAGCAAACGCTTGTTAGCGCCAGCCACTACCTTCGTAAGGGAGGTAATAGGGTTCATAGGACGTTCTCAATTCAACTGGTCAGGAGACAGATGTTGGAATAAATACCAGCCCAAATACCAATGTCATCATCCGTTTTGATGATGGTAGCGTAACGGAATGCCGTGTCGCTCTCACGCCATGTGATCAGAAACACTTTCGGATTCAACGGTGCCAATGCAGACAACGTGTTGCGGTTGGCAATGTCAATCCCGAGAGTGATCGGCAGTTTGAACTGGCCCGATTTCACACCTGTGTGGTAGTCTGCTTCAATCTCCAGCCGCTTCGTCATGCTGTTGATCGCGGGGAGGAGTTTGGTTACAGGCTTCTTCTTCGTGGTATTTACCTCATAGAGTAGACCTGTAATGTCTTTCTGAAGGAAGGTCTGACCTATAGGAACACAGATCGCCTTATCACTAATGAAGTCATTCAGCATGTTCTCCATTACAGTCATCGACTGCATGACACGGAAAGCAATGCGTGGTGGCTTCAAGTCCTTGGTGAGCAGCAGATCACCGTGTGTGAACAGATCCATTTTACCCCAGTTGTTACACTGGAGGAATTGATCCCCGTACTTTTCCAAATCAGTGTAGGTCTTACCACCGAGGATGTTGTTCAGGCTGCCGAGCACCAGACTATTGAAACCACCAGTGTCCAGAGAATCCTGATACTTCGTCAACATCTCCATTACCGGATTGCGTTCCTTGAGGAATAGCACCGAGAACGAGGCATCACTGATCTTCTTGCCACAGAAGTCACTTTCAGAACCGTGGTCACCGAGGTAGTAGATCACCCGACCATCTGGAGCAATCTGAGTCCCGCCCACATTGGTATTGAAGTACCAGTACGGATGAGAGATCATGCGGTTGTAATCCGCTTTGACGGTCCAGTAACCTTTAGCTTCGGCCCACTCGACTTCACGCACCTTCAACTGTTTACGTCCAGCCACAATCGCAGCAGACGCCAAACCGTCGACGATGTCATTACCTACATCACCACTGTGTCCACGTACCCAACGGGTATTGATCACAGTCCCACGACCCACCAGAATCTCTTCCGCAGCCAAGACCTTTTGCCACAGGGCAGAGTTTGCTACTGGCGAGGTGTCCGGTTTCACCCAGTTGTTGCGCTGCCACTTCTGTGCCCAGTTCAACAACCCGTTCAGGGCATACTTGCTGTCTACCACCAACAGGACAGAGGCTACCTTTTGTTCGATCGCCGCAGTAAGGGCTTCGAGCAGTGCAGTAACTTCGGCTTCGTTATTGGTGGATTCAGGGATCAGCGAACCATACCCCGAGACATAACGTAAGGGCTGTACACCGACGATTTTGTCATCGGTATAACGTTCAACTTCTGGATCACGGTCCGCTGAACGATAGTCTCGGAAATACATATCCGCCCCACCATCTTCGGCTTTGATATAACCGAAGTTGGAAACCAGAGCAGGTGCACCAGTTCCTTGTTTGGCTTTCTCGGTCGTATAGACATAGCCGTGGATTGCCCAACCACCAATGCCCCGAGACGGTCTGCAACCACCATCGGTATAGATGACGGCGTGTACCGTTTGCTCTGTGTTACTCATCGAAGATACCTAAAAGATGGCTTTACTCAAGAGATTACTGCTGAGAATAATCTCTTACTTCTTCTTGCCGTTACGAGTTCTCTCGTATTCTAAACTGATCTGGAGGTCAGTCACACGCTGTTCCAACGAAGCGAGGTTAGCCTTCGAGGTAGCGAGATCGACTTCCAACTGATGACCATTGTCTCGAGACTCGTCAAACTTTCCAACCAGTACCGCGTGATCAGTGATCAGTTGTTGATACTTGCTGGTGGTCTCACGAGACTCACGTAACAGACGATCGTAAAGGCGTGCGTATTCCTGTGAGTTCTGTGCGTTGCCGATAGTTAACAACAGCAACACCAGGGATGCACACAACAGGGTCACAATACTTTTGTTGCTGCGAACAGCGTCTTGGAAATCTTTGTTCTTGAAAAAGATCTCCTTGAGGAATGGCCACAACTTCAAAAGAAACTTGAATAAAAGAACAGTGTTTCCGATCATCTGGGTCTTGCTCCGTTCAAACCCCAAGAATGGTATAGGTAATTCATTTACTTACACCCTCCCCACGTAGAGGTCTCTATGTATAATCTCAAAGGGTTTATGGTCTTTGCGCCATTAGCCGACAACGCAGTCAACGTTATTGCACCCTTAGGGGAGCTGTCGACTCATTGTGCCACGTTCTCGAGAGAGACGGGGCAATATATCAGCACTGATTACAAGGATTCTAAACTCATTAGTTTCCTGAGTCAAGATGTTGCGACTAACGGTACTAAGACCTTATTAAAAGTTCCTGCTGCACACCAAGCCGCAGCGTTGAACTTAGGTCAATGGATTTACGCCAAAGCCATCGCCAGTGAAATTCGTGATGATCGTCCTGCCTTCGAAGCCGCACTGACCAGTCAGTTCGGTACTCTGATGCAAGACCTGGCTTGTGGTGAACTGGTTACAGACGGTGTCCGTTGGATGCCTGAGTGGATCAGCTATAAGCTGGTAGGTCAGCCTGACAACCGTGTGCGTATCTGGTTCGCCGACGATTCGTTCCGCCGTCAATACGACGAATACGAACTTGCCTTCGTTGCCCCCATCGCGATCCTGGATGACTTCTTCCGTGACCCTAACGAAGTTAAGGCTCTGGTTGAAGCGTACACCCTGAGTGCTGCCCTAGAGAAAGGCGACACTGTTAAAGGGCGTAAACCTGAAACGGTGATGATCAACAAGATCTACAAGTACTTCGCACAGAAGGCGCCGTTCATCTCGCTCGACACCAACTGGCTGATCATTGTTTGGGGACCTGCCGGGAATAACCCGGACATCATCAAGCAAGAACTGGCCAAGTGGATTCTGGCTAACTCACAACATACCGAAGAAGAATGGATGGACATCTTTCCAGACATCTTCACTTCGACTGAGTTCATTGCCACCCCATTCTGGGACAACATTGCCATCGAGCAAAAGGCAATCCTGACCGGTGTGTATTCGCCAACGATGTTGCTGACTGACATCCGTTCCAAGTCCTTGAAAACCATCAAGGGTAAGAACTACACCACAGCTCACATTGACCAGAACTTGGTAGTCTCCAGCTTCCAGTACTCGTCTATCTGCGCTTCGATCTGCGGTGGTCCTTACAACCGTGGCGGTGTGAAACGTTTCGACGAACAATGGCCGAAGTACATCAACGTTTCGACTGGTTCGCCTGATGCTAACCGGATGGATCTGGCTACGCAGAACTGGCTGGACTTCTTCGTTCGTATGTTGATGGTAGCCGAGAACGCCACACTGTACTCCGACATCCCGATTGGCATGTCTCGAGTGACTCGTAACGGGATCGTCTACATTGCTTCGACCTTCGAAGACATTCTGTATCTGGTCGTGACCAAGTACACGATGATGGACGTCAACATCTGAGGTGAGTCATGGCAGGGATTACTCCTCCGTTACTGACCCGTGGTCGGTACACTCTCGTACAGCCGTTTGTAGCACTACCCACTGTGCTGTATACCTGTGCGGCAGTTCGTACCCTCCTTGAGTGTCAGGTGGCTGGTGAAGACATTCTTAATGAGGTCTACACCAAAGCTGGACTGGTCAAGGCTGATTACGATCGGGACTTCAAAGCTGGGACTAAGATCGTTACGTTGTTGGCTGATGACGCCACTCCGATCTACGTACCGGACTCTTACATTGAATCGTACCCCATGTACGACCAACGTAAGTACACCCACACGATCCTGTCGATTGACTTAGGGGCTCTCCCAGACTTCTTGAACCTGGCTAACCTGCAACTGGAAATCTCTGCTCTCACGTCAGACGTGGTGGGTAAGGAATCGAAGGTCACAGTACACCGGGCTGCATCGTCTGGACTGATTACTCCTGAGCAACACGAGGTCGCTGAGGTGGCACGTTTGGCAGCTATCACTCGCCGTACGACGTACCGTGCGGAAGTGTTGAAACTCCAGCGTGAGAAGACCGCACTGATCGAGCAAAACCAAGTGCTGATGGATCTGTTAAAAGCCAACGGCATAATGTGACAGCATAGAGAGGGACCTTCGGGCCCCTCTCTTTATGCCGGTTTCAATCGAAGCGGAAGATCGTGATCCAACGACTGTAAGCGTATTCTTGTGCAAACAGTATTTCGTGCAACCGTAACGGAAACACTGAACCAATCGCCAGAGTTAGATTTCGAGTGAGGAACTTCTCGATCTCTTTCCGACGAGCTTCTCGACGGTTGTTCTGGATGGGGAACAACTGCAAGATGCAATAGATAGCAATCGTGGTTTGATCGTCAAAGTCACGAGCGCTAAAGTCACTCCAGCTTAGCAACAGGAAGTTGTGCGCTTGGACGAGCTGTTGCTCCATGGTCGCAGGGTTGGAGAATAACTCACGAACCCCGGCTTCAGTAAACAACAACACCAGCGCGTTAGCCAAGCCGGTCATGTTTAACGGTTCAGTCGTCGCAGCGTTAGCCGCAAACTCCAATTCCCGATACGGTGCAAACAGATCTGCCATCACACGAGTAGTAGAAGCGTGACGTCGAGTCAACACTTCTCGATTCCGCTTCACGTATTCGAAAGTACTCATGAGACGGTAATCTCCCAACGAAGATCCTGGGCTTCCCAACGGGAGAACCATCCCAGTCGATTGACTTCAAGGTCTGCACCTCCAAAGTCAAACGCTGCAACAGCACTCCCGAGTTGACCTCTGAACAGACAGACTGCTAAGCGATCCCATTCGTCCACGGTGCACGGTAGTACTTTGATGCCTCGCAGTGGCGTCGGGGAGAAGCAATAGTTATACGCCTCCAAGATGTCACAGTCAGGCAGGGCACAAACAACCCCGTTACGTTTCGGTAAGTAAAAGATCGGCTCACCACTAATCAGATCTTGTTGATCCAACTTGAAGTCACCCACACCAATTACTACACCTGTCGAATGTAGATCACTCATCATTACGCTGTCCTATCAAACGTCGTTGGAACCCGGTTCTTCTTCTTCATCAGATCCGTCCCCGGAATCGTCATCGTCGGAGTCGGTATCGTTATCGGAGCTGTCGTCGTCGGAGGACTCTTCTTCTTCCTCTTCGGTATCCGTACTATCGCCACCGTCTCCGCCGTCACCACCGGATTGGTCATCGGAACCATCGCCATCACCGGCGCTGGAATCGTCAGAGCTGCTATCGTCAGAAGTGTCGCCAGCTTCATCGCCAGCGGCCGCGTTGTTGCTCGAGTTGTCGTCATAGCCGGAATTACCGTCGCTGTTGCCACCCTCACCACCCTGACCTTCAGGGATACCGTTGGAGGCTTCGTTAACGCCCTCAGGACGTGGATTTTTGTCCTCGTCATTGAGAATCAATTGGCCGCCTTGCATGGCCGCTTCCATGTGCTTGATGATCATGTTCTTCGCTTCGCCCACAGCTACCGGATCACCGATACCAGCCAGCGGGATACCACGGTCACGCAGCAGTTCAACAGCCGCCAGGATCTCGTTGATCTCCTTGATGGCTTTGAGTACGAGTGGTTGACCGGTTGGGTCTTCCTCACCGTCTTCAGTGGAAACGGCAGGGGAAGCGACAGGTTCGTCGACAGCCTTAGGTCCCATAGCGGCCAGTTGGGCAAAAACGGCTACGAGTTCACCGGCTTCCTGAGCGCCCTTTACGAACAGACTTTGAATGAGGTTCATCAGAGAACTACCTTTACAGTTGGTTACTTGAGTACCGCACCGCCCATCGTGGGTGGCGTTGAGCGGCGTTGACGCTCCTTTCACCATATACGTGAAGGGGGAGTTATCAAACCATACGGGACTCTTTTCACTCAATTGTAACGTGTTGGTTGTACTTCATCGGGACAGAGATGTTGCTCGAATCCATCACCATAACCTCAGCCTGAGTGAAAGCACCGTGGCTAGAAGCGTAGTGAGAGATCATGAACACCTGACTGAACCCCTTGGTTTCCACCAAGTCTTTTACGAAGTTCATCACAGCCAACTTGTGAGCCTCATCGAAGAAGT